ATTTTGTCTTGTTAAAATAAAAATTCCTTATAGAACATCATTTTGTTGTTTTTTAGCTAATGTAAGAAAGAACGTTTTCAAGCTTTCTACAGATCCGTTGGAGAGTAACGAATTTACATTACCTATCACCGTCATTATTGTGTCGTAATTCTCTCTCAACAGATGAGCATTGTTTATTAAAAATCGTATCAAATCTTGATGATCACGACCATCCATCAGCCTAGCTACTATTTCTTTTAAACCGCTCCCCACTGTGTTGTCATCGTAGCTGTTTGCGTTTCTCTCACACGTTCGAACGCTTATAAAATCTATTGACACTCCCCTTTTCTCTTCCGCGTCTCTTCTAAACTCCATTATTAATTGCTCTCTCGACGTCATGTTATAAAAATGACACTTCTTTATTGTTTATAATAGACGATAAGCGTCATCCTTTACATTAACGATAACAACCTATATATATAAGCTTGTTGTGCTGTCATCAACAACATAATTACTTACAATGTTGCTACAAAAGGTTGTGTGCGCTTCAAGAAAGGAGGGAGAGGGGAAAATAGCTGTTTACGTTGTGACGGGCGATAATCAAATATATTACTGTAAAGAAACGTTCACTCAACACCTTAAAGACAATGTGGGACTGATTGAAACAAAATACGTGAAACGATTCGATCAATTTGAAGACCTTATGTTTCAAGTAAACGTGCATATAGACGCTGATGCCGAATTTATCAACGAACCGGGTGTGTATCAATTGTTGTTGGGTGGAGGACAATTGGGCAATTTGGAAACCAATAAGGATTTTATAGACTGGGTCTTTAAAGAACTTTTACCCACTGTAAAGATGACGGTTTTCTTCAGAAACAACACTGCCACCATAGACACGGTGCCGTTCAATAATCATCTTTGCATGGACAACTTAATTGCAATTATAAAACAACGCGACGCGCTTGTCGCTAAAAAAGATAAACAAATTGATGCGATGCTGAATACGGTTCAACAACAACTAATATTGTTGAGTGCAATAAGAGACGTGAACAAAACACGTTTTGATCAAATAGATAGCACCATTGCAAAGATGGGACAAAGTGTGCAGCAAAAGATTGCCGAGTTAAAATTATTAGTTTCTCAATGCGCCAATCAAGTAATAGAAATTGTTGATGATGACGAAGAGGAGAATCAAATTCATTTACAAGAGACTCAAATAATACCTGATCTTCATTTGATGGACACGCAAATCATACCTTCGGCGGTGGCAGAGTCGCAAGAAAAGTTTATAAATTATGAAGAGAAGAACGAAAATAGCCAACCGGCGGCTGAGAGCTCACCATCCATTTTGAGATCACAAGATTCGCTGCCGCCAAATTATGAAATATATAATGAACTGGATAAATGGTACGAGATTACGAGTCAAACAAATTTAGCAAGTCAAATGACGAGTCGTACGGATAACAGAAAGTTTATAGAAAAGCGTAACAAGACGTCCTCCCGATACGGAGTTCTTTTGTACAGGGAAGATGGTGCTGCGATTGCCGCTGTGATGGGTCAAATGCACTATGTGTTGGCGCAAATGAAAAATAAAAATCATATCGCTAACAATCTGATTGTGTTGTTCTGCGTAGAGGATCCGCAAAAGCATTGGTTGTTAATTAGACAATTAATGTTAAGCGAGGGAAGATTTATACACCGCATGACTAACAGAAAAATTTATTTTAGTACTGTCACTGAAGCCGACGAGTTTGAAAATTTGATAAAGTGCAAGTTTCCAGAACAACAAATAAAGATGATTGTGTAATTCAATGAGTTAATAATCTTTAAATAAACGCTTACGCATTCTTATCAACTTGTTTTTGTATATAAACGACCTTACATTAAGTTTGAGGACATTCGTTCGAGGAAAGTCGTTGTTATTTGGTCTTTTCGACATGGTTTACATTAAGATTGATATTGGTAGTCACACAAAGGGGTATTCCACCAATACTAGCGACCGTGATTATATAATTTTTTCAAAATGTGACGCTTATACTTTTTTGGACCATATCTCTGAGAAAAAAAGGCTGGTCAACGTTCACAAAAAAGACGAAGAAGGGAATGATTGCGTTTACGTGGATCTATACAAAGGTTTACAAGGTATTTACACTGGCAAATATTATTACTTAGGTGTATTTGCAAAGCAGAGTGATGTTAAAGACAAAAATGGTTGGGAAAATGTGAACTTGTTTGAATTTATTCAAGACCTAACCAAGCTGCGTATACATTTGATTTTGAAAACGATGGTAAAATATAGAGTAAAAACTTCCCTGACCGATCAACCCAAGCAACTGTTGGCCATTATGTTTAATTTGGCCTACATTGAACATTGGTTAAAGTATAATACATTTCCTGAGGTCAACAAATTGCCAAATTTATTGTACGATGAAGAAAAACCTCTGCGCTACTACAAGAGTTTGATGAAAGCGCGCGTTGAGAACACTGTAACTACACTTTCCGAAGAGGTTGATTACATTAAAAATTGGCAAGATGCGGTAGAGGTAAAATTAGAGTCGTTCGGCACACCCCTGGAGAGATATGATATTCAAAGGAACATTGTAATGTACATGTTAAATGCGGGTAGTCTACAGGGTTTTTGTGAAGATACCATCAAAAACTGCATCTTTCCATCGATTCAACAGCTGTCGAGAACGAAGAATGGTAACCTTTTCGGAAGGACTGTGACTGTCCAGGAAAAATTGGACGGGTGCAATTTTAGAGTTATAGTCGATCGGGACCTAATCACGTATGGCTCAAGGAACACCTATTATTCTACTCGTGATTTCATGGGGTTTTATAGAATTAAAAACTCTTTGGAAAAATCTGCCATAAAGTTGAAAGGAATACTAAAGTTAAATCAGTTTGTTATTTACGGCGAGCTGATTGGTTGGTGTTTTTCAAATGATAAACTGTTGTATGAGACAATCGGACAAGAGATCGATTACAAACTACCATACGGCACCGTAAAGTATTATGCTTATGAAATTCGTAAATACGACGGCTACAACAACGATTTTTTGGACTTTGAAATGAGCCAAAAATGGCTGCAGGAGGCTGGTTTTGATATCATACCCTATGATAAAATCTTTTATGATTACTTCATTGAAAATATCAAGTTTTCTTCCAAGCTTTTTTCTCAAAACTCCATTGAAGGTTATATAATTCGCTGTGGTCCTCTGAGATATAAAGTAAAAGAACATTATTGTTTGGGAGATTTACGAAACGCTTTACATCAGATTAATAATACATTTGTTAATAGCGTATTAGGAGAGGAAGAGGGTAAATTGGAATTACACGAGCTTGTATTTGCCGCAAAAAAATGTTACGACACGCTGATGCCTGTCGATAAGGATATACCGCTCTATAAAATTTTTGGTAAACTCTACACTTTATTGAGACAGAGAGCTCACATTACTGATGATTTGCATTACTCCAAAGCGTTTGAAATGTTTCAAACTTTATTAGAATAATGTTTTACTTGTGATTAAAAATTATTTGATTAATTGAAACAACATTGTTTTATTTATCAAATATATTTGTGTTATATAGCATAAGGTTAACATTGTGATATTTTCCTTTAAATACAGTCTTCCAAAACACTTTGTTGTAATTGTATTTTTCTTTCCAAAATGGCACAATCCTCATGTTTTTATTGCGTCGCCAATAATTGGGGTCGGTGAAACCACAAGTGCTGCACGAGAGTATGGGTAGGTGGTTGTGAATTTTACCTCGACAATGACCGCATTCGTATATGGTAAAATGATTAAAATAGACAGTGAAAGGCTGATATTTTTCAAAAACTCTGTAGTGGACCTCAATGAAATAATAATCGTTTTCGAGCCTTTTATCAATCTCAGAAATTAGTGTTGGACTTAAGGCGAGCGGAGTGTCAAAGTTGTATTCAGTACCGTTGTCTACGCGTAAATCATAAATGACATCTCGTGCCACGACAGCTTGTCTTCCGCGCCACAGCTCCATTACTTCAATTTCTTCATTTGAATCTTTCTCCTCTACAATGTCCTTTAGCACCTGCGCTATAGATGTTCCGCCGACCAAAGCGTGTTTTCTAAATTTCTTTTCACCACTTTCTTTAAAGTCAAACACAAACTTCTTTAATAGATTATTGTACATCAGTTTTTTAATGTTGTGTAATGATAATGTCGGACTTATTTCCACAACATCCATCATTTTTAATTCTCTACAGCAATCCAAGCAGCAAAATTTAACGTCTTCCTCTTCTACGCTCAACCAATTTTTTATTACTACAAAAATGTATGGGCTTTTGGTTTTCACAAAAATTTCCTTGAAACTTTTTTTACACTTAAAGCAAGGTGGTGTAAACTTTAAAACATTTAACCCTCCTTGAATCATTGTATTCGTTAATGTTATTAAAAAATTAATTACTTCTTTAGTTTCGTTAGCCAAGAACATCACTCTTCTATCCTCCATAACGAATCAAAACAAAATCATACACATGTTTATTACACACTTTTATTTATATTCGTAAAAAGTGAGGTAACCATCATGATGATACAAATTCTCAAAATGATTAAACGTCTTCTTCGTCACTGAACCGCAACGGATCGCTGATATTATCTCTCATAACTTCCCGAAGTTCGTTTAAAAATATATTCTTTTCAATGAGCGATATGTCAAAGTTCCAAGTTTTGTAAGAAAAAACGTATTCATAACCCGTTCCTATTCGGTATCCATCAAAGGTCAAGGGGAGGGGTACTTCCGAAGGAATTAAATAATAATAGATGTACTTTAAAAACGAGTTGCGCCATCTGTTTGGTAAAAATTCCGGACCCCACAGATACATGATCGGTTTCTTGTATTCGTCAGGAAGAAATGATGTATTATAATAATTTAACATCACTGCGTAAAGACAGAGTCGAGGCGCTTTCGAAAAACCACCACCGTGTGCGTTATAAATCACATCCCAGTCTTGTATATTGCAAGCGCCGAATCCTTTGAGGGTAAACTCTTTTAAACGAGTTAAAACCGAGTCCACCACGACCAACGATAAAAGATTAATTTCTTTTTTTAATAATAACGTTTTGTTACTCGTTGAAATTAATTCAGCGTGCCGCTCTACGGCGGCTTCCAGAACCGATTCCATCTTTATTACTGACGCGCGAGGCGGTGCGGTGACTTCTCGAACTACTCTCATCGCTAAAAATAGAATAATGATTTCACAGTTAAAGAACTATATAAACGTTACAAATAGGACAAGACCTCATTCGTGTTCGTAACCTCATTTAATTCGCTGTAGCAATGTCTCTCGTTGTGCTATCGCTGTTGGTATCGGGCGGGTCGTGTGCAAACATTCTTGGGGTTTTTCCAACGCCGTCGTATAGTCACCAATCAGTGTTTGCGGCTTATGTCGATAAGCTTGCCGCCGCCGGGCACAACGTGACTGTGATAACACCTATGAAACGTGCGACAGGTCACGTACGCGAAATTGATTGCTCTTTATCGGTGGAACGTTTCCAAGAATTAGTAAGCCGTTCAAAACATATTAAAAAACGAGGAGCGGTTGCTGATGAGTTTACTGTTACTAAGGAAAATTATATGGGTTTAATTAATGTGGTTGCGACGCAGCTAGAAACTAACGCCGTGACTGCGCTTATTAAAAACCCTTTCAACAAATTTGATTTGGTGGTTTGTGAAGCGTATTTGGCTTACACATTAATTTTTGGCCATATTTATGATGCACCCGTGATCCAGCTTTCTTCGGGTCATGGAATTCCGGAAAACTTTGAAATACAAGGCGCCATAGCGAGAGATTACGTTAACCATCCTAACATATGGCGTTCTACCTTTACTGGATCGCCGCTGGAGCAAATGTTTATGGAAAACTATCTGAAGAACGAATGGGGATTGATTGAAATTGAACAGGAAAAGATGTTACGTAAACGTTTTGGATATCACATAAAAATGGAAAACCTAAAAAAATCGGTCCTTATGCTGTTTATAAATGTGCCCGCTGTGTACGATAACTTTAGGCCCGTCACCCCAACAGTGCAGTATTTGGGAGGTTTGCATCTACGAAAAGAACAACCGATTCGAGATTTGGTCCTAAACCGTTTTTTAGAATCACACTCTACGATTGTGTACGCGAGTTTTGGTAGCGGGATAGATGTGCTGGACATGGATAGAAGCTTACTAAAGGAGTTGATACGTGTTTTTAGTAAGCTTCCTTATGGAATTCTGTGGAAAGTCGACGACTCTGTTCACAGCATATATAACGTTAGTGCTAATGTATACACAAAATCTTGGTTTCCTCAAAGGGATTTATTGAAGCATGAGAACGTTAAGGCGTTTATAACACAGGCGGGTGTTCAATCGGCCGATGAAGCGATCGATGGCGGCGTACCTATGATTACACTACCCATGATGGGAGATCAGTTTTATAATGCGCACCGCTTCGAACAATTGGGAATTGGAATACACTTAGATGTATTGAAGCTGGAAAAGGAAAGGTTGGATAAAAAGATTGTTCAGGTGGTTGAAAATAGAAATTATAAAAAGAATATTGAACGTTTGAGACATTTTATTAACGATGTACCACTGAAGTCGCTACGCAAATCGCTTTGGTATACAAATTATGTCATACGAAAACAAAAAACATTAAATGTAATTAAAAATGTAAAGTGTAATTAAAAATGTAAAGTAAAATTTAAACTACACTCCTGTGTTTTCTTTTATAATGCAAATAACTGCTTAATCCAAACACTAATCCTACCATTACGATCACTACTGTACATGAAACTACCAATAAGGGAAGATTCATAGCCGCTGTCTGAGCCACCGCTGCTGCTTCGCTGTCGTCTGAATACATCATTTCGTTGTCGCCAAGACAAATCTCCCCGTTCATATCGTCAAACATATTAGTAAGAGGATACGTTTTATTGCTAATTATTGAAGCGCTATAAACTTCGGCATTGTTCAAAAACGTAAAGCGGTCATAGTCCAAATTAATAGTGCACAAATTATCATTTATTCGCTTTTTCCACACGATGGTATCGTATTCTTTTTCCTCTTCCACCAGTGACCAAACAAAGATACAATCCTGATTGAGTTTTGAAGACATGTAAAAATGAGCGCAGTGTGTCATACAAATATATTTTAAAGACATCTCATGCCTTAAAACGATTCTGTCTTTATCCTCACCTTCGCTGTTATTAATATTGTATTGGATAATATTAAGAAATCTGTTTGGCTTAGCCGTGTAACTTATGTACATTCCCAACTCGCTATTACTGGCGTCCAAGTAAACACGTTGGTTTTTGAACTTTTTAAACAATTGCACCATTTTTTGAGTAGCCTCTAACTTTTCCCCTAAATCTGGACTTGTATCATCTTTTTCGATCTTTGTAGAAATAATTTTTTTTTCCGGCGGTCTAACAGTTGTTGTTGTAGTGGTAGTGGTGCTGGTGGTAGTGCGTTTTTCGCCAGTTTCTACAAAATCTTTTTTGGTTTTCGAATCCGTTTTCGTCGAATCAACTGCAATCTCCGAATCACCAGAACCTTCTGTTAAACATGAAGCGAACACCACGAGCGTAATTAGTATGTATAGTGTTACAAAGTTCATAATAGTTTCGCAATGTTCTCAGAGAGTAAAACATATAAGTGATAAAAATCTATTTGTATACGTAATTAAGATATGCGAAACCGGCGAACGTTATCAGTATCGCAACAAAAAGCAATGCGTCGTAAAATGTATTTTTCACAGTAGTATCAACAGAACAGCAACACATTACACTTTTATTATCGTCTTTTGTAAACGATACTGGTTTCTCTAGTGTATCAAAATTGTTTGAGACCAGCGTCACGCCTATCAGTTCATCGTGTCTCCGAGTTGATGCCGACGGGTAACCAAAAAATCTTTTAAAAAACTTTTTCACGTCCCCCTCGGCATCATTACCAAAAAGATTCTCGTTAACATCGTAAGTTTTACAATTTATTTCTGTTGTACTTAAATATATTTCTTTGTTTCGCTCTCCTATACAGCATTTCATTCCTTTACTCTTTGTACTTTACCCGAAAGCGGGTTTGAAGTGTCTTTTATAAATTCGTCACTAAAGTTGTAAGATACCGCTATTATTGCTAGTACGGCTACCAGCACTAAAATAACCATCTTCCAACTGAATCTACTAAAAAAACCCATATTAGTCTGGTTGAAGCGCGTCAAGTTTTCCATGTTTGCGTTTCTTTTTTGTTATGTATGGTGACCGCGCCTCTGTCAATCTTTATACACTTTTTAATTCTTATCAACACGTTATTCGTCGGGGAAAAAGTAGTTTCGAAACTCACTTTGAAACATTTGCCAATCTCTTACGACCGTATCGTTTTGTTTGGAGTCGCGCAAAATGAGATCTATGTAGCGTTTGTAATTATTGGGATTATGTGTCCATTTTGCATAGTGGTAGATGCGCTTCACCATATCTTTAGGCGGACACATGATATGACCCACGTTGATGCTGTTTCCAAACTTGAGCTCGCAAATTTTGATGTACGATTTCTTACCCCCCTCAATACCTCTATTACAAGTACCGACGTTTTCTATAATTTTTGAAATTACCTTTTTTTTATCATTAAAAGGATTTTTTTCTTGTAGCAACATAGTTAGAACCGTATTGTATGTTAAAAAGGATTTATAAATGTCTTGCGACGCCGTTGCTTCGGTAAATTCTGGAAGCGATGAAAAAGTAAATATTTTGTTTAGATGCGGCTCTTCTCCTTCTTTATAAATACAATACATTTCTTGCGGTAGAATTATGCATTGTATGTCCGAATACAAACAATCCACGTACATTGATTTGAGAAGCACATAAGTTTTGTTCCCGTCTCTCGCGGATGCGTCTCTCGCGTTACCGTTTAGGTCTGTTCGGTCGTTGTTTAAAAACTTGTATACGCTTTTCAACACAAGTTTCACGCTAGACATATTTCTTTCACCCGCTTCCTTGATACTGCCCAATTTTTCTCCGTGTACTTCAAAAAATTTGGCTCCACAAATGAGGGACGTGTTGACGAGTAAATGCCTTCTGTCGACGTTCTCTTCTCCGCTGAGAAGCCATTGAAAATACGGCATTCCCGTTACCGAGGCAAAGCGAGTGTCTATTTCAGAGTAGTGTTCATAAAACACCTTTTCTCTTCCCATTATTCGAATCAGACGACAGGTCGCTGAATTTGGATGAAACCGACACCGACTCTTTGAAATCACTATAGGTTGGAAGGGTATCGATCGTACCGTAGCATGTTGTGAAGACAGCATTTTCGGTCGGTGAAATTACGTAGAATATAAGATATTTATTGTCAATTATACACACGTTATTCTTTAGTATATGATCAGTGACTTCTGACATGTCGGCATACAACAATATTGTTTTTATTAACGCTTCTGATAAATTGGTGAATGATAGTTACAGGTACGTTAGGATGGACGGTAGTTTGTACGTATATCAGAACGTATATACGAAAGATGAAATAAAACTTAGTTATAAACTGTCTAAACATAACGACACCAACACTTACGCCGTTTACTATTAAGAATGAGTAAAAAAGAAAGACGCGCCTCTTTAATGTACAATTTCAACATTGAAAATTTGCGCGAAAAAATTCGAAGCCGCACCAGCAGTAAGAATAAGGAGGAGCGGTCTGTTACAATGGATGAAAATAGAAACACTCTAGATTTAGACATTTCACCACAACCGGGACCTAGCAGCGCCACAGTAGACCCCGTTCCATTGGCCACTTTATCTTACAGGGACACCGAACACGACTACAGTTTAGCACCACCTTCCGGACCCATAGTGGAACCGCCTCCGACTATACCCGATGATTTCGGGGAAACACAGCATTATCCTATGACCGTTGAAGAGGCAAAAAATTTTGATGCCGTTAACGCAGTATTAAGAGAGAGGGACGTCTTTGAATTGGAGTCTTACGTGAAGCGAGCTCTGGCGCCCACCATCACCGTTGACGGTCAACCCATCGACCCCTCCAAGGTTTTTGTAGCGAAAGCTCCTCATTTACCCGAAAATAGAGATTTGGCAATGGTGCAGCTCATCGCGACATCTTACATCAACGAAATTATGGGTTTGAACGAAACGGTGTATACGTTTGTGCAAAGCAGCGCCGGAGACCGCGCTGTGGGGTACCTGTATTTTGCCAGACTTTTATACGAAAACGGTCTAAACACCAATGTACCGGCCTTTTTAAAGTGCTGCGATGCTATGAGAGCCATGTACAACAGTTGGGCGGATCAAGTAGAAAGATTGTTTCCATTGATTTTAAATTTAAACGGATTTGATGTTGTTAAAGAAACGATGAATGTAGTAAATCAGAGCGTGTACCGTTTGGTCACGTTTGTGCTGGCATCTGAAGGTGTTAGTTCCCCAAAACTTTTTTACCGTACGGCATTACGAAACGCTTCCGACGTCTACGATGGTAGAGATGAGCTAGAAACGAGGATAATACGAGACCAGCAGCTGTTAACTAATTTGTATGACGAGCGGTTTTTTAACGCTTCTAAAGCGAAAAATGTGTATAAATTTTACAAGGAAGAAAAGGAAACGCCCACTTTCAATCTTGGTCATATTAAACTTTATAAACTAAAGGTGGCTCCTCATCAGTTTAACAAATTTGAAATTATGCGAACGTTATAATGTAGTTTATGACATTAATCACTAAATAAAAAATGTTGAAACTTATATTTTTTGTTGTATAATGACACTCTCTCTACTATGTGTACTATTTATTATTTCCGCTTCAACCACCGACATCACATTTAAATCCACACTCGAAGCGTACACTATCGACGGACGAGGTTTGTGTATTGGCGATTGTGTTTTAACCAAAAGCGAAGAGAGATGTATATTTAAATATAATATGGCCACAACACAGTGTTCTTCGTCCAATAAACCCACCAAACGTTACCGTACATTATATAATAGACCCTGTTATAGTAACTGCGATTATTTCGAAAACGAATACTACAGTTGGTGCGTCGAGAAGAGAGACAACAACTTTAGATGGGATTATTGTACCAGAAATATTGCGCTTAAAGGTAAAGAAGTTATTAGGACAGATAATAAGTATATGACATGCGGTTATACTACATGTGGAAAACATAATTATTTTACGTACAATTGGTGCGGTACCATAGGAACATATTGGGAATATTGTAATCCGGCCAATAAAGTAATTCTGTTTGAATACACGACTGATGTAAACACCAAATGTGCATCCCCTTGTGAGATGGATCGCAACAACGTAGGTTATTGTTACGACATCAACTACAGATGGTCTAATTGTTACTTGAATCCAGACTTTTCAAATACACTAGAAGACGTTCATACGGCATGGTTGGCGCAATATAATACGGGCGGTATATACACTTTAGACAAAGAATATTTGTTATGTGATAGACCACAAGATGTTAAGGGTGTTGAAGATAGAAATAAAGAAGAAGCTCATAATAAAATTTTTAATCACTTTCCGCCCCGTCTTGGTTTAAGTATCCACAGATCGTATTCGACTGTGCAAGATGTAGTGGATCTTTATAGAAAAAATAATCCGACGGTATATTTGCGCCACCCTGATGTGGACCCCTCGGCGAACAATAATAGCAATCCGGTCCTCTACTACACAGTCAGTCCAGTTCCAAATCGAATTGGCGAAGATCAATTTAATCTCCCTTTAGTTGTGCACGCGATAATAACAAATTACACTCTAACAAATAAAATGGTGTTGTTCAGTACAGCCACGCCTTCAATACACCGCTACATGAACAAGATGGATATTACGGATTTCGACGAACCTTCCTATATAATTGGCACTCGTCTCGGCGGCTCTTCGAAGCTATACAATATGTTTCCTAGACCTTCTAATTATCTTACACATGAAGAAAACCAGTGGCACGATTTAGAAGAGAAAATTATAAATTTTTTGAAGAGCAAAAACAAGCGTTATGTGGAGTATTGGGCCGTTCTAACTTATACTAAGTCTTCGTTTCGCCCCTCTTTTGTCGGTGTTTGTGTAAGACTTTATGAAGATAACGATTTTGTAAACTTTGACGGTAAATCCATTACAATTGCCACCAATCCTTTAGAAAATATGCATTTCACTAATGAGCGCACCCCTCACAAATGTAGATTATAGTTTCAAGTCAAAATCGTATTCAATATCGGTATACCTCTCTTCCGAGCAGCGCTTTACGTTGTTTTCAAACAATTTAATTTTCTCCTCATTACCTTCATTTAACACGAAACGTTTGCTTAACCTTACAAAACTTTTCGCCGCTTCATCGTTGACAAATGGAAATTCAAACTTAAAAGCTATGGGGCGCTTGTAGGGATCTTGCCTGCGGAATTTTTTAGCGCAATCTGCACAAAAAATATGTTCCAAATCCGCTTTACCGTCGCACGTAATGTACACACATCCTTTATTCTTTTCGTCTATTATATCATAACAAACGGCACATTCCATACTGGGAAATTGATCAAAAATAATTTGTTCGATTCCTCGTTTAGTAATGTCCTTTTCTTTAACTGTCAAAACAAACATAATGATGTTGGTCTTTTTATATAATACCGCTACCGTTTTTTGTGCACCTCTAATAAATAATGCAGATTATAATATAACGGCGTTAATAATCAGCGGGCTGAATTGTTTTCTGCAATTTGTGGAGGTAATGTTTTTAATATGCTTAGCTATAGGAAAAATACGCAACAGATAGTTTTTATAAACATTTATTCTCTTTCAATTATCTTGTCAAACACTATCATGACTGTGAAGCACAAATTACATCCACCGCCGATGTTGAGGTGTATATCTTGCAACTGTTCGGTCTCTTTGTCCATCTTAAATTGAAGCACTCCGTCTTTATTTTGCGTTGCCGTTATGCTTGAAAAGTTGTTTTCATTGGAACACTTCGTTGTTAACACGCCTTGAAACGGATGATCATTTTTTTTCAATCCGCTTACCTCGATGTATCTCACAGAGTCTGTAAGAGAAGCTGCCGCAAATCGTAGTACTATCAGGCCGTGGTTTATTTCCATTCGGTTTAATTTGAACGCCTTTTTACCGCCCACCTTGACGTGTATGTTTTGTAATTGTTCAACCGACATTTTTCTCAGTTTGTCGCTTGAAGATTTCTTGAGAGTTGATATACTTTCAGAAATACATTTATTTACATTCGTTACTGTAAGATTAACATGCATATCTTTGTAATAGCTCTAGTTGTCATCATAATAGTAGCCATATTGTCCGTCGTGCTTATCAGTGGCAGTGATTATTTGGAAGATGATAAAAAAAAAGACGAAACAGACGATGAAGAGACGGACAACGAAGAGACAGACACTGAAGAGATAGAGGATCTTTTAAACTGTAATGAATTCTATTACGGAAACGGTCTAGTCGGAACGTGTCCAGAACTACAGGAATATAATAAACTTACTAAGAGATGCGAGCATCTTTCCGACAACGGTTGTGTGGCTGAGCGAAGAAGCTTAAAAACGGTCGATGTTATAGGTGATTTTGCTTGTAACGAAACGGTTCGATGGAGGCGAGACATAAAAAGACCTTGCCAACTTTTAATTAATTGTGACAACGATAACATTGTGTTTGCAACTCTCGAGAGTTATTGTTGGGAAAGAAGAGGGAACGAGTATGTGGCTATAAGGTGTATATTGGTGAATGGATGTCGTAACTTTGACTCTGTACATATCAATTACCAAATTTCATCGGATCCGCAAACGGCCGATCCCGAAACAACAAATTGCACTAGAGAGTATCGTACAGAGCCTTATGTGAACGCAAACCAGCCGTGTTTGAGTCTTTTTAGATGTCAGAGTGACGTTCAGAATGGGGCGGTCGATATTTTATGGTGCGACAAATGTATAAACCATCGCATAGACTTTACATGTGGTCAATGCACCCAGCGACGCTGTGCTTATTTGAACAATTTATGCCCAATGGAAAACGTTGCTCGCAAATTGGAAAGAAGTTTAACACGAGACTTTCTTTTAAACATAGCTAAAACTGTGGAGACGTGCAAAACATCTAAAATTGAAGAGATAAATGATCTAGACACACCTCTTTTAATGTTAGATTAGCTTATGGGTGTGCTAGATGACTTTAATTCTTTATACGATTTACTGCGATCTTATAACCTTGAATTTCATCTTTCATGTCAAAATCTCGACAAGACGACTTCGTTGAGACAGCTGCAAGATAAAAAAACTTATTTTTGTTGTGGAATAAGTAAAGAATTGAAAAAGTGCGTTTTGCACAATTGCATAGTTGTGGTCATAGGGACCCTATTGGACAAAGAGTTTAGGTGTCATGAGGACGATTATGGTTTTGCGGGAACATTTATAATAGACGGGCGTCATTTTTCTTTTCCCAATATAATGATGAATAACAATGTTTTATTGCATAATTTTTTTGACAAACAATATGCGCGAGACAAAAACATGCGCCGCATGTTCCTTTACGGAAACTTTGACGACGAAAAGTCGGTAAACAGAGCCATTCAGTTAGTTTATGATCGTAAAGAGGACGTCTTGTATGTCAGAGATGTGTATGCGAAAGATTACATTGTGGATGACGGTATTAATGAGGTGCTAAAAGAATATTTAAAATGTAGTGGTAAATGGCATGAGATGGATTTTGTCTTTGATTTTGAAGATTATGACGAGATATTTAATAGCTTAAAACAAATTATGAGTGTAGACATAGATTATCAAATAGATTCTCTTTCAAACAAAATAATATATAAACACTCATATTTACTTCTGTTGACATACAGCAGTCTCTTGAACAAAATTAAAAATTTGACAGAAAATGGGTTGGGTGTACGAAAGAAGAAATTGAACATGGGTATACTTTTTCCTTTAGAGTCAAAGAAGTGTAGCGACACAATAATTTCGGGAAGACTCATTCAGTCTGTATCTAAAACGCTAAGTAAACAGCGTAAAAACGATCAAGAGTACAATTCAAATAACAATAATCTCGAAATATTTCCTCTACAACATCGCATCGGTAATGAGGTGTTAAGAATAATCAATGAGAACCTTCAACAAGATATGTTAAAGCACACCTCCGACTTTGTAAAATTTGTTGATAGTTTTTTCCACGGAGAAATGACGGTGGCTGGAAAGAAGTTTTTTCTTTGTCACAATGTTGTTTTACCCGATGTTAATTATAAGAGAGCGAGTGCTCTTTTTAGACAGCTCATTGAAGAAAAGTTTTTCTTCACAAAAAATGATGCTAACGGCGGGTCTCAGAAAAGTTTTGAAACTTATTTCGAGCTACAAGGCGACATTAACAATAAGAAAGTCTTAAACTATGCTAAAGAGGCCCCTCTTGTATATTTAGTTTCTTTTAATAACAGACCTACAAAATATTATTGTAAAAGAAGCGATTTATATTGTGTTTATTATATATTAAAGAGAAACTACTCTCCGATAGAGATCAAAGTTTCTAACGGGATTCTATTCGTTAATCATCACGAAGGTATGGTAATGTTAAAAAAGTTGGTGCGTATCCATGGTACGACCATAATAAATACTTTACAAACACCATACGAATACCACAACAAGAATTCTGTAGTTGCTAGCAGCAATAACATTTTGGAATTTTATCAAGAAAATCTTTCCACAACATCATGCCTCATGAGCACAATGGTATTAAATTATTACAAAGATTACTTGCACATCTTTAACACTATTCCCGTCGCCAAGTTGATTGTGAGCTTGACTAATCTCAAAAACGGTATGGTTGTGCATACTTTAGATAATCAAAACGTTATACAACCGCTGGGAAATAGTGTTAGAGTGGACCCTTCAATATATCATAACGATCGAATGTTCATTCTATGGACTTTAATTCGAGACAGCGGTTTGAAGACGGCCGAAGATCCGTACATACCGCACAATTCATTACCGATACGCATCTTTCATAATAAAGTGAATAAAGTGAAAGGTAAATTAGACTGTTGTGGACCATACGAAAACGTTTTAATTGAATATAAAGCAAGTTCGCACAACAATATTATAGACGTGGAGGGATGGAATCGACTATGTTTGTTTGGAACTCTGGTGTGCGGTGTTAAAATGAATTGGAACTACGATGGAAAAAAATATAAAATAGAATATTGTCCAAGTAAAAGCTATCATGTATACAAATTTTATATGTATTTTAGGAAGGTGAGGGGACAAAAAGTGGAGACTGTAAACAGCGAAATGTTTTACAACGACGACGGAACCGTGACTGTAAAATTGACGCTTGTATATAGCGTTTCTGATTTGGAAGGTTTAAAAATTTGCGGTGTGCACGGTCAAAAGGGGATTTTGAACAGTTCGGAAGATTTGTCTCGTTTTAAGGCGGATAGCGATTCTTCAATACATGCTCAAATTTGTCTCTCACCCATCTCGTATATATCGCGCCAAACAAACATGGTGGGAATGAGAACAGAAAAGTGCACTATCGATGGTAAATGTTATCCTCTCGTTCTGATTCCGTATATGTTTTTTAACAACACCCCTGATAATATATATAAAGAGTTTATCGGAAAAAATATTACAGGATATGAAAAATTAGAAGGCACTCGTTTGGACCAATGGAGTATTAATCAATCTTTTATGGGTAATCGCCTAGCGGAAGGTCTTCATTGTGTACGAAACGGTACTAACACACCGCACCCTTCGGGTCAATACAATATATTCAAAAGTCTTATCCATTGTAATAATATTAGTATTTCTACATGAAGAGATAACATCTTGAGATAACAAGTATATAATACACGGCGCGCTTTTACCGTCATCATCAGTCTCCGACTTGGTCCGTTCTTTCTAACACATATTTAATTAAATACAATGGAAGCAGACATTAGCAGGGACTATACAAAATATTGTTTTAAAAATGATCGTTTCAATGAAGCTGATAAAATAATACATGTCCACATAAAAGATGCGTTGAGAGATATTGCGAAGACGTTAGCGGTTTTGGAAGATTTGGTGTACGTTTACGGCTTTAGCGTGTGTATTGGAGTTAATTTTGTCGATGACGATATTTATGAAAGCGATGTGTTTCGTCTTGTGAACACTTTAAAACATCTTCCCGTGAATATAAATCGCTATGAGACGTTTCCGACTAACAAGTTTTTGGTGGATGTGGACGATTACGACGAAACAAACTGGTGCCTATTAAGAAGAAAGTGGAAAATTGCCAAACTGGAATTAGAGCTGAAGAAAAAAAATGATCCAAAAATTAAAGCTGCTTTGCTACAACTTAAAGCCCAAGTTTCATCGGAATACGTGATTAACTTGTATATTCATAATTATTATTATTATTTATTACAACATGACAATTAAAATGTGACATGTGAAAACGTTTTTTATTTGGTGTATAAACGTTTCTCTCTAACCTCTGCTACGAGAAAATGATATGTAAAAGTATTATATTAATCATGTTTTTATCTAAAACATATGGAGCATTTCCTCCCGAAACGTTTTTGGGAACAAAAAATGGTCTCATGCAAGCTAAAGCGCAAACATATGAAGTGATACTAAAAATAGATAAACAGTATGTATCTCATGTTCCAAAAAAATCTGGTAACAGACTCTATCTAAGCACAACCTCTTTTTCTCCTTTAATAATGTACGTCATTAAAGACGGTTATGTCTTTAGAAATGCCAAATACAATGATATTCTTTGCTATATGGAATACAACGGTTTTCGTATGCTATCCTTTCCTAAAGACAGATATATGCCCCAAAGTTGTATTTTTTATATGGAAATCATTAGCGGCGGTGAAGAAAAAAAAGAGTTGGAGTATAAATTAAACAAAGAAAAAGAGCTATGCATTCTCTCATCTGACATTACTGCGTATAATCAGCAAAAGTTATATGTCAAAATAAACAATGTGAAAAGATATCTTACAATTGACGAGAAAGGAATGAAAAATGAAAAAGATGGATCAATATTTAGCTTCAGTTACACCGACTGTTTGACTAGTGTAGAGGAGAGAAACTATAATTTTATTTGCCGCATTTTAAGACGTGGCGGACAGTATTGTGCTGAAGGAGACCGATTCGTGGCCGACCATTTTCGATGGAAAAAAGAATTGATCGACAATCTTGCGGAAACCTCTTTTACTGACACTACAACTACTTTTTATGAAGATAATAGTACTAGTACAACTGTTTTTTCAGTAAATGCTCACCAAACTCCTTCTTCTACATATTTTTGGTGCGATTATGTGGACATGTTTTGTAGTAATAGTAGTGTAAGGGTAACAAATACAAAAACCTTGTTAATAATATTAATTTTTATTTTGTTTAATTAAAAATACTTTCTTTATATAAAACTGTTTCTTCTTCCGGCTCCTCTTCAGTAAATTGAAATTTAATTTGTTCTTCGTACACTTTATCAACCTCTCTCATGTTTTTGATGGAATTTGCTGGTATGGGATCGACGAGTATTAAACCGTCGCAATGGGTAGCTCTGCTGAGGGCCACGTAAGCTTGACCGGCTACAAATGTTTTTGCTGGATACACAATTAAATTACGTAAAGTCATACCCTGAGCTTTATGTATAGTAACCGCCCAACCATATGTTATGGGAAGACCGTAAACGGTTTTGAGGACGTTTTTATCTTCTGTTTCAAACAACACTCCGTGCATTGTTAATTTTCGTTCTGTTCCATCCCATTCTCTTTTGATTGTTAAACATTCGTCGCTCACCTGCACTATAGTTCCTATATCACCATTACAAAAAGAGTTTTCGCCCACAAAATCTCGAACGTTGAGAGTTATCATCACGCGTGTTCCCACGCAATACTTTATATTATCTTTAAATATCATCTCCTCTTGACTTTTATTGTACGGCATTGAAGTGGTGTGTCGTTTTTCAAGCGTTTTGATTAACTTGACTTGATATTCCTTTTTGTCTTTACTTTTACTTTTTACATACTCATAGCATATGTTATTTAAATGATTCGCTTCTAGGTGTGTGCTGACGAGACTGGTACAATTGATTTTTTCCTCTAAACACGGTTCCTGATCGATCACTTTAGAGTTGAAAAAGTCTTGACAAGACGCGTCTCCCTTTCGTAACAAATTTAGGGCTTTAATAAATAATTCTTCAGATTGTCTCATGTTTATAGTGAGATTGAACAAGCGAAAATCTGACCACGCATGAGAATGGTATGGTGGTAAAGTGAAATTTTGTCGAAATCTGTTCTCCACTGGTGGTAGCTGGTATAAATCTCCAAAAACTATTGTGTTCACCCCTCCAAATGCCGCATCTTCTCCAGTGCTTCTTTTAAGTTGAGCGTCGATTCCGTTTAACATTTTAGCAGGCACCATACTAATCTCATCAATTATCAGGAATTCCGGTGCGTTAATACGATAATTACTGATGTTTAAATTAAAATCAAATTTAAACATTGAATGAATCGTTTTTCCTTCTATGTTTCGGGCGGCCAAATTGGTGTAGGAGACTATCCACACAACTTTCTTTTCTGCACGACACCAATCTCTTATGGCGATTAACAATGCACTTTTTCCTGTGCCAGCGGATCCGGACACAAAGATTGGAGCAAACTTTTTAACTCTTGTCACATAATCGTATATCCTTTGTTGTTCTTCATTCAATTTTTTTGGCACGTAAAGTCTGGAAGACGACTGTTTTTGCTTTTTGTTGTTACTCTCGACTAAATCCAACAGCTCGTCAATTGCTCGTTTCTCCGCCATTTTTGTCACACTTTTGCGAATGCTTGTCAATTTCGCCACAGCAAAATAACTTTAATGTGTTATCGCTAGGGTCGTAAAAAAATCCTTGATTTGCCAACTCTATACACTGTTGATAATCATAAGAACAGTATTTATTTAAGTTATTAACCCTGTCTTTTTGGTTTATATAATTGAAAAATTTAATGTCCACGTGACTGATATTATCTGTTTTATCACAGTTGCTATGTGTCATTTCTAAAAAAGGTGTTGATGTTTCGTATTTGCTTTTACAAAAGTAACAAACAACACATCCTTGATTATAATAAAAGCCCTGACGAGCCAACAGTTTAGATTTTTCTTCACTATAAGCACCGTTTTGTGGAAAGGTTTTTTTTCTGTTTCGCTCCAGAACTAAATAGTTGTTGCGACTATTGTCCCGAACATGGTTATTAAATTCCCGCTCTTCTCTGTCTTTTAATTCTTGTATTTGTTTTATATCGCGCTCCACAAAGTGTATCTCCGGAACATCGCCTATTTTTACTAAATAAACGGCTAGTACAGCTCCCGTTATATACAGCTGGGCTTGCATCTGTCTATAGTGGTCATTTTTTTTCTCCACCCTCACATCAATCGGTCCGTTTTTGTTTATCGAAAAGGCGGTGTGTGGAATGCGGTAACGGGAGCGATTGTTGAAACCTCGTCTAATGGTTTCCATACTGTCACTCTTGTACGTGTAAGGACATTTAATCTCTAACACAACTAATTCCTCGTTCTCTAAAACAAAGTACGCGTCAGGACTGGCGCTATAAATTCCTAATGGGCTTAAAAATAAACCGCAGTTTAACACTCTTTCTTTTACTTTTTTCTTCAAATTCCCCTCTATTCCTTCACAGACGGCGTCCATAATGTGTTTTTGTTGTTTGATCCATTCTTCCTGTTCTATTCCATATTTCATAGCGACACTCTCCCCATAAAAACTCGAACCTGTACTTTTAGTTGCGGTCGTTCTGTTTACGCGCAATAATTTCCAGAGATTATTTTTACACTGTCCACGAGTGGCGCGTTCCAACTCAAAGATTTCTTCCTTGGTGTTTTTATGACCCGGTTTTAATTTTGTTACATAATTTTCCATGCAATATTTTTGAGCCATTTTTAACTGCTCATCAGTGAAGCCACAATTTGATAAATCCATGATAAGAAATATATTAAAATGTTAATTATTATTCCGTCAATTACTTGCGATGTGCCTGTTGTGGCGAAAAAGTTCGAGGACGAGGTTTATATAGCCTGTGAGGAGATATGCAATTGTTTGGGTATTAAGAATAATTTATCCAATATGTTACAATTGCGTAGCGCTAAAGATCTAACGGGCGTTCGCCTGTTCGGAACAGATAAAAAATTTGTCGGCGAATCCAAACTTAATAATTATGTAAAAAGTTATTATCCTTTAAAACAACCATTATTGCAGAGCTTTTTATTAAACGTTCACAACAATTGTCGTACACTTTTGGGCGAAAATCGAAATACGTCATTACAAACACTGGTCTCTTTAACTAAACAAATCCACGACGATGTGACTGTTCTGAAAAAATATATAACAGTCGACCCGAATTCATTATAAGTATATAATGGCGTCTTCTGAAAACATATTTTTAGTGATACGCAATGACATTAAGCAGGTGACTGGCGAAACAGATTTGATTCCGAAAATACAGTCAGATGTTGCTAACGTATTATCGTCTCTTGCTACGGTCACGAGTTCCGTTAACACGAACACGACGTCAGTAAACAATGTTTTAAGTAAAATAAATAATTTAGCTACACTTGACAGTGTGAATAGTTTAAGTACCAAAGTGACTGACACCACAACCGATGTTTCAAAAGCAAATACTGCTATTGACGATTTAACTAAACAAGTTTTAGATGTAAAAACTAGCCTAGCTGGTGTTGTTACAAATCTAAATACAATCCTTAAAATTTTACAACCTCTAAAACCGTAAACGTCAAGTTTTGCAAGTAAAAATTTATAAAGCACACGTTTTTTAAATTAACAAAAACAATACAACAATGTTCGTGCAAACGCTAATTCTCGGGTCACTCTTGCTTAGTTCAGCGAGTTGCTCGAGTGAGAGAAAAGTCGATCCTCATTACGGAGACACAACTCCTATGGGTTTTCTTAAAAGATCCACAAAATCTACGGGTGCGGGCTATATATTAAACGTGGGCGGATCTTACAACATTTACACCGACCCTTTTACTAAAATTCGCTCGACTACCTCAAACAATTATTTTTATTTTTACAGAGACGATGGAAAATATTATATACGAGACGAGAAGTGTAACTTTGTTTGCGCTAATCCATGCGGAGAGGTGTTTGTGAGCGCTTACCGCCTTCAGCACTATTGTAAATTCAAAGTGATTCAAGACCCGGCGACGAGCGCCTTTAAAATTTACATTCCCAGCAGCGGCTCAGTGCCTACGTATCGCGCTCTCGAATTTTTAGTAAAAGATAATCTCCTTCGAGCGAAAGTCGGTATAAAGAACGAAGCTGAAGTTCCTGCGTTATTTTTCTTCAAAGACCCCGTTAAGATTCAAAACAAGTGTCCGTCAATTTCAAAAGTGCAACAGTATAATCTAGACGCCCATCCCGATAATAGTGTTCCCGATAATAGATGTGCTCATCTCAACACTCGAGTTTTAGCGGAGAACAGAATAACAGGTTCTCTACCATTAAAATCTGAGAGTGTTCGCTATTTTCACTTAATGATGGACGCGAAGTACATAAACGGAGCGGGAGGTTTTAGCGAAACGTCAGGATCCGACACAATTTTTCAACAACACTATCTTAAACCTAATGTGTTTGCTTTTAGAAGTGTGCAGTCTTGTAGTTTTCTGTGTCAGAATAAATGCGGTTTCGTTTATGTAACAAAGAAATACAACGACGACTGTATGATTAGAGTTGAGCAGAGCTCGGTGTCAAATAGTTTCTTTTTGCGTTTTACAGAAAACAACTTTTTTTTGGCCTACAACACCACAACAGACACGCTCGGTCATACGGATCGCGCTAGATCACGCCTCTCCTTTGTGGACGCGACCGTCTCACTACCAGACGAATGTCCTCGCTTAGATCTAGACAAGCGCGAAGAACGTGATAATAAATGTGCTTTAAGTTTAGCGAACAATATTGTTATCAACATTCCACATATGCTTTTCCTTATTTTACTAAATTATAATGCTACCAGAGTGTAATAAAAAAAAAGATATTGTAACAAACATTCGTTTTATTTCTTAAACGCAGTCATTATGGAGTCTTTATTAATAACACATAAAGCGGTGAAAGCGCCGAGAAGACCCAAAAACAATAATAACAACAAACATTTACAACATTTGCAGCAACAACAGCATCCGCACTTTTTTTCGTCTTCGTCCAACAATCCCTCTTCTTCGCGGATCTCAGTAATTTTGTCAAAACAGCTGTCACAGCAGAATCCCATTTTCTCTGTATACAATATGGTGTGTGATCGATGAGGCTATTTATGGTTTATGAATAATCAAAATGCACATCACCAAGACTTTGTTTGATGACGCCTTTTCCAAACGGCACCGTTTTCCGTTTCTTCCGTCCAATTTACTGAAGGAGGTCTGTAGACCTGATTGACAATTTTTTCAATTATTGAAGAAACGTTTGTCTTGATCGTTTTCACGCTCTGAGGAGCATCGCTACCGTTTTTCTTATCCATTGTTAAGATGAGTATGTCGACCTATTTCGCAACTCTTCCTTTTTATACTCCTCTTTAAAGTTATAAATATTCATGCAAAACAACTATAATTTATTCTTCAAATTGATGCCAACATGCACCATTTGTTTAGATTTATAAAAATATTTTGGCACCGTCGGCATCATTTAAAATTTATGGTATATGTTAACGAGGAGAATGTCCTGTGTGACATTAAAGATGTTGTTTTCCGAGTTTGCAGACGTGTATGACGCGCTAATAAATTTAAGCTCGTTGCACGAAATAGCAGCGTGTATTAACGATGCGCAAAAAAAAATAGAGGTGGGCGCGGACGAATTGCAAGTTTGGCTATATTTATTGCTGACGTTTGAGCAAAAAAGCAAAATTAACGACAAACATTTGCTGACGGTGTTTTGTAAATTACAAGAGCCAAATATAGACAGACGCAATTTGCAAGAAGCTTTTAAAGTGTACGGTGTGGCGCAAACATGCAGCAGCATAATAAAGCAAGAACAAAAATGCACTTTGACTATGTTGGAAGCGTACAATTTTTTGCTGGAGCTCCAAAATATGCCTACAAAGTCGTCAGCGCTGCTCAAGCACTTTAAAAGTATCAGCGAAAAGTGTAATGTTGCGGCAATGAAGTGTATTGTGAACCTAATCAGAAATAGCGGACGAAATAAAAAGCTAATTTTAAAGCGCAAGAATTTGTATTTGTTTAAGCAAATGTTTGGAAAGAAAAACATGGAAGAAATGGACGCAATGATGGAGAAGATTTATCATTGTAAGAGCTTTGAATGTTTGAGGAAATGTGTGCCGGGTCAGCCGGTGGAACCGATGTTGGCACAGCCGTGCAAGAGCTTTAACAATATCGACTTTAAAAAAATGTGCATTGAAATAAAATACGACGGTGAGAGAATACAACTGCACAAATTCGATCGAACCATCACATGTTACAAGCGAAATTTGAACATTAGCAGCAAGTGCGATAGACTAGTGCCAATTATTGAGAGGGTTCTAAGAAACGTGGAAAACATAATATTAGACTGTGAGCTGGTGGGTGAAAGTGAAGAAAACTATTATTTGGTCGTTTTTGATATAATATATCTAAACGGAAAATGTTTAATTGGAAAACGGTTGGAGGAAAGAAAAAGAATATTAAATCAAGTTTTAGAGTATGGAGAGGAGAGAATGTTTTTAATTCAAAGTATAATATCTGAAGATAAAGAAGATGTTGTCTCCTACGTAAAGACTTTTTTGAAAGAAAATCAAGTCGAAGGTGTAGTGGTGAAAGACTGTAATGGATTGTATGAACCAAAGAGGAAAAAGTGGTTGAAAATTAAAAAAAATTACTTTAGAAATGTTTGTAGCGCCGACCTTGTGGTAGTTGGTGGGTGGAAAAAAGAGGAGCATAAGCGTATTATCATTTATCTAGTCGCTACTCCTTTTTATGATTGTAAAAATCAAAAGTGGATGTTTCTGCCGGTTTCCAAAGTTAAAATTGCCAAACACAATCTAGAGCATTACATGACCGATTACAGTGAGACGGGGTGCGATTGGCTTGTGAATAACGAATATTTAAAGAGGTTAAACAAAATTCCCAATATGATAGCAAAAGATCCCTTTTCCATGCCTGTGTGGGAGATGGAAGGAGATTTCATACGAAATGCGCAAAATTTGTGGTGTTGTGGTGACATAGTGAGTGATTACGTTTCCATTCGTTTACCGCGCTTTATTAAAGTGCGAGACGATAAGTCTTTTAAAGAAGCGTCGCGATTGCTAGATTTAAAGCTTCTATGTTGTATCAGTAATAAAAATTCAAATTATACCGAGTTGAACAACTTTTATCTGCAGGATAACGTGAAGATTGATATTCTGTAGAATATAAGCCGGTGGGCACTGTGCCTTTTATCATCTTCACCATGCCAATCTTTAACAAGTACATATATGGTCATCGATTCCTTTGGGTGAACGATCACGAGGAGAATTATTATTCGAGCGAGGACATTGCCAAATATTTAAGATGGACACCCGAAAAGCTTGCAGAACGATTGCGATTTGTGGACGATTCTAATTGGATCGATTGGGACGAGTTGAATATACTCATCAGTAGTTTGACTCTCAATCAAAATGCATCTCACCTGTTTCAATACGATGACTACGCGTCGGATCTGTCTTTTTTAACTACAGGCGGTGTTAAAGAGATGGTGGAAAAGGAATTTTATGATGATATTTTAAAACTGATGGTCAGCGAACTGTTTTGCTTGGACGATATTAATTTTGAACCAAACGGGAAAGTTTTTAACCTTTCGCTTGCAAACTTTGAAAAACCTGTCACTGTAGCTTCTTTAAAAGTGGCCGTAAACAAGCATGGATGTATATACACGAGCGCCGGTAACATGGTTTCGAAGGTGCCTTCATATGTACGCTTAAAGAGTACAAATTGTGTGCCCGTTGACTGGAGAAGAATTTATGGATTTAGCAAAGAAGTTACTCTATACGATTACTCCAAAACTCGTTGGATTGGCTTAAAAAAGTCTAATACTTTATTGACACATAAATCAGAACCGTTATTAAACCATTTCACTTCAGTGTTGGAGTATGCTACAGCATTAGCAACAGTCAACATGAACACCATAAACGAGTTGGTAGATCTGTGCAAGTATTGTGAAAAACGTCAAGTGGTGGATTGTGTGCGTAAAATACAAACTGCGAGTTGCGGAATGAAAGAATTTTTAAAAGTTAATGTAAACATCAATAAACCTCTTTAACATTCAAAAGGTCGTTTTCATTTTTGATAAGGTGTATCTGAGAACGGGATTCGTGACGCGCCATAACCCCCCTTTTTCCTATCCATATATACTTAAAATTTGGCAACATTTTACGCACCGAGTGCAGCAATAGTTTAAACTTTGTGGGCGCTGCTGCGAAAATCTTCACTTTGACATCAGAATCCTCCTGTAAACCCGTCAATTCGATTAATCGTAAACGCTTCTCTCTTGATTTTCTCTCCCACTCATTAACCGCTCTATTGTCTATTAATTTTACCAGCAACCCGTTTCCTTTCTTTGAACAAAACAAAACATCTTTAATGTCAAGATCCAGCGCTTTAGTAATCAATTGAAGAGTTTTGTTATAATCGTCCCACTCGCCCAATCCATAAATTTCCACACAGTCGTCGATGTCGTGTTGCGATTGCATGTTTTTCAAAACTCCTTATCTCTAATAAACATATCTAATAAGTGTGTTGGAAAAAGGAAATCGGACGGAATATGACTCACGTCACCAATACACAAACCGTCTTGCTTGTAACATATCTTATTGTTTTTCAAATATAGATTCAGAAACACAACTGTGTTGTGATATATATCTCCCCCGCTAAACTTTACTCGTCCGTGACTAGTAATATGTGAATTGAGCCCGTTTATGGCTCTTTCCGCCACTTGTTTAATATCTTCTTTCTGTGTATTTTTGTACTGTTTAGTGCTTGATATTAAATTATAACTACCCTTAGCTCCGCTGTTGACAATATCATCAAAACACCCGTCTAGATTTTCTAAATCTTTACTTTCACAAATCATTTCTTCTTGTTCAATTATGCTACATAATCGTTTGAAAAGTAAGGTAGAAAAATTGGAGCTCAACAAGAGAGTGACATCGGTAAAAAAAGAATCGAACCTCTTGGAAAATTTTAAAGTTTTGTGATGATTCCAAATGTGCCAAGCCAAAGGAAATTTGGCTATTTCTTTCTCTACAACATTAATGTTTTTGTATAAATAGTATATCTGTTGTGAGACAAACGATAATTTGTTTTTGTCAAAGCATAAGAAACTGTATTTAGGATCGCAATACAACAACGATTCCAGTTCAATTAAAGAGTTTGGATAAGGTAAATACGTGATAACTTCTTTATCTCCGTCGCAATCTCTATTGGCTCCTACAAACGTTCCGAGACCAACTTTAATGTTCCAATTCACTCCGTTTTTCTCTTCAATTACTCTCGAAAATTGTGTGGAGAGTTGCGAGATGTTAGGATGGCGAGTGTTCCACACTTTCACAGATGGCACTCGTCGACCATAATAGCGTAGTATACTCGGTAAGGGTGGTATAACCTCATTGATCCCGTTAAAACACTGAACATTAGCATAAAAGCTGGAAGTGTTTAAAAACGTCGAGTACAAATATTGGCCAGCGTACCCGTTTTTGTTTTGTATAAGATCTTTTATAACACCCTGTGTAAGGGGAATTTTCTGCATACAACCCCAAATGTTTACCAAGCCTCCAGACTTTTTGCTATTAAATTTTTTATTCATAAACACTAAAAAGTTATGGTCCCACAGTGTGAAGTTTGGTAAGATGAGATAATCAATATCATCTGTGTATTTATTAATATAGAGCTTCCGAAGAAATACGCTCTCTTCAATGTCTGTAATTATGACATTATTAGCTAAAAGCACTTTTGCTAAAACGTTTGTATATGAAGATGTTTCATTACAATCTTGATGTGAAGTGATCAGCTGTCCGACAACAGAATTATAATAGGCACACTTGTTGTGTTTTAGATCGCTCAAAAGATCTCTTACAAATTTTCCGAATTTCTCACTTGTCATCATTATACAATTTTGGAGAGCATTTATATCGCGCAAAATAGTTATTGAGGTTCTGTCTCGTTTTGCAAACTTAACTCTTTCCTCCATTGCTAACACAAACGGAATCGAGTTGGGGTTTTGGTATTTTAACTAAAAAAAAACCAGTACACGTCACGTGACACGCAGGACATTCAAGACACGTCGGTGAGCATTCGCTGCAAGCGCAAAAATGGTAGCATGGTAATAATACGCAATCGATTTCGTTACATTTACACAGTAAACAAAATGGAATCTTGTAATGGTTTGGTGTATAATGCAAATCCTCCAAAGCGGGAGCGCTAGCTTTGAAATTACTTTGTTGATTCTCTTCAACGTTCTTCTCTTGGGTACTGTTAACACACAATGTATCAGCACATCTATTAATACTACATAGAGAGTTTGAGGCTTGGTGTCTTTTCGAGGGGTCGTCATCTGGTGCCCAATCTTTTATTATAACTCCGCACGCGTAACAGGAAACGCAGTCGCCCACGTTTGTGTAATAAAGACCCGCTAAACACATACGATAGACCAAGTGCTTAAGACATTTAGGGTAATTTTTAAAGCTAAGCGACCGATGCTCCAACAAATTATATGAGTGGTGTGCCGTGTCAATAGCTAAGTTAGGATAGTTAGATGAAACGACACGTGGTGATATAAACGAGGTATTGAAATAATTACCCGGGTTGCATTGGCCAAAAATGAAGGGACAGTGAGGTGAATATCTTTTATGATCGTAGAGGGCGTTGGTGTTTTTACTAAAGTTGTACAGGTCGAGTTTACAAAAAGCACAAATTACCCTATCGCTCTGACCCGTGTAATAAAATCCCAAGCTCGCTAAACGGGCCTTATCCTCTCTTCCCTGCCATTGATCAAAAGTTTTAAGACGTGTTTCGTAAGAGTTCATTGTTCAAAATTAAAACAACTAATACGGTAATTTAGAGTATAATTTATTTTTAAAACAATAATCACAGATGTAGGTACAAGAAAACCAATACGAATGTTGAGGTTCAACGTTACATTCCGACATTATCAGGTCGTGTTGCTCGCTGCCGCTACTCGTGTATTGTTCAAAACATTCTTCACAAATTTGACTTTCGTCGATCGAGTAAAATTTGAGTCTCACTCTTTCTGTTTGTTCACACACATTAATCTTTTCCAGAAAAGCTCTGATGCCATAGTTACACGTGTAGTTGTTGTCATAAAAGCTAGTTTTTAACACACTCAAACACTCATAGTAATTTTTTAACAAATTATAAGTATTTATTATACAGTCCAGAGTGTGTCCCTTAGTTTTTCCATTACAATTATAATATTCCATTTGCACTCTTTGAAGCAAAATTTTTGGATCGACTCTTTTCACCCGCTCGGCCCGCATCATTTCTTGTACCACATTTATTATCTCTTCGTGATGTTTCTTTCTTTGTCTTAGCTTCTCAAAAGTAATGCAGCCGTTCATCTTGAGGTCTCTTGTTGTTACATGTATGAATAAGAGTATGAGATTGAAAAATTTATAAACTCGTCATCATATAAATTCCTCAGACCTCACCCCCTTCCATGTGATGTACGATAACACAGCTAATATAAATACGGTTACGACATTAACGGGCTTAACCAATCCGGTATCGGCTGCTGTATGTTGAGGAGGTGTTAGTGCTTTGATAATACTATCATTAGTCAAGTTTAATTGCCGCTTCTTGAGATCATAATATATCGGTTGTTTGTAATCAAAGTGTTCGAGCATTCCTTTCCGAATATTACTGCGATAGTTTTTCGGTGTAGTTTTCAAAGATAGAATAATAATATCTTTCCAAGCATCTTCTCGATCGTTACTGATAACCTCAATAAAGTTGTTATTGACAATTTGCCAATTGTACTTTTGAAGAATGTCGAAGAGACCCTCGGAAACTGCCATTGATGCCGGCGAATCTAAATTGAAGTGTCTTCAAATCAGCGATACGGTAACCGAGAAATATATTGTACGAATTAACAACAATGAAGTGCACAGAATTCGTGCTGGATGGAATAGTGTAATTGTAACACCAGAAGATTTTGCTAATATACACGTTAACACGCCTTATAATTTTGTGGCTCAGAAACGGTCGGACCGTAAGTGGTATTTATTGGAATACACAGAAATCGAAAGACCAATATACACAAAAGTAAATGTGTTGGATTTTAACAATTTCAATGGATCGGAGACTATTATGTGTAACTTCAAAGTGATTGCTGGTTATGAGGTTAAAAAAGAACCATATTCGTTAATCAAGATAATTGGACTGATCAGATTTCAAGGTGGTGTGTCTCAATGCGATGCATTAATGGATATGTCCGGTCGCTATTCGTTGATTTACAAGGATAGCGATGATAATTCCGATCGTGTCTCTAAAACGCTCAAGTTTGTATTTTCGTTGATCGATAAATGGTGCAAGTTGGACGTTAAATGTTTAAAGCATATTGTGAGGAATGAGGAATATTTTAAATTGAGTATTATAGAAAACTCTGCTTTGCAAATTGAGACCGATCCCGAAATTTTGGAACAACTCAATGAATACAAACAAAGTACTGTTGAGAGCATCTCGTACCTGCACAAATCTTTTAGAATGGTTGAGATAAAGGAGTTGGAATGTAAAGTTATTAATTATTCAGCAAAAGGAAAGGATAAAAAGCTATACAATTTTGTGCTTAATGTAATAGATGACGGAGTCGGAACCATGCCCGCGATATCTTATCCTCACGACTTATGGTCCGGCGAGATGGTGAATGAGAAGCTTCACGATATTCTAGCGGCCAATGCAGAAGTAAAATCCGGCAATAGAGTGTATTGTATTCTGAACGAACAAACAAACGGTGTACGGGTCTGCGTAACTTCCATTTTATGCGCTACGCCGGACGAAACATACACTTTATTTTAAGATGAAAATAATGATTGTTCTTCTTTTGTAATAAAACTATTTGATTCTATTTGATGTTTTTTTTCTAACAACTCTTTAAAGTCGTCATCTAGTAAATTATAATCAGGACGTTTTTTTAAATCAGAAAGAGTGTCGTTACTCAAAAATTGTGCATATGTATCCCAACGCTTGTGGTTAACGTTCTTTTGTTTTATTTCCCTTATTAATTTTTGAAGCTCCTCTTCGGTGCTAACGTTATATAGTTTGTTTACATTCCAAGATAGATTAGATTTGGGTATTTTTCGTTTTGGTTCTTCGTTGTTTTCAATTTTTCTGTAACGAGCCAAGTTTTTTTTCACCTGCTTTAATATATTACTATTAGTTGCATTTTCAACACTCTTTTTGTCTCGATGATACAGCTCTTCAATCTCTCTCGATAAATGTGCCACTTCGGTTGTGCGCTCTTTTAAGTTTGCTCGCGTTTCTTTTAATTGTGCTTGTAGCAAATCGATTTCTTTGACAAGTTTATCGTTTTGAAGCTTCTCCGCGTTAAGTTCCCCCTCTTTTAGGGTTAAATGTTTACTCAACTGATCCACCTCGTTTTGGTCGTCTGCTTTAAAAATGCGCAATTTTGAATTTTCAATCTCCAACATATTTAACTTCTCTTCCCATTTAGCTTTGTCCTCTTGCACCAAACTTTGTAGTTTTACAACATTATTTAATATATTTTTTTGTTCTTCGTTCTTATACTCCAACTCCTCTTCATGATCTTTCGTAATCTTTTTGATGTGCTCTTTTAATTTATCCAATTTTTTACTCATCTCTTCCAAATCTTTTTTCATTTCGTTTTCTCTTTTGTACTGCCACTCGATAGCGGCATGTCCTTCTTCATAAATTTTTTTAACATCTTCGTCTTTACTAGAAATCTGTTCTTTTAACTCATTGTTTTGTATTGTCAAATTTTTAACTTGCATCATGTATTCGGTCACACTTTGCTCGTTTCTATTCAATTCTTGTTCTTTATCTATCAGTCTCATTTTACACGCTTGCAATTCCTCTCTGTTTTGATCGTACATGTTTGAATAGTATCGCTCACGTTCTTCGAATTGTAACAGTTTAGTGTTTAACGTTTTCTTTTCTTCCTCTAATTCACTATTTTTCTCGAGAGTATTTTTAAGTTTTTGAATCGTCTCTTTGTGTATTATCTGTAAATTTTCATTTACTGAACGCGCTTCTTGTAAATTTGTCAAAGTGCTGAGATATATTTGACTTTGCTCGTCGTTATTTTGTGCGCAACGTTCTTGAAGAGCTAAACATTTCGATTCAAATGAGTCTCTTTCGTGTTTTAACACAATTAAATCTTCGGATTGAATTTTCAAGTTGGCCTCGTAAGACGCAATTTTTTGAATAAGATTAAAATTCTCATTTTCAAGCTCTTCACATCTCCTCACCAAAACTTCAATTCTCTCCTCTTTTTCACCCACCTCGTTAGCCATCTTTAACAATTGACCGGTATTTACAGAAATGGTCATTTTTTGACTGTTAATAACATTGTTAAGCTCGTCTATATTTTTTTTTAAAATTTCTTGGTTGGCATCGTGGTTATTTAGCTCGATTTGAAGTTGAGTCTTACAATCATTTAATTCTCTCTCATACACATTGGTTTTTTTAAACTCTTCCTCTAACATTTTGGTTTTTTTTTCGAAATCATTCTTTCTCTCCTCTAAGGATTGTAAAGCGTGATCAATATTAGAAAAACACTTTAAAATACTTTCAGGGTCGTCGTTATCATCACGCTTCCACCGATCTACAAATTTTTTTATATTACCCACCAAGCGTATGCATTCGTCTCGATCTAGTTTTTTCACACCCAAAACGCTTTTTAATACAAATAAAAAATTATCGGACACAACTTCTTTGTCTACATTAATTATACCGTTTTCCTCCTCACTCCCACCATGTTCGGTTTTTGTAATGTAATTATAATTATAAGTGGTCTCTTTGTTCTTTGTATTGCTTAAGGCTCGAATCAACAACTGATCTGTTGATAACCCGTGTAATTGTGGATGATAAGCCAATAAAATGTCGCGCACCTTCCTTTCGAAATCATTGTTGTTGGCGCAACCATATCTGATAGTTGTTCCTTGACGCGCTATTGTCTTGATCAAATTGTGCACTTGTGTTGGTGTTATATCGACACCGCGATAACGAGTCAACGGTTCCATAATGGACGACGATTATCTCTATTGCGACTACGATGAAATTGATATTCCACCAATAATACGCTCCTCGCCAAAAAGGAAACTCTACGATGAACACGAAACGACGCCTGTCTTAAAGAAAGAGCGGGACAATAGTAGTGTTGAAAAGGACGGCGAGTGTTCTTCCAAGTATAAAAAGGAACCCGTTTGTGAGACGTCTGAAGATTTTGAAGTTTGCTCGAACTTACTAGAAAAAGTGGTCAAGTCTGATAGAGAGACCGCTCACTATTCTGCAAATTGTGTCTTTAAAATTACAAAATTGCACTATAGTTCTTCATTTTTATACATTTTTTTAACGGGAAATGACAACGTTCAATATTATTTTAAAACTTACTGTCCGATTTATTCGTACAAACTTTGCACGCACCGTTTTCAGTCGTGTCGCTTCAATTGTCAATCGTACAAGAGTCTGGTGGTGACGGGATTAAAATCAAGAGAATGTCATCGCGTCAATGTCATAAAAATGGAAAGGAGTAAATGTTCGGGAGAAAAGTATTTGCTCGACGAAATGTGTAACGATGTCAATAGAGTCCAAATGCAGACGGGCATTTACGAGGGAGATTATGTGAGATTCAAAGATGGTATTACTGTAGACGAGAATGGATGTGCTACCGGTGCTGTGTCGGAACTAGTTAAAGTGACTATGGAAGAGTTGACTCAACCGATTGATCCGATTGTCGGATCTTACGATTTGGAAACTTTTACCGACGGTATGCGTTTCTCTAACTCGGAAGTGGATCCTATAATTACCATTTCTTATGTCTTACGAAAACAAAACAACAACATGTCGCGCTATTGTTTTATCAACACTAATGGAAAACGATTTAGACTGAACGATGTTTACTTAGCAAACGCCGAATACTGTGACGGAAAGGTTATTGTTGCGCCATTTAATAACGAACGAGATATGCTCGTTACCTTTCTCGAAGTGTTATGGCGCACTAACCCAGATGAAATTTTGGATTACAACGGAGATAAATTTGATATTCCCTACATTATTGGAAGAATGAAGAAATTAAATATTGACGAGCAATTCATACAACGTTATGATCTTCCAAAGGTTTCTTTTAAAGTGACCAACATTCGCACCAAGTTTGGATACGGTTTTAATTCCCACTCAATGGTATATTACAATCATCTTGACATATATCAGTTTATAAAGAGTTCATATGATGCCAGTAAAATGGAGAACATGAAGTTGGATACGGCAGCTACTTTTTATTTAAATGTCGGTAAAGTGGAGCTAAGCGTTAAAGAAATGATGACGCTATATCATGAGGGTAGTTTTGGGAAAGTTGTTAAATACAACGTAAGAGATTCAATTCTGCCTTTGGAAATATTTTTTAAATGTCAAGTAGCCAACAAGCTATATGCCGACGCGGGCATCATGTACTTGTGCCGAGATGATTATTTGAGAACAATTTCTCACAAGATCAACTTGGCCCTATTCAGTAGATCTATTTACAACAGAAACGAAAATGGTGACGCTGATCCATATTTTTATAATAAATTTGATTTAAATAAAATTATGGGAAGAAAAAAGTCGATGGCGAGAGTGAACGATGATGATGACGACGACGGCCAAGAAGCGGCAGCAGCAGAAGAAGAGGGGGAAGAAATTGATTTTACCAACTTGTCTCGTTCACACGTGCCTCTACATCTTATTCCGCCAGACGCGAGGAAATTATGTCCTTTGAAGACACGAATGAAGTATACGGGAGGAAAGGTGTTGTCACCGAATCCCGGCTATTACGAGACCACTTTTACCCTTGATTTTTCACAATTGTACACAAGCATTATGATTTACATAACGGCGTGTTTGTCTAATCTATTTTTTGGTTCCGACGGTTACTTATATTTACAGCACAACGAGAATGCTGTTACAACTAAATTCTTAAAAGAAATGGCCAGCAAACGAGCTATATGGAAACAAGAAATGAAGAAGCACGCGCCCGGCTCGTTTACGTATAATCTATACGACTCTTGGCAAAACGCTGCAAAATTAGTTTGCAACTCTCAATATGGGTGGTTTGGTATGTTTTGCAAACCGCTAGCAAATTTGATTACGCAAATCGGTAGAGAAAAGTTAGGCGAGGCGAAGGAGAAAATTGAATGTCTGAGTGGAAATGAGGAGATTATGAAGAAATGGAATTTAACAAAGATGAAGCTGTCAGTAGTTTACGGAGACACAGATTCTAACTTTGTTGCAATCGATCTAGAGCCCGAGGAATTTAAACGTTTGGGTGTGGATGGTTTGAAAAAGATGATATTACAAGACATTCTGACGCCCGTTAACGCCGTCTGGGGCGGTTCGTTTAAAATGGAATTAGAAAATATAATGAAGTGTATGTTGATTAAAGGAAAGAAAATGTACATGTGTTTAAAAGAAAACGGAAGTTTGTACAAGAGGGGTTTTAATGTGAAAAAAGATTCACCCCCATTTCTACGCATTATATTTGACAATGTCATAAAGCGAATACTGACAAATCATAGTTTAGATTGTGTTTTGAAAAATATGTTAAGTGAGTTGAAAACGAAAAGGGACGAGTTTTGTGCTAAAAATTGTGATCAGTACTCATTTTCTCAAACTCTTAACGAAGACAAGAAAACTACGATTGCATATAAATTATATATGGAACTGAAAGAGTCTTCTAATACCAAGTATATACCGGCATCGGGTGATCGTATTCCTTATATATTAGAAGATAAACGTAGTAATAATGTAAAAGATAAAGCTTGGCCTACTCAGCTTTTTGAAGACCAAAATCCCAGTTGGAACAAGCATTTGGGTATAGTGTGTACATTTTTGAACGACATCATGTCAATGTTAAGAAACGATACCTTGTTTGTGTATACTTTCCAAATCATTTGTGATTACTATCAAAAGGATCAAGTTTATGATATTGTGTATCCGGTTCTAAAAGTCATGACTCAGTCTAAAATAAAAGATATCATGTGTAAAGAGTTAAATGTTAAAGACAAGAAGAAACTGGACGAAAAACAAATGGAGGATTGTTTCGAAAGAGGTGTGCACAAGTACATTCATACGCACGAGTTTACAATGAGTAAAACGCCTCCCAAATATCGCATCAACGTTGAGGGTTTTAACGACGATTGTCCAGCCTGTAACGGCAGAGGTATATCTGCTGTTAAAAAAAATATGTCACTTGAATTAATTGAAAATGAGGTTTCAAAGAAAGGAAAGAAAAAGATTGTAAACAAAGTAGAGGAGAAACAGGCTGTAGTTGTTGATAAAAAAAAATTAGTTAAAGAAGAGGTTGTCATACTTAAAAAACGCAAAGAAAAAAAGTCGGTAGTAGGCGGTAAGACCAAGTTGATAGATAAGTACGATTTGAAAGAGGAAGATGAATGGTGGCTGAAGCCCAAAAATAAAGGCAACTGATTTTATTAAATATATTTTATTGCATTGTTACATTCTCTAATTAAAAAACTAGCAATATACGAATAACAGTCGTCCTCTTCTAACGCAATTTGTAATCTATTTTTTATTTCTTCATGATCCGAGGTGTTTAGCACATTTGTAATTATGTTTATTATATTTCTTAAACCAATATCTTCTTTTATTTTGTCGTACAAATACCTAAACTGATCTCGTTGTAAGTCTAATTTGTATCCAAACAATTGAAACAAGGTGTCTTCGTCGAGTTTATCTTGTAAAAACAACAAGAGTATCCTGTGTAGCTTGTTCAACAGTGTTTGTTCGTCTGGATCGAACCTCTTCTCTTTTTCATGATCCTCTAAAATAAATTGAAGATTGCTGCGGAGGTTTTTGGACACAAAAGTAATTTTAATAGGATTTAAACTAACCAAGTCTTTTAAATAATCAAAGTTCATGGCTGCTACCGTTGATGTACTGATTGTGAATTATTTTGTATTATTCTAATGAAGAATTGTTTTTGTTTAATATAGCGTCAAAAGCGTCATTTATCTGCTGCTTTTTCTTTAACTTTTTCGTTTGCTCATTAAATAAAGTGTCTGGACCCGACTCATTATTTACATAATGAATATGTAGCACGCAAAAGAACAATACCAAAAGGACTAAAATCGTTATAATTAATTCACTGCCTCTAAAGGCTGTATTTAATAGGAAGGCCAAAACCACGAGCGCTATTACGGGAGTTATAATCGACATTTTCTCTATAAAAATTTTGTAATCCTTCAACGGGAGCTTATAACAACAAGATGTCTCTTTCAGAACGTTACAAAAGGCTTATTAATGACTGTTTTGATTACACTTTCTTAGAAAAATACAAGTTTAATTATGGAGATGGTAATTTTAAAAAACACAAAATTTTCAATACCAAGCTACCTCTTTATATACAAAGACGTTACAATTTACACGAAAACGATTGGTTTGAATACGTTAAAATACTCATAGATTCGCTCGCCGACAAATCCTGGTTCTCGGTTTCGTTAGAAGCTTATGGTACTATTAGTGAAACATTTTGTGTTACTCGCTATTCGTCCTGGATTGACGTTGTAATGAAAAAAGGAGAGAAAGCTTGCGTTCGAATAAAAAACAGCGGACCAAGCGACACTTCCATAGATCTATTTTATTACACCCTCATTAATTTTGTCTACTCTTTTTCCACAATTGAAAAACATGACGATAATATTAAAGATCTTAAAGAATTGTTTAAAGCCGCATTATGGCATTATTTAAACGAAACCTCCGACGGTTATTACTTTTTTGACCACACTAAAAACAACTTTTTAATTAAAATCAATTAGACCCCTTTCATCATTTCCTTCAGCACCATCGTTGCTAGACTCGTCATTTACAAGCGTCGGACCGGGGTGAAACTTGTTAATGTAATGCTTTGTTGCAGTCACGGACCTGTGATTCATAAGCTTTGAAGTTTTATTTAAAGAAAGACCGCTGTTCAGTATAGTGTCTGCAACATAGTTTCGAATCATGTTAGATTTAAAATTTGTGTCCCGATCCACAAAAACGGTGTCGACTAACATACGAAAGTCTTTGAAGCGAGTTGGGCTTTTAGATGATATTTTGTTTAGGAAATCCTCTGGGACTTTTTTGTATAGCTCTATGGCGGCGCAAAGAGCTTTTTTATTTTTACAAGTGACATAACAAAAATTCACCTTACCATGTTTAGTAATAAGATTCATTACTTTATGTTCACCCTTTTGCAAAATTTTTTCTAAATCTACCAATTTTATTTGATAAGCATTTGTTATTCTTAAACCCGTACCTTTAATAATGTTAAAAGCTATTGCTGCACGAAGCAAACTTTGATTGTTGTAATAATTTTTATATTGTATTTCTTTGTCAATAAAATCACTTATCGGATCAATAAAATCGTCTTTTAAAACAATTGTTTTATTTATTGCTAAGCGATCTTTCTTCTCCCTATCTTTTGGCAATTCAACATTACTCGGTATATAGTAGTCGGGAATCTTCATTGATCTTGTATAAAAATTTATTGTGGCCTGTAATCTTTTCTTCGACACATTACCCATAATAAGCAACCTTTCAATAAAATCCTCTACATCCATTAGCGGTTCCGCTTTAAGCAAACTCCCTAACTCTCTTTCAACGGTGTACCAACCATAATTTTCCAGATCTTCCTCTTCGATCAAACAATATATAATTTTTAATAACAGCGATTGGAACTCATCTTTGGTTGTTTGTTTATACTCTTGCGATTTTTTATGAGGCTGCCATAAATTTTTATGCTTTCCTTCACCCCTAGGCACTACATCGTCACCGCGCTTTTGCCTTTCTATTGTTTCTTCTAAAACTCGCGGAAAAATTGGATCTTGCTTAATCACTATACGCCAAATGTTATAATTATTAATATTTCTAATACTATTAGTACTCGACTCTTCCGTAGATGTATTCATCCTCCTCTGGTATATATTCCTCGTTTAAGTGTTTTGATTTGTTTAAGCGTGACACAACAATATAAACTATCACAAACACTATTACAATAACAACTATGAAACCTATCGCATAAAACCATATGTTTAAGGGTTCGTTTTTAGCATTTGATACGTTATTCTCGCCATCACTTTTGCTGTACAACGACTGTGGTGATTCGTTGTTATTAGCGTGTGCCAACTTTAAAGGTATACCTTCTAAATTTTCTACTTTTTTTAGTTTCTCAAAAGGAATGTGTAGCCCGTTCATGATCACGTATTAATTAACAAACAAACGTCTCACACACTGTTTTATTTAATCTTATTTTCCTTTACGTACTATGACAAATTTTTATATTTAATGTTGAGGTCTTGTATCAAACCGCGCCGGAGCGCTTCGTTTTCAAACGCCAGTTCGGTCAAACTCTCTTGTATAGGGGTTGTTCGATGAGCAGTATTAGAGACGATCTCCTCGTACATTTTTTCGTCGGCCGCATGATGACCAGCGTTGATTGCAGCTTTTTCTATTAACATGTATACATTTGTCGATAGCGTGAGAGGTGCGTTAACCAAGTAAGCGATATTGTCTCGAAATTTGTACACCTTTTCCTTTAAGTCATTTTTTAGTATAGAGTTAATAAAATATCCGTTATGACTTCCGAATAGCACATCTTCTACTAAATTATTAAACACGTCGTTGCACACGTTAAGCCGTTGATTAGATCTATCAGCAACGAGCTTCTCCACGTTTGGCGCAATAGGACTTCTGTGTTTGAGCGTATTTAAATATTCATCAGCCACATCGTTGTGTACAATAGGAAGAGGTTTACTGTGGGTAACGGCGTTTGCCATTTGATACTTTACAACATCGCTTAAATGTGATGCAGCCACATTGAGGCGTCTTTTATAAAACTTATCCGCATACGCTTTCATTATAGGTGAGATGACAAAGCTTTTATCAAAAATTCCATGAGTACCGCCGCTTAACTGCGTTGCACCTCCATATTTTTTTTCCAAATTTTTATAGTAATTAATTAGCTCCTCATCTGTTTCAAACCTTTTAGTGACGCTCACCGGTAGGGGTTCGGCTTGAAGAAACAAATCTCTAACCAAATTTAAACATGCAATTTGTTCGGGTGTTAATTTAGCTGTGTTATTGGAGCGGTACATATTGATCATAGCGGCAGTGGTGTTCCAGTTAATAAAATTATTACCGGCTTGTGAAACATCACTACCCCCTGTTGTATCCATACCTCGTCTTGTATCCATACTATTTTTGTCTTAATTTAAATATACTTTGTTATTTACAGATTTTCTCAATAAAATTAGCACGTTTATTTAATTTGTAATGTTTGCATATTGAAACTTTTGGTTTTGATAATAAATAATTATTTACAATGTATAGGAGGATTAATAAAAATGCTATTACTATAATATTTAAGGCGCTAAAGTTGACCAAATTTATTAATAATACTACAATTAAAATTGTTATTATTACAGTTTGTACGCTTTTACGTTTACATAAAATGGATTCGCAATTCTTAAACGCAATGTTAAACTGATTCTCTCCTTCAATATAATCGCGCAATTCTTGCTTTGTACACTCGTCGCACATAAACTTGACACAAACGGGAAGGTGCTCCTTTTCCGTGTCCACATTTTGAAAAGTTTTCGGTTGACTTCCAGGATGAAATTCAAATGAAAATTTGTTAGAAACAAACACTTGGGCGTAGTAGTGAGCCAACACAGCTCCTCCAGTTTTTCTAACTTTTACCCTGCATATTTTGATTACATTGGGTTCGTTGGAAGCCGTTAAACTATAATCGTAAATATAACGTAACAACACTTCAGAATCAAATTTAACGCGGTCCTTGCTATTGTTTTGACTCGACATTGAATCTATCAAACACGGACAACTTACTAGTAGACGGTTTTGGTTCGGGAATTTTAAATTCGGGCATTTCAATATCGATGTCGGTGCTCGAAACAATCTCCTCTTGATCAATTTCTGTTACCATTCTTGAATTATTTATACCTTCTAATTCCTCTTCTTCTTGTTCTTTTTCAACACTTATAGGCACAGAAAACTTAAATGGTCTAGGAAAAGTAACCATAAATATGTTTTGATCTTTTTTCAAAACAACGCTATCTAAAAGTATTAGGACCGCACTCATGGCATCACCCTCGACGGCATTGTGAACAACTAAGTAATTTTTATTACATACTACAATATGATGATGAATGTCTTTTAAATGATCAAGCTTTTCGCTTTCGAGTATTTGCAATTTGTAGGCGCCTATGCTTAGTTTTTGTAAGTTGTAATCCTCTTTCACTTTAAACATTATTTGTTCTTCCTCTAATACAGGATATATTATAATGCTATCTCTATCCACGCTTGTTGTTGCCATTTTTCTTGTAATAATAGTAATTTTGTTTTACAACGTATTTATAGAAAAAGATTTTAATCAGAGCGCGTTTAATGCAAAAGTCAACGCTCTTACAGAGTTTCTCAAAAATAACCACGAACCCCTGCCGCGAAAATTAATGTTTATTAGTCACGTGTTCTCTCCGTATTATTACATTACTGAGTTTGATGTAGAATCTTTTAAAACTTTATCCGTCAAAGCACACGATGAACGAGTCGAACATTTTAGCTTTTTGGACCAAATCTTTAGAGAACCGAATAACGACGACAGCGACAGTCTGAGCGAGAGAGGAGGCGCTCCGATATATACCAAATTTCAAAACAGAATAAAAGAATCAAGTATAAGTTTTCATCCAGAGAGTGTAACCAAGTTTATAGCGCACGCTGATGATGGAGACTCGATTGTTGAATGTCACAATGGAGAATTTAACGGCGCCGAATGTATTCCCTATCCCATTTGTAAACAGTCAAATGTCGATATTCCCCTAACTGAAGACACTTTAAACAGACTTGTTTTCAACAAACTTTTAGCCAGACAACGCAACATAACTAATGTTATGAAAACACATCCCAGTCTTTACGTACGCTGTGATGCAAATTTAACGCCCCACATGCAAGAGTGTGATATTGGAGAAACATTTTTAGACAATCGGTGTGTTACAGAACCTTTCTTGTCCACAGACGAAGGTGTTGTTCTGAACGCCAAATTGAACAAATTTAAAGTTCCCAACATCAAAATTGTTTCAGCTAAGTTGCACAAAAGATATCACAATGATATACAAGAAGAAAGAAAAGAATCCGCCGTACGCATCGTTGAACTTGATGCTGATGACCCGCCAAAAAACTTTGTTAAAACTTCTTTTGAGTCACCAGTCGGCATCACGTCAAAGAATACTAATAACTATTCGTTGAGAGTAAATCTTGGATTTCAAAAGACAGTTGGGTTTAACAAAGATTCTTTAGACCGTTCTATTATCGAAGGTTTGAAAAACAAAAATAGTAATCTAGTGTTTCCGATCAATGACAATTCTTTGCACGACAACACGCCGTGTACAGAGTACGGAACCGGGCACACGTACATAGATTTAACAATAGGTACAGATCAGTTTATCGAGTGTCTTGATAATCACAACATTTTTATACATTCTTGTCTTACAAGAGGTTTCATGGACGGAAAATACTTTTGTGACAAAGAAGAAATTTGCACAGACTTTGAGTTTGGTGCAGGTGAAATTATTAACAGCTTAAGTAACGATCACATTTCGTTTGATACGGGTAAAACAGTTTGTTCAAATTACCAAATCACTCAAATTGTAGAATGTGACACAGAAAACGTTGTACCGTCAAAACAATTTGACCATCCATTCAATGTCTCGCTCGAACTGAACCTTCCTAAAGAGGTTTACAACGGAGAGTTGTGTGTTCCTTTCGACGTTGATCTAGTACATATAAAAAACGATAATTTTAAAGTAAATGTTGAGAACAAATTGAACATAAACTTTTCAAAATCAATGATAGGAAGAGTGAGTAAAATTACCACTTTGGAGATGTTATCCGCTGCCAAGTTGAGCGCTTTGGTGACGTACAGTCGTAATCTGGGAGAAATATGTCTCGATCCTTACACTTGTGCCGGTTTGGAGTGTGATGGAGAAGGTGCTGTGGTCGTAGATATTTTTGACAACACACAATACAATGTGTGTGATGAAAACGGAGAGGCTGTGCAACATAAAGTGCAAATGAAAGAAAACGAGTATATGGACTTTGTGAAAGGGAAAATTGTCGAAAACAGCAATTACCACGGAGAGTGTCGTCTACAAGAAGGCGTCGATTACTTTGAAAAGATGTTTAGGGAGGTGCAAGACGTGTCTTGCTTTTACACAATGCCAATGTTTGAATTGAATAAAGAAGATATTATCAACTAAAACGGTACTATTCTATTGTTACGATAGTTGACGTTCCGGTTGTACCTATTGTTGTTATTATAATAAGCGGCGCTAGGTCTTGCTGCGGCTGTGGGAGAACAAAGATTAGCTGGCTGATCCGCTCTGTTTATTGCTAAATAATTGGGATTATTATAACTAGGATAGTTATTGTTCAGCGCAGTTCGAGTGTGAACAACGTAACCGTTATCGTTTGTTGTGCCGTTCCCCATAACCGTGTTACCAATAGATCGAAGATTGTCTCTTAGCAGATTTAATTGAGATTCAATACGCTTGTGTTGTTGGAGAATTTCCTTTTGTACCCTCTCCAGTTCATAATGTCTATGCGCTCCATCTGGTGCGTAATTATCCATTTAAAAAATCCTTATCTATATCTTTACTACTCGTATATATAGACTAGCGCGCTCGGACACAACACAGTCGAAGCAGTTGCATCATCATGTACGGAGTTGAGAGGTGGAAATATATTTGTTTGAAGGAGGGTTCTAGACCGCGATCATTGTTTGATTTGGCCGCGTTAGCGTTACCGCCCGGCATTCGCATTGAAAAAATCTTTAACGAACCATTGATTCGATTAATTAAAGGAGTGCATGGATTTTTCTTGTGTGTACGATGTGAACTTACGCTGCAGTATAGCGAAAATCGTATAAACTATTGCTGGCAATGTGCGGATAAATGTTTGTTTTGCGAACGAACAGGACGTGTTCGCGTCTGGGACGATGACGCTGAAGCGAGAATATTTAAATACAACAACAGACTGCAGGTATACGAAGTGTTATACGACAGCGAGCCTAACACAATAAATTTGGAGGATTACGAAAATTGTGAAGAGAAGCATGAAAATCATTACGTTTTTGACAAAATAATAAAGCTAATTTGCGATCATTGCTTTGTCAATTATGACTACTGCACCGCTTGCCGGGATTATTTACACTTCACTAAGCTGATACCAATCAGAATTTATTTCGTTTACGACAGGCAAGATCCTATACCTCCGACGGATTTTAAAAGTTTATGTGAAACGTGTGCATTGAAGCTACAATGTTATATTTGCGGACCTGAAAAGCGCTTTACTAGCGAAGATATAAAGCGTTTTCGCGACACGACCATACAGTTCATGTTTGCTTCGCTTCGGTCAAGAACGGTGTGCTTTGATCATGCCCATTGCGTGATATTTAGTCACCCCTACAGACAGGACAGTGATTATTCGTCCGACGAGGACAACCAAACGTTTTATTTGCATCATACCATGAGACCAATACAATATTTACCGGAACCTCCCATAACACTACACGAAGCTTCTTTATTGAGAAATCCCAAGTCGATGCTTAATGCGGTAAAAACCCTGGCAAAACGCGAAGAGGAGAATATAATTGACGCGCAAGAGGCAGCAAAATTGCTGTGCAATCTGCCGGACATAGAGCGTATCGACTTGATCCGATTATTGATTTATGTTTTGGAAAATAAAAAAAACGCAGTGGTGTTGAATGTGTACGAGAGCACTGGTGTGCAGTGGATAAATTGCCGCAAATGCTCACCCCCGGACGGAATTTGGAAGAATATGTATTATGTACAAAAAGACTGCTGCAACGCCATTAAGTATATGAGTTACAATTTTGATGAGGATCTCACACCAATTCTTTTAGAGGAGACGAGCTATTGCGCAGAATGCTCTTCCCCCTTGTTTATGTTGATTGATGCTGAGCACGATAGCGACTATCAGTGCGATTGTGATGATATGTGTTAATTTGGTATCTTTATGAATAAGTTTAACAAATTCATTTGTTGGCTTTTAAAAATGATTTTGTTTTATAATAACATGTATCCTATTAAAGTAATACAGCTGCCTGGACAACGATTGTTCTTTAAATTGCGCCACTTAATAAAAGCTTTTGGTATATCAAAGACTTTAATTGTAAAACGCGTTCCACCTCACTGTTTGGTAAAATTTAATTTGTTAAAACCTTTTTGTACAAACGAAACTCTTTATCCTTCCACATTGTTCATATCGCTTCGCGGTTTGCAATATATTAATAATGATATATTGCTAAAATATTTACAAAAAAGCTATCAAACTCGAGGCCTATACATTAATAAAAGTTACCAAGTCGTAGAATTTGACAGCGATATTGAGGAAAGCGACGAATGTGAGCGAGAGTATGATCTTGAAAAGTGTACAGTCGGTGTTGTAGAGCCTAATATCGAGTTTATAAAAATGGGAAAAAGGTGCTATTTGAAAGCGTGTGATGTCGCACGAGCTATAAACTGCGCCTCTACATATAATATCGACAAGTTTGTATCGGACGAAAATATGGTGTTATGGGCGGACTTGCGTGAGTTTTTAACAAAAAAATGTGAAGGCTTCGCTCCCGCTTACTCTAGATGGAAACAACAAACTGTCTTTTTGAAAATAACTGGACTTAAACAGCTGTTGTTGGCTAAGAATCAAAAAACACTGTTCGCTCAAATTAATTTGGCGCTGCAAAACTATTCTTCAGACCGCGCGCCTATATACATCAAGCCCACGTCTAGATACTATAAAAAGAATTTAATTGCCGAACAGTGTGTGGTCGGTAAGATGTACAACTATATCGATTTTATAATGCTTCCAGACACAAGCGTTTGGTGTAAATTGCGTATGGTTCGGAAATATTTTTCCATTAAAACACTACAAGACATGAGCATGTTTCAAGAGTACACAACGACATGGTCGGAAATCGATGCGCTATTAAGAAGCAAACGTCTTTCCTGTAATATTAAATGGAAGCAAAACACTTGTTTAATAAACGGAGAGGGGTTATATAAACTATTAAGAAATTTCGAGCTGAATTCACAGGCTGAACGTTTTTATTTTGAAACACTCCATGAACTTAAAACTAAATTAAAAATTAATGTCAAAGTTTGATTTCATACAGTTAAAAGTTGATATTTTAAGTACAAAGTTTGATTTTTTAAAGTACATTTTGTCTAAAGTTTGATTGTTTAAGTGTAAAGTTTGATTTTTTTAAGTGTATTTTGTCTAAAGTTTAATTTCTTAAGTGTAAAGTTTGATTTTTGTTGTTTTTGTTAGTCAAATTTTTTGAATATTAAGCCAGAACTTGGCTTTTTTCCTTCTTCCCCCTGTACGGAGAAGCTGAATTTTGAAGTAAATAAATTACAAAGATTTGGCAACGCCGATTGGTCTCGTATTAGACTTTCGTGATTTAATAAAAAATCAAAGTATTGTCGAAAATCGGTGCGCACTAATTTGTAGTATCCAATATAAGCGTTTGTGAAGAGTATTAATAAAATAACAAATTGAGTTATGTATCCTTCATCCATTTTAAGATTAGATTCATTGAGGTTGCAGACAAATTCGTTGGTTATGAATCTCTCGTAAGGATTCACCGGCGCAGCATGCTCTGTTGATTTGATCCGATCAAACAGTTTTGTCATGTATTCGTTTTTGCAGTCGTTTTCTTCAAAAACAACGTTGACGTCCACGGGCTTCTCAAGTACGCGCAATATTCCAGGCCGGTCCACGAAACACACCACAGTCTGGTCGTCGTCGGGGTTGATGCTACGATAAAAGACAATGGGTTCGCCGGGGATTGCAAACTTACGTTCGCTAGTTATAATAAAGCGCATGTCCACAAAACGTGTACTGTGCGGAAACATCTGTGTATTGACAAAAGCTAGCGAATGATACACAAGACTGAGAATAGCCTCCGGCGTTCCGTTTGAGCCGAACAAAATTTTCAAATCTGGCAGTTTGAGATCAAGCACCATCGCGACGTACTTGCTGAGCATCAAGTACATTTCTCGCTTCTCTTGCTGACGTTGATAAGCCTCATTTTTATTAACTAAATCGCTGACGTCATAACGTTTCGAGTAAGAATTTTCAGCATCGGTTATTTCCGTTACCGTCCTGTAATTCTCAACCTTTCTCTCTCCCTCTCGTCCAATTGTTCTTGTACGGTTCATAATAAAATGCAATTCTTATAGACAAATGAAGTTTATTAAAGACAATTATAGAAATTTACACGTTATTAAGGAATCACTTCGGTGCCCAACCACAATGGTCTATTGACCACATACACTTCATATCCCTGCAAACCTTCTTGCCTGCGTGTCGCTCTTCCTTCGAATTCTACCACTGTTCTAACTTGGAATCTCGGCTCTCTTAACGGATTAGCGAGGAAGCGCGATTTAGTGGGATTGTATAAGTTGGCGGCGACCAACCCGCGCTCGGGCACCAAATCACAAGTGGGTACTTGTGCTAACAACAATTGAGTGTTGCTTACGGTCATAGTTTGAGGTCTCACCGTTAGTCTAATCAGATTCTTTAGAAACGGCGGCATTTGGTCAAAGACCGCGGTCTGCACTCCATTTCCCGGAGGATTGTCGAAGCTTCTGATGTCTCGTATAATCTCTGGTCTACAATAGATGGCCGGATTAATCAAGCCCATAATATGACTCACTACCGACTGTAATTTGGCGAGCACGTCGTCTGTGTAGTATTCTTGGCTGACAAGACCTCGGCACAGTTCGGCAATTAAGTCTTGTCGCTCGTATATACTATAGAATACAAACTTTTCCGTCGCTGACATGTTTTCAACTTGCAAATAGGTGAGAAAATTGGAAGGTAAAGGGATCATGATTCTTCGAGCGTCTTCGGTGTTCTGTTGAATCAACGTTTTTCCGATTAACATGTCGAACTCGGGCCCCACTCCGCTCCCAATTCGTACCACCATTTTTTCCATTTTAAAATATTTTGCCAAGTGATACTGACAAATGAACGTACCGTCGTCGTTGTATGGCTGAATGCATGGTGGTTCGTAGGGTCGACAGTTTAAAAACTCTGGTGGTTGAACGCCTTGAAAGATGCAAAGATTTGTGAGGTTACACGCTGGAGAATTGAAATTCATTGTTATAAATGCTCTTGTGACTTATAAATTTAATAAAGATGGATGAAGTAGAGAAGGAGTTTGAAATTAGTTATACTTTTACTTTTCCTCAAGATATGCTGTATCTGATTAAAAACTTCTTAGATAAACACTTTTCAATTAAAGAGGAATATGTAGAGGTTTTGGACAAAAATAATGTGCGCTCTCGTATATTTATAGATGGGACGATAAAAAGTGTTAAAAAGAGTGTCGTCGAAAGTGGTAGATGTGTTGTTCCACTGGTGGACGGTTTTGTACCAATGATAGAGCGTGAGTGCGACGAAAAAATATATCACGAAAGAGACGAAAAAATTAAACGTATTTGCAAGACTAGGGTTTATCAGCGAACGAACGAATTAGATAACGCCGAAATAAAATTTGAACACATATATTATGAGTACAGCGAAGGTGACTTTTTAGATCCGCTAACGGCTAACAAACAAATTGCTTTGTATAATCTTCTGAAACCCACCGAGGAGATAAATACGACCAACAACTCTCATTTGGGTAGTGATGAAATTTTATGTAATTGTAGAGTAGAGTTTGAGTATGATAAAAGACCTGAACAAAATAAGTTAATTCGGCTAGCCGAGCTCATTCAATACATCGAATACAATCTTCTGGTCGACACTGAAATACAACCGTTTTTGTCTCACACGAATATATTTAATGAAATTATGTATAGATCTTTTACGGAAGAGAGGCTTATTACAGATAACTGTAGCGATGTGGTGTTATGGGCTTTAAAATTGGACGGGACGCGAGGTAAAGGTTACGTGGTAAACGATAACACTCTGTTTATTCAGTTGGATGATATGCAAATGTTTTCCAATGTGTTGGAGCCGATTCTTAAAAATGATTCCGATACCGGCTCAAAAAAGTGTTTTGAAAAGATTTTTGGGTCGTATGCAACATCACCAGTAAGATTTAGCTCCAATAGATTGTTGGGTGTTCAAGTGGAATATGTTTGTTCGACAAAAACATTTTACGTAACAGACGTCCTGAACGTTTACAAATACACATACGATAATAAAAATCAATTTGATGTTTCGGCACCTTATCACGTGAACATTTATGATGCAATGAACTTTATGACAACATCTTGTCGTAAAGAGTTTAAATACGGAGACTATATTGTAAAATTTCAACGCTTTTATCCGTGTCGTAAAGATGTAGAAGAAATTGATTTGAACGACGGTTATATAGGTCTTTTACAAGAAGGAGATATTGTTAAAATTAAGCACTGCAAATCTTTTGAAATGAAATATATGGGTAAAAGTGAATTTATAAGTACTACTGGTGTGTTTAAGACTGACAATTGTATTGGTTTGGAAATTGGAAGTATATACGAAGTAAAAATGTCGCAGCCAGACGAAAATAAGGTGTGTGTAATAAAAAAAAGACCCGATCGCTTGCTATTCAACTGATATAAAAGTCAACGCTCGTGTTGCTGATAAACATACGCCTTCCCTCACACGCCGAAGACAGACCACACTATGGATACTGAAGCGATGCCTGCGGTGATTTTGAAGTCCATTCAAGATGAAATTGAAATTAAGTGCCAAAAGTGTCGTATATTATTGTTTTGTCGAGAGCATATGGACGATTACATTTTGTTGCAAAAACTTCGAAGAATCTCCTTGAATCAGAGAAAATATAAATCATCATTAAATGTTTTGAAAGACCGTGATTTTAAGTGTAGGAGGAAACTGGAGTTTAATTAAATATGTATTTATATTAAGAACTGCTCTTGTTTTATTAAAATGCCATATAATAATGTCTCTGACCTTCCATCCAGGGTAAAGAATTCGCTACCTTATCAGGCGCAAAGAATGTACTTGCGCGTATATAACTCTGCCATGGATCGTTACGAGAATCCGAGTCGTGTAGCGTGGGGTGTGGTAAAAAAACACTACACAAAACTAAAAGATGGTAGATGGGTTCAAAGAGACGAAGCGCTCACCGACACATCAGACACCACCACTACCGACGACGATGAATTTTACTAATTGATAATGCCTAGCAATTTTTTGTATAGAGTCCAGTCCATCTTTTGAAATTTGTTTAACTTATCATTGTTTTGTTGTATTGGTCTGTAGCTGTTTACATGGTTGTGAAACAGCATAGACTCGTAAACTAAATGATTGGTGTATAAAACATTTTTGGTGGACATGCTTCTATTGTACTCTTGTACTAAGGTGAGGGGGTCTCCCATTTTTTCGTTATACAGCGCCACTTCAACTTTTTCTACCTCGTACGGAAATGAGTTAATAGTGAGAAAGTGTTTGGCGCACATAGGACAGAAGAGGACAATAAAGATGTTGTAAAATATCCATTTGATGTTTTTAATATTTTCACGAACCATATCAATGTCCAAGCTATCGCGATTTACTACCATTTCGTCTGCGATCAAACAAATAAAATGAATGCTGTCCCAGATGGTGCTAAAAGAGAACATAAATTGGGGCGGTGTAATGTTTTCTAAATTAAAATTTAGCAAAGCCTCCGTGTACATGTCTTTAAAATTATCCAGCTTCACATCCTTACCTAATGAGACACACCATGAAATAAGTTTTTCGACATTTTCGGCTCGGGGATCACCGTAAACGGTCACACAAAATAGGTGATAAAGAAACCTAACTTCTTTAATCAACACACTTTGTAGTTCTTTCGAAGGAGCCACCCGCGTCATGTCTAACATTCTATATATGAATAAAGCGCAGCTTCCCTTGTACCTAATGACCGTGGGCGTTTCTACCAACATTCTTATAGAAGTGAGAGTATGCTCTATTTTTATGTATAAGTGGGGCGAGTAACAAACATTCGGTCAATGGCAACCCTGAATTTGTATACGTTTAAACCCAACGTCTTATGTCTCGACGAGAGTGATGAACGAGAAGAAATGTATATTCAAGGTATAGTGGAGGCTGTAGAAAATCAAAGCTGCGACAAATTGGCGTGCTTTCTAGAATTAAAAAAAGAGCAGGTCTTGCTACTCAAGAGATTATCAGACCATATTTTAAACAGAACATCGGGCAACTATTTTAGAAACCATGTCCTTCTGGACGTTCTAGTTATGTATAAAAAGTATAATGAAGAATTCGGTGAGGATACGGCTTTTGGGAACGAATGTGCGCAACTTTGTTTGGAGATTGTTCAACTAATGTACGAGCTGTTTAGTTGCACTACCAATATTGTTGTGCTGATTGAAAGCGAAGCTGACCCGGAGGATGAAATAAATCTTCTTTTAGCGCATTTAGAAAGAAGTAAGTATATTGCGACAGAAAAGGTGTGTAAATTTGGAAAAACACCAAGACTACAATTTAGTATATAAAAACTTCATAAATTATAAGGAATAAAAGATAATGTTTGGTGCCATCGTATTATTGTTGGTAATTGGCGCTGTTCTATACCTATTGTACAGTAATGATAAACTAAACGGAGATTCAATTAATAACTCATCTGACCAATCAGGGGATTCTATGGATTCGTTGCAGGTAGAAAAACAAAATGCTAATAATGTAAGAACGATATCTCCAAACCGAGTTAAAAATGTACGCTTGGCGCACGGAGATAATCTCTTTAGTAAATTAACCGTCACCGAGGCACCAATCTCTTATGATCAAGCGGTTAATCACGGCGATCGTTTAGGCGCAAATACCGTATTCTTGGGCGTGCTGGACCAGCCTTTAGGTGGTTTGCCAAATTTAAATAGACAGACCGCTAATGTAACAATAAAGCAATTCAAAAATCTATTTATAATGTTTAAAGGACTGGACTTTGTGGAGATTGATAACAACAATTTAATGGTTCGTTATGAGGTGGGTAGCCTAGTCTACGCTCTTATCGATGCATCAAACGCCACCCTTCCAGATTTGTTGCGCGACGTCAACTATCCTATCGTAGTTCTCACAAATAACTCTAGTGCTCAGCTAGTTCTTAAAGAATGGGGATACACTCAAATAAATAACAGCGGAACTCTCTTTGTTAAAAATGAAAAAAGTTTTAGGTTGCAATAAAAAAAGTATTAATTAAATAAATTTTATTGTAAACACAGAAATAATTACATCATATCATCATCAATGTTCGACTTAAACTTAGGTCTATCTTTGCGGAAATACTTTTCCGACTTGGCAATGGTCAAGTTTTCATAAGAGCACGTGTCAGCGTTGAAGAAGCGACTCTTGCCGTACTTTTTACGAAATTCACCAAAAAGTCTACTCTCATCACAGCGCTCGTGCATTTTGTAATGAACCATATGCTTCACAATGTTTACACACTTTGTAATCATGTCTAAAAGAATCGCTTCAGTAAAACCCGGCGCACCCTTTACCTCCTTAATATCTAAAACATACAAAAGCGCTTCAAGTGTGTTATTGTAGATATATAGACACTTCTTGTTATGCTTGTAACATTTATCCCCTTGTAGAATATTTTTGTAATAAACAAACCCAGTCTTTGGATCCGAGTTGTAATAGAGAACGTTTCCCAGAAATTGTGTTACTGGCGAGGTAAGTTTTGAGTTGATGTCCTTTATTTCATGGTACCTTTTACGAATGTAATTTTCGTAAATGCTCCCATTAAAAGGCTCAATATCGCTCTCGAAACTATGGTCAATGTAAATTTGACCAATACGGTTACTGCACGCCTTATCGTAACCGTCTCGAATGAAAAGCATATCGTTATTAGTGATCATAACTTTGTAGTTGGCACAAAAGTATTCTTCGGGTCCATATTTCTTGTTTGCAAACTCAAATTTGGTGCTGTCTGCAATACTCTTTAAATAACCCTTTGACATTATTTCCGCCTCGTTCATTATGTACAACTGAGACTCAAATCTCTTAATTCTTGAACTCTTGTCCTGATTGTTTAAATCATATATGTGCCTGTCACACTTGTAAACTAAAATAATTTTATCTAGTAGTTCGAACAGAGACGACTTTCCGCAATTGGGCTCGGAGGTGATGACCAAACACATTTTCTCATAATCTGTTGGAATGGCAAGAGACGCGCAAAAATTGATAATCGCTTTGGAATTGGTGATGTTAAAATTTGTCAATAATCTAAAATAGCAAAAACCTTGTATAAAATTGTTCAACAGGTTCTTGTTTGTAGTTTTCAAGGAAAGTTTATTAAGATACATGCGCATATAAAAGCGAGTAAGCCACGAATACATATCGTCGTTGAGGCTATCAAATTCTATCAATCTATCTGTCCATATGTTGTATTGAAGAGGGATCTTTTTCAATTTGTTAAAGGTTAAATTAATTTTCTTAACCACTCTATTGGCTTCGTACAATTTTTTGGAGTTAGCAGAACCAATGTTTAGATCTTGCACAAACTCTTCCACTTGATCCGCTACGGTGTTATTTAAAAACATTTCTGCCCCATTAAGGCGAATGTAATTATGTAGCTTTTCAATGATGACCTTTTTGTTTAGAAACAAACTCTCTTGCAAAAGAATTGGCCTATCACACTGTTCCGCAATGTCTAGAAATTCATCATAACACGTTGCTAAATAGCCCCATATATAACTAGTAACAGAGCTGTTGGGCCACAAAAGTTGTAATGTTACAGCCAATTGCAAACACAGTAAATCAATGTCTTGACCGCGTGAGATGAAATTGTGTAAATGATCATTCAAATTTAACTTAATCATCAACATTACTAGATCACTATGATGGTAAGATAGAACGCTCTTGATCATTATTTTTAGTTTATCCATCAACTTGTTTTGAACATCCAACAGTTTTCCGTCGAGCATGGCACAATCGCGAATACCATCTTTAGTTAGATTAAAATCCCGTTCAAACTTTTTGGCGTGATACGCCTTCAATAGGAGTATATCGTTTTTCATAGCGGCAAAGATGGCGTCAAAAGCGCGTCTGTCAACAAATTCTTGATTTTTGCAAATAAAATTTTTCTTTAGAGAAGATACAATCACAAAAGGGCAGGGTTCTATGAATTTTTTTTTGCACACATCAAACATCCCGTCTTCTGTCATGTAAAAATTGAGAAGATGATTAAATTTCAATGTGGTTGTTTGGATTTCGTCAGCTTTTTCATAGAGACTTGCTATGTCGTGCTCTTTTTTGTTCTTGACATATTCATATATTTTTCCATTAAAAATATAACTGACTTCGTTATCTTTAATTTTTTTAAAGAAACCAAAACTTTTGACAGAATCGTCTAACTTGGTCGTTTTTACCAAGGAACTGGTAATGTTCCATTCTTCGGTGTTTTTAAATATTTCAAAATGTATCGCAAAATAATATCCCAAAGCTTTTTGAGGCTCAGTAAAAAATTTAAGGCTCTTCAAAAATTTTTTGGCGCTATCTTTAGATGCAACGTAAATAAAATTCTCTTCGTACAAACATTCCATCTTGCGTTTTTCTTCCTCGTCAAAGTCTTCGTCTCGATAGTTTGCAAATCCGAGAGCGTGCTTGCACAAAAGCATTAAAAACAAAAAAATATCCTCTTCCTTCTCCTGGTTTTGAAATTTAATGTGTGACGCGCAATACTTCCAGACATTTATAATTAAATACGGAAAAGTTCTAAACTCGCTGAGTTCCAAATATTTCAATAGAAACATATTCTCACCAAAGTCGTTGCTGGGGGCGGCTTCGCACATGTAACTCGCGATCTCATCAAAACACTCTTTAATGTAACGATCAAAGTCTTCGTGAAAATTTGAGGATGGTGAAATTTTGATGTCACTCTTAGCGGGCAAAATGCACGTTTCAACGGGTTCTTCTCCATCGTCGGTCAAAAAAACTTGTACCGAATCGTAGCGCAGTCTGTTCAAATCAATCTCTCCCAAATACGCAAACTTATCGGTAAAGCGACACGCTACCACTAGATCGTTGTTGACGAGATAATTCAACAAAATCTGGTTTTTTGAACCCACATAATGGTTACCAAACTTGAGCTCAACGGTGCGCACACTGTCTTCATGATTGATATCAACATCCATGACGTGATGCGGCGCGTCGGTATGAGGTCCGTTTTGAAACCATCGTTTGTCGTCGACTTTAAGAGAGCAAAATAAATCAAAGTTGATTTGGCTGTTGCTAAATAAATTTACAGGACCCAAATCACGATGATTGAAAAGTGGTATGTGCGCGCTTAGGGTGATGTTGTAATTAATTTTGAGGTACAGAAGCCAGCCCAAAAACCTCGCGCTCATATTACTCCAAACAACATATTTACCCCCAAAGACGATGTCGTTGGCGCTACCGTCCATTAAATCCTTAAAGCACGGTAGTTTTGCTTGATTCAACAGGCGCTCGTAATCTGTACGCAGCATGTAAGGTTTCACTTTGGTGTTGTAAAAATTTGCCACGTGACACCAGTCGTGCTCTTCTGTCGCTGCGCAGGTCAGTAGCTCCACCAAAAAATCCATGTCTGAGCAATCCTTTATTTTATAAATATCGCTCCGGGCGTTATAAAATAGCCAGTGATTATTGAAGACACAATCTTTTGAAGTAGGCACTCCGTGCGTTTGGTAAGAATTTAGTATCATGTTTATGGACATAGTGGTTGTTCCTCTGTTGTTTTTAGCTATTTTCGCGTTACTAGTAATCACACTTCTATTCAATCCTGTCGAAGATTTTGCTGCCGAAATGGTAGAGGCTACTGTTGTCAATGTTTTGCCCTTGATTAATGTTTTTGAAAAGGGTAACGATAGGCTTTTTGTAATCGAGCCCGAAAAGAGTGTGATATATAATACGCACGGCGCTTTATATTATTACTTTGAAGGGGGTGTGAGTGGACGTCTATGTCCGCACAACGAATACGCTGTAGTGCGAATAACGGCAGCGGACATCGAGCTAATAAACGAAACCGGCGTATACGATATCTATTGTAGTCCCGTGGGATCGAGAACTATATATAGCCATTTTACATCTGATTCCTTTAGATATCAGGCTATTTTACCCAAAATGACCTATACCCTTCTGGATGTTTTAAATTATCTTATCGAAACGGGTTTTGCTCTGGTGTATTGAGATTACGAGTCGCCATGGAAGCAATCGTATTCTTTAAGATAACGCACAATCTCAGAGTGCCACACGTGCCAGTCTTGGACTGGTTCGGGACAACGAGTTAAATTAACGAAATTATCATAATGAATATTATTGTGGTGCAAGTCATCCACTAACGTTATGGTTTTTATAAAATTAATTCCTTTTTCTTTGAGATAATGCAAAATGACGCGAGGAGATTTCGGAAGGTTGTGGGGTTGAACGTTAAGATAAAACGGTGTGCTTTTATATACTATTTCGTAGCGTGTGTCTAAACCGTCTTCAAAGTGGTAATCGCCTAACTTTCTACCTTCGGATAAAACAACTAAAAAGTAATCGTACAAGTTTAATTTTTTCAAACTCTCCACCACATGACGCCTTTCACCGTAGCTCCACAAACAAAGAACGCAATTATTTCTTTTTAAAAAATCCAAACTTTCGTGTATAAAGGGATCGCGCAGGCGCACCTCCTCCTCTTCTGTTATAAGAGTTGAGTCCATATCGAATACAATAACGTGGGGAGGAGAAAACATTTGCGTGCTGTTTAAATGATTCACTTCGTTTACATTTAACAGTAGCCATTCTTCTAAAAACTTGTATGTTGCCGGACTCTCATAAGTGGTGAATAAATGGCCGAGATAGGAGATTTGATATTTATTTTTAAGTTGATTTCGAAAGTCGGTCACGCTATCGAGAGAAGTTATTGTATCCATTTTGTAAATTGGTGAGAAGTTGTGTCGGACAACGTCGTCGGCGAAGACTACAAATTCTATTTTGTCAAGTGCGCACATTTCTGCAAAGCGTACATCTGAGTAGCGATTCAATATTAAGACATGTCCCTTAACGGAGGCCCACTTATTGCGCAAAACGATCCACTCCATTTGAGAAAAATATTCGATATATTTGCAGACTTTAGACGTCGGGAGGACTATAGCGGTCTTGTGGAACACTTAATTACGACTTATCCGGAAAATGTCAAGAATCGGACTTTTAACTTTTCCAATACGGGCCATACGTTCCACATGCTGTACGCGTATGTGCCGTCGCTATCCAACAAGGAGCGAAAGCAAATACGATTGGACGGTATAAAAAAGTTAATGAAGAGCACCAGCAACCTTTTTGCCATGTATGAAGATGTGTTTAAGTGTATGAAAGAGGGATTAATAGAGGAATCCTGCCCTTGTGTTGCTATAAAATCTCGTTTGCAGGAGAACATTGCGTATAACGAGTGGTTGTCCAATAAAAATTTTGACAGCAAACCTCTCAAGTTGAAAAAAGATCCCATAGACAACATTCTTTTCAAGTACAGCGTCAACTGGAAACAGAGCTTAAAAAAGAAAAAAAATGTTGCTGTAAAAAATGAAGTAAAAATAAAAAAGTGTGAAGTAATAAAAAAAGAACTGTTGTGCTTCACGACCTTAGCTAAAAAACTCTCTCCTTCTTCGCTAGACGAAATTAATGGGCGTACCGTTGTGACGTGTTCGCACGAGTTTACAATACAAGAGAAACAGCTAAGGGCGGGGGATGAGGCTGTGTCTTTTGTGAATGTATGTTCGGTGTGTGGGTTGGTGAAAAAAGAAGAAAATTAGTTTACCATAGTAAATTATTTTTTATTAAACAACTATACATATTGGTTGACATGGTGTGAGCCGTAACGGGATCGAGACCGTCTTCTTCCGCCCGATCGAGAACGGGACCGAGAGCGCGACCGCCTTCTTCCGGACGATGCGTATTCTCCGCCGCTGTTAGATCTTCTCCTCTGTGAACGTCTCCTACCTGGCGAACGAGATCTACGTCTTCTGTACATTGGTTTGTTGGCGGCGAAACTACCTTATCTATTTATTCGTCGTCTGCAAATTTTTTAGATTTATATCTTTTGATTTCAGAAGTAGTGCTCGTGGTGGTTTTAGATCTTTTTCTGGTCACCACATCTCCAATTGCAACCTTTTCAACGAAATTATTCTTTCCACTTTCACGTGCGCGATCCATAATTCGAAATCGCCGATTGTAGTCGGCCACATCAAACTTAATGTTCTCTGAAGCGCACTGCTCAACGGTGTTTATGAAAATGTTGTTAATAGCGTTGAAAACCATGCGGTTCATGTCCGAACTCTTTTCAATATTAATGGCTATATTTTCAATGATGAGCGGGTTATTACCAAAGGAGAAGTAATTATCTTTTGCGTCCACAATGTGTTGAACCTTCTGCGAGAGGAGTAGTTGAAATTTATCAACAAACGCTTTACAGGGGTCCGTAACCTTTTCGTACACATTCATGTTTGTGATATAATCACGCACTTTAACCTGTGGATACTTGCTAAGTTCGGCGCTGGTGGTGCGTTGTAGTGAAACATTAACGGCCATTAAAGATTCATAATCTAATCGAATGTTTGTGATACCGGTCAAGTCTCGCAGATTGTCTAATATAACACTTGTCGCCTCACCCTCTAAAACCGGTACACACTCTTTGTCTTTGCGGAAAAGAACACTTTCAATAAAGGAGAAAAGGTTTTTGTATTTCGGTGTATGTGAAAGAAACAGATAGAGCATTATTAAGTCTTTGATTTTAAAACTTGTCGATGTGACGCTGGACGAGACAAAGTAGTTCATAATTTTTTCTGCAAACGAAGCATATTTTTTCACGTCAAGCGTTACGGTCACGGGGCTGGGTAAAAGTCCTCGCCGCAGCGGTGCCCGCAACTGGTTTCGTGTGCTATCCGTTCCGGCGTTCCCATACAAGTACTGCGAATAAACAGCACCGCCTTGTGTGATTATCAAGTTTTCAGCAGCAATGGCCGCTTCGTTAATTAGTTCGCTCAGAACGCTAAGATCAACATCTATAGTGGTAGCGTCGCCAAGTAAAGGAAAGAATTGTTCCCAAAACGGAAACCTCATTTGCGCGTCGTCCATTGCATTTTTAAGTTTTTCAATCGTCAAAAAAAGTCTTGTTTTAGCACTCATTTTATACTGTTGAAATGTAAATTACAGTTATATTATAATAATCTAAACACACACTTTCTTACATCATACGCTTGTAGAGTCTTGTATTACAAAAGCTCCATTGACAATATCAATGAGCACTTCGAGTGTGTCAACCGCTTCATCGGCTCCTCGTACGAGCAGCTTCTCTCTTTCTTCATCTATTCCGTCTATTAGACGCTTTAGACCTCTTGTTTTTGGAAATAAACGCTGCAGTACACCTTTTTTACCAACCGATTGATCGTTTCGAATTATGTTTCCGACATTTTGCTGCAGTAACGCTTGAAGCACCTCTTCGGATCCATCGGTAGGCGCGTTTGGTGCGATAGGTGCTGGTGCGGGTGTGGTAAATAAACTATTTTCCATAATACTAAGCCAATGAAACGGTCTTTTGCAAAAGTTTGCTAACGTCTCCTTTTAGATTGTACTTATTAAAAAGTCTTAAAACACACTCCTTTGGGACTACAAGGTTTTGGCACACCTCGATTGCCAACTCGCCTTTTATACCTTGAAGCTTTTCTATAAATGTTTCAAATTCCACATCGTCATAATCCTTAAAAAGCACTCTGCAAATATTTCGAGTTTCCAGGTCGTACACGTCAACCAGCAAACCGTCCGCTGCTTCATTAAACTTTCTTTTCCTCTTCTGATTTAATCTCTCTATATTACGCCGTTTTGCCTCCAAATAAACTCTAAGGAAGAAGCCGATAAATATTTTATGTATAAGCTTACCGATTTGTTTTGTGCTAAAGTGTTGCTCCATAAATTGTTTTAAAGGGTTGTACAATTTAGTGTTGTATGTTGTGCTATTCAAATTATGCAGCATATACTCCAAAGATTTATTTGAAACACCTCTGACATAGTCTTGCGTATACTCAATTAATAAGTTGCACTTTTTAAAATTCCAATACATTGGAGTGGCTTTATCGCATAGCAGATTATAAAAAAACTGTAAAAGAATATTAGTGATAATATTATCCACGCTGAACACATCTTTGTCCACACCGCTCATGTCGCTCTTGAAGAGCGCAAAAAATAGTAATGGAATACCGAGCATCGGACGGAAGAACACATCCCAGCCCTCCTGAAGACTAGCGTCCATTACGCTCAATCCTAGCGAAGCGTAAGTGGCTTTACATTTTAAACAGACAAGTTTATTAGCGGGACAAGTGTCGCATACAATAGTGCTCACGTCTACATTAGGTATTTTGTGAAGATAGCTTCCGATGCTTTTCATAATTAACTGAAAGCTGGGCACTTGTCCAATAAAATCGTTTTCTATAAAGAGTTTAAAAATTTGCTTCACTTCTTCATCGGTATCCGTTCGCGCTTCATAATCTTTTTTAATCACCTCTATAACATGTTTATACTGACTGAAAAATGTAAGACGTTCGAATGAAAAGAGATGCTGTTGGTCAAAATATTCTGCCAACAAAAAGGCGACGGTGTCTATTTCGCTAACATTTAAAGAGCAGACAAACGTCACCAAACTATTTTGGACTCCGGCATCGGTAACCTTAAAAAATCTAAGTGTGTATTCAATGTCGTGCGCCATTAATCAATTGAGAAACGACGAAAGATTGTTTTGGTTAAGTAGACAGTCGATTGATGAATATAATCGATTGTTGCAGACTAATATAAGTGTACACAAAAGGCGTGCGCCACGTTTTGTTCTTAAAATTGTAGAATGGGATTATGAACTGTTGAAGAAAGAGCTGAAAAAATATCAGCAACGGCGCTTATTGAAGGTAAAAGTGCTACGTCTAGTTGAGCCTAAAAAAGTTTTGAAAGTAATCAATGAAATACACGAAAATTCTTTGTATGCTCTGTCCGCGCACAAGTCCATAGCCTTTAAGACTTTAAAAAACGAATGGTCTCGAGAAAAACACAATTATGAATTATTAAAATGCGTAGTGCGCATGCTCGACAGAGGCGAATTAGACTCTTTTGTAGAAGGTGTGTTGGCGCTGCAAAAAAACGAATATAGTACCACCAGCAGCGAATCATCAGACGAGGGTGACGTAAAAAAAATTGACAAGGGTGTGTTATTAAAAATAGTGTGCAATAAAAGGCCAAAAATTTTTGAAAAGCTAGAAAGTCGCGAATACGAAAGCGTTTCTGATTGGGACACCATAATACATGCCGTTGGGAGGTACTGCGTTCTTGAAACCAAAAACACGCTCGAATCTCTGTTTATTAAACTAATTTTAAAATTAAATAATTACACCAGCACAAATTGCACAAAATCACAACTTTTGGAGGATCTTCGAAGCGGTCTCGAAAGGGGTCACCCTAAAATTGGTTCATTGTTGACTTGTCGACCTTTACGCACAGACACCTGTGCTCGTTTTATTAAAAATTTTGAAAGATATGGAGTGCTGTTTAAGAAAATACCAAATAGACTGGCTGGACGTTCTTGAACACGATTTACCCCCTCCAAAAAATAATCACCAATCTAGTAATATTTACCCCAACCTTCTTGCCCTTAAAACGTTATCTTATCAGGACGTTAACCACTATTGCAGATCGGTGTTTGAGCGATTCTGTATAAAACCGGGACATGAGAACGAGCGGGCACAGTCACATGATGGATTCTGCAATGGAAACTATAACTACAGTTGCCATTCTCGACAACGACGATTGGCAGGCAAAGTTCATCAACAAGCTGAATGAGAACACTAACGCAGTACGAACATTGGAATGCAGCAACCGCTTCAGTCTTCACAACGCGTTGTTGTCTTTTAAAAAAATGGCGCCAATCAAAAGTTTGGAGCTGAAACGAGACCCTGTTACCGGAGACCTAATAATACCGGAAAAAGTGAAGATGGACAAGATAGAGCGTAAGAACAAGATATGCTATACGATAGGCCTGAGTCGTTTAGGAGGTGTGAATAAATGCTATTATTGGGACCATTGCATTGCCAAGATATGCAAGAGCGCTACGGCAGGAAAGTTTCTTGTGGTTACTGGAAAATTTGAGCCGGTATTAATGGACGTTGTAGAAGAGATGATGGGAAAGTACTTTAAAAGAACAAAAAAGCAGCAAACCGACGAGCCTATAATATTATCCGGCACCGCGGTCACCCATGTACCGTCTATGGGTGAAGTGGACAAATGGCGTCAATTCTTGCAAAAGTTTTTTGTACTAGCCAACAGAGATAACTCTGCAAACATTGCAAGCAATGAAGTGAAAGAAAATTGTATGCTGCATCCCATGAGTGAGAATTTCTTTAGATACGTCTTTGGTTCGTTGGAGGATAGAAACGTTGGAAATCAAGTTGAATGCACCGTGGGTTTGGTGTTTAGCAGTGTCGAAGAGATGCTTGCAAAGAGAACTGTGAGTTCTTTATCGACAACCGAAGAGGTTAAAGAAAGCGCTTTTACTCTTAGATTGGAACCCGCCATTGTTATATATCACGATAGACTCGATGAGTATGTGAAGTTCAAATGAAAATAATAAATAAATAAACAATTATGTCAATATAAAATTTTTTATTTATAATGCAACACAATGTTAAACTATACACTGGTCACAATTACATTTTTCCCTTGTGGTTAACAAAACAACTGATTTTATATATGGGAGGAGAGAAATATGTTAATATGATAAACTGGACTAGAAGTACACGATATTATCTTATTTTAAAGAAGGCATGCTACTCCAACATAATTTCAAGCTTACGATTCTTTTATCCAGACGGTTGTGTGTTTAGAGTTTTTACTGAAAACGAAATTAATACAAACTTTTAACGCGGTCTGCTTTGACAGTCTATCTCGCTCAGTGGTTGGCACTCGCGTGTTTCTAAATCGAAACCCTGAGATGTGGGACAAGTTACTAGTTCGCCGAAACAGTTATAATAACGACGGCAACTAGTCGAATCTTCCATACGGCACGCAATTAAATCTATAGGGTTCTCAATCTCTTCTATTTCAAACAATTTTTCTAAATAGGTATACACTATATAAAAAAGCGCAATAAGTAGAATAGTTTTGAAAACAGCACTAATAACTTTTTTCATTGTCTTATACCACACACTGTTTACAAAATGCGGGCTTGCAAAAATTGCATTCATACACGCTCTTACGTCTATGTTTTGCAATTATACCCTTTTGGGTACCTCTTCGATAACGATACCGATAAGGCTGGTCGAGATATAAAGGAGCGCCGCACATAAAGCAGCATTCTTCAACCCGACCGCAGTAGTCGCACAGACGTACGGTGATTTTACAAATCATTATTATGTCGAAACGGGTTGCCGTTCAGGAAGAGACGCCGGAGTGGTGCAGTAAAATTACAAGATTTGATGATGAATCGCTCGCAAATATACATACACTATGTTTACCATCCGACGTGTGTCTTGCATCAGATGATTACGAGTGTGCGGAATTTATACCTCAGTCCTACGTTTTCAGTATGGAAAAGACGGAAGAGTCTATGTGTGATCTAGTCGTCGCTTTGGAGAAAGGACCTGATCTTTTTGGAACCAGACTGAGTTTAAAGAGTGGTTCTAAAAAAGTTTTTGATTTTGAATATGCTCAAATATTGAGGTTAATACTTAAGAGTAAAATTAAAAGCGAAACTGTTACGGTGTTTTACGTCGAGTCGAGTGATGTTAATAATTTAGTTATTAAACAATAAATCGCTGTTGTAATGAAATTTTTTATTAAATATGATTATTCCTATTTCTCTTCTTTTTCTTTCGTCGATTTTTACGACCGCACAATGCGCAACCTCTCTTCTAAAAACCACTGCCGGTAAATATTTTTGTGTTCAAGGATCAAATGTAGTAGTTAGCACTAAAACAGACAAAACATGTTATTTAGCACATTTTTCGATACATGCTCATGAAGGTGGTTTAGTTTTAAATTTTAAATATGAATCCGCTTGTAAATACATGTGTATTAATAGGTGCGGGGAATTGTATTACGACGAGATGTATCATATTGAAGATTGTAAATTTACTACTATGGCTTTTAAAGAGTTTGATTCTCTCTCTGTGAACCGAGGAAACTATTCTGATTTTATTGCTTTTGCAGATTACAACGCGCTCTTGTATAGTTTAAAAGATGGCGATGTATTGGGTAGGGGTGAAACATATTTGAAAATGTCTCTTGAAAAAAGCGGCGGTGCCGAGTGTATATTGGGTAATGTTGATAAGAACACTAAAATAACAAAAAAGTGTATTGTAAAACAAAACTTCGACTCAACCCCTTTTGATCGGCATTCAAATTATAATTTTTCTTTATGGGAAAAGTTTTTGATCATGATCAATTGGTTCAGGATAGAAGAGCCAAAGAGCGACGGTTTAAGAAAAATTGACTATAATAAAAATTATAATGCAGAATAATGAGGATATGTGCCTAATACTACACCAGCGTTCGCATAATCATTATAATGATGGACCGTTTGACCAGTTGCAATCATCACGTACATTCTAAGGTTCTCTCTCTGCGTAAAATGTTCTGTCGTCGAATCCGCAAATGTGTCAAAATTAGCATTTACATAGTGGACAACTTGAATTTCTCCATCTCTGTATAATGTTGGCCGCCCGTAGCACATAATTTTAAAAGCTTCTAAACGCATTGGTAACAAAAATTCTCTTCTTGTCGTGAAGAAGCACGCCATTCCAGCCTCGACCCAGTTGAAACGAACAACACACTCTTCTTTCATTTCCCACATACATTCACCAACACCTTCTCTGAAACAGCGCTCGTAATCCTCAAAGTAACGATTTTCTGTTGTAGTATACAGTTGATATACATCGACCTGTGGTATCCGATGAGTAACTTGTCTAAAAGCGCTAATTGTAAATTTTATTATAAAGTTACGTTCGTCTATAGGGTTAAAGTCTGTACCTCCGTACGGATGTGGATGCTTTTTTTGTCGAAGAAAACAAATTTTTTGGTAATTCGGACTAATTAAATCAAGTTCGGTTTGTATAACAACATCCATATCGCAAGCGGTTTCCGCTCGGCCCCAAAACGACTTGACGTCGGCATGGAAAAATTTTCTATCAAACCGCAGCGGTTTTATACATGCGTTTGGAAAATCTACTGTAAATGGATGTCCGGTAAACATTGTTGTAGGACTGTAAACGGGATAAAGGGAATCTTCATAGTCGCAGACACAATACGCTATCTGTGTTTTCTCCATATAATCATAAAACTCGTACATGTAACCAGAAGTCCTTTCACCCGAGATGGGGTCAAACGAACAAGGGTCCATTATACATATTGGAACGCCGTTAGTTTGTTGTAGGTAGGTGTTATTGAAGGCCCAAAAATCTGTTGAAATCATACCATTTGGGCAAGGAGGACGAGGGAAAAACTCGGGGTCTAATATTTTGTCTCTTATTGTTTGCTGTCTACAATAGGGTGTCATCGATATAGAAATGTCTGAAACATACCCGTTGTCACACTCACATCTTAATGGTGATGCGTTAATGTCGGCTATGTAGCCATGGGGACGGCATCCAACCGGGTAATCGCAGTCATCATACAAAGTTAATTGGGTTACCAAACCAGGATATGTGCAATGACAAATAAGACTAAATGTATCTTCACTGTAACGTCGCATTATCCATAATCCAGTGTTGGGGTTACAGTTACGTGCGCGCTCGTCATTCAAAGCAATGCAATATTTCTCTCCCGGTTCTATAATAATAGACTCATCTTCCCCAAATTCCAAAGTGATCTGTTCGTTAAACTCTTGACAGAGCGCTCTGGTTTCCTGACATAATTGACAATCGGCATTGCTTGTACATTTTGTTAACGGGGGCGTGTGACACTCGAGAGGATTTGGAGGAATATAAATCTCTTCGGGAGGTTCTATACGCGGAACCGAAGAGTTGTCGTAGAATTCTAAATACTTTCTCTTGTTGTTTATTCGTCGAAACATTGTCATGTTGGCACCATGATAAGCTATCAAACATATCACTATGACAAATAATATAGATAGTCCCAACCCGAGCTGCATCAGACTTATAAAGTATGTGTCGTAGTCAACACCGGTTTGTGCGATGTATACTAGCGATCAACTTCTTCAAATTTGGACGTCTGTTAACTACAGAGAGGACAGATATTGGGCTTTTATGAAGAGCGACGGTACGTGGCGCCATTCAGATTCACAGTTTTCAAAAACCTCGACATATAACAGTTTTGATCAATTTGAGAAGGCTGTAAAATTGTTGGACGCGAGGGATATACACGTTAAAAAAACCGTGAGCGGTGGAAGAGAATGGGTAATTGATGTGGACCACGACGACTCCGATCAACGCAAGATACGCCTTAAAAATGCAATAGCACACGTCACGTTCGCCGAGTTTTTTGGATCAAATTGTGAGAAAATCATGTTTTCCGGAAACAGAGGTCTTCATATTTGGTTAAATCATCACAAGTTTGATATGCAAGCCTCGGCGCAAACGAGACGTTATTATTATAATAGTGTTCTTAAAAAGCCAATCTTTCTTAACTTTGCTTTACTTCAAAAAGGCTCTTTGGGTTGGTGTTTCAGAAATGCGCTTAAAGTTCCGTGGATAGAACGTCAAATACAACAATTGTATCCGCATATTAGTTTGAATAACAACAAAATGTTGTTAAAAGAGTTTTATCCATACGTCGACAAACAAGTATTTGAAAGCACGAAACAAATAAGAGCGCCTTATAGTTTTAACACTAAAGGAAGACAATTTAATCAACCACACATATTGGAATGGACAGTCTCGTTAAATATGTGCGTTCCTACTGGTTCGGAAACGACAGCAACAGCAAAGACGAAGTAAGAACAATTTTAGATAGATGCTGTAAACGTGTAGACGCCGTAGAAACTTTACTGACCAATAAGTTTGGAAAAATCGACCAAGATCTTAACGAAATGAAAGAAGTCTTCTTGAATGTTTCTTTAATGCTAAAACAGGAGCAAACAGACGAATCTGGCCAGGACGAAGTTGATAAAAACAGCCCGCGTTTATCTAACACATCTTCATGCTCCAACTCTTCGGACGGATCTAATTTGGCTGTTTATGTAAAGCCGCGAATCAATGGTCACACACAGCTACAGTACGTGACGGGTCGCACTAAACGATACAACACTCGTAAAAGGTTTTATCAAGACATTGACATGAAAGAAGTTATTGCCGGCAAGGAAAGTTCACCCAGGAAGAAAATTACAAAAATTAATCATAAACTATTAGAGAAAGGGACTGTTGCCAATATTGGTGAAGATAGTTTTATTGTGGCGCATGACGCTGACACCGTATGTGATGTTATCCTAAATGAAACATTAAAACAATAAATTTATTTATACTTTTTATTTTTCTTCTTTAATTACACACAACTCTACCAACGCATCATCTTCTTTTTCCTTCGTCTTCACTGGTTCGTTTGACAATTTAAGTAGATCACGAATTTCGCTCACGATTTCACTCTTTAAAACATTTAGCAAGCCGCTAAAATCGCTCAAATAATTATTTTTCTCCTCCAACTTATCTTTGATTTCCTCCAAGTTCTTCTTTATACCCTCAATTTGCTCATTGTTTTCTTCATTCTGGTCTCCCACAAGTAAATCGCGCACCAATTGCCGCAGGTTTTTGTAACTCTGCGCCTCCGTTTCCGGAATAGCGGCGAGATATTTACTTATTACAATGGCATGAATAAAATTTTTGTTGTTGTTCTGAATCCTGTACGCGGGATGGGTTGCGTTCCAAAGTTGAGTATGAGAGAGGCGGGTATAAGGTGACAGCAATTGGGTCACCGCGTTTACTTCTGCGTAGCCATTCACCAAACCTTCGTCGTTAGTAACAATAAACACTTCGATGGGACCGGAATTGTATTCGAACGCCATTTCACCTTATATATTTTACAATTCAAAGAATGTATTTAAAGACACCGTTTCGCTATCCACATACCAGTAAAGGAGTATTACAAAAAAATTTATTAAATCGTTACTCTCGTACAACCGCTTCACTTTGTATACAAAATTAAAAAAAGAATTGTAATTGCTGTATTTGTATGTGGGTAATTGTCGATTTTCCATATACGAGGTGTATTTTTTCAAACTCATTATGTCGAGTTTACGCTTAAGCTCGTTGTTACCATAGCGCTGTTTACTCAAGTCCACCTCATATTGGTAATTGTAGCTTTTCAGCAGTTTTATATTGTAACTGTTTGGTTTTTTACGCAGAGAGTTGAGGCTGCCGCATAAGAAGGCGACATACATTGTATAACGATATATTTTGCTCTCATCTTGCCACTCCAAAAGAAAAGGATCCTTGTATATTGAGACTTTGTCAAAGATTAAACCGGTTTCTTCGATAAATTCACGCACAGCAGTCTCGTAATCCTTTTCGCCCACATCTTGTCTCCCCCTTGGGATGCTTAATTTTTCCACAAACGGTATATGTTTGTTGTACTTTAAATTTTTATTCACGCGCTCGCTGTACGATTTGTTTGCTTGCAGAATCACCGCTTTGTCGTCATTAGTTATTAAAAGTAAACCGGAATGTCTGCCTTTTTTAACCATTTTAAAGGTGGTCAATTGACTTTGTGATGCACATTACCTTATTTATAATTGGCAATACAGAACGTTTTACTGAACGAACAGTAATTAAACCCTTAACCCGTTATCTTTTTCACGTTCAATTAATCTTTCAATATTATCTGCACCATTCTCGCGGGATCGTAAGTACCTGTGGTGATGCGCTTTCCGTAAACAAAATCCACTTTTAAATCGATATCGTTATGAATTACTTTGCTTTGAGCGGCGGCCCTTTTAAGCGCATTACATCTGCGAGAATTTAGTTCTAATGGATGCATAATAGGAGATTTTTCTAAAGTAAACGAATTAAGACAACCGCCGTTTACTACTTCAAGAGCGCTAATTGTAAACAAAAAGTACAGTGTCTCGTAATCTTCATAATAAAAAACAAACCGATTTTTTAAGCAGTAATAATAAAATTTCATTGAATTATAAATATAGAAGACACAATTGTCTAAATAATTTTCTGTGTCAGTAATAAACAAAACGTTAACATGACGGCTCATTATCAGCGGAGATAGCAAATTTATGCATTTTTCACTACTTTTATCGCAACTACAATCAATGAGGCAAACGTTATCCAATAGTTCGTTAGTGATAACCGTAAAATTGTTCTTCAGTGCGCCAATTAAAACTGCTAAATTGTTTCTATCCAACTCTAACATCACGTAGACGCGACTCCATTTGTAACGTTTCGTAGTATCCGCGACAGATTGGACGTTCCTGAGCATCTTCTCGAACAACGGATCGTTCCATCCTCGACCTTTATTAATTTTGTCTTCGTTAACGTGATGCTTAAAATCTAAACCGCTTTGAATAAGATTGGTCGTCATGCGTATACTTAGCTGCTGCCCGAGTGTGTAATTATTTTCGTAACCACGCTCCCATAAACAGTTTTCTAAAAATGCGACAAGAGGTTGGTAGTGTTTCATTACGAGAATTTTTTTTAATCTATCCATATCCCCTTTATACCATCTATCTTTTAGAACCATTTCTAACAATTGTTTACTTGATGAAGAGAGCATCCTTGTATATTTAGAGTATTGCACGTAGTTCTCTAAGTCTTGAGGTGTACATGTGTGCGCGTTCTCTAGTTTAAATTTTATAAACTGCACACTAACATGTAAAAACCCTTCTTTTATTATAATACACCGCTTCACAAGATTATAGTCTTTGGTCTCTTTAATTCTACACGATAACCAATATAGTAGTAGATCGCTAATTAAATATTTAACACACTGAGGAAAAGGTTGAGAAAAGAAAGTTTGAACATCACAAAACGCATTTGAACTCACACACTGAGATTCGTCCTCCATATACTTAACAATGTTTATTCTACACAATTATATAAATTAAACTTTACTGGAGCGCACATTAATTATCTATGTAAATAAGATAAATCCGAATATGACACTTAAAGATTTGTATAACGAAATTTTAAAGACACAACAAGACATTGCTGTGACCTATGGTAGAATAGTATCGTTAGAGAATGATTTAAAAAAGAAGATTGACACGGACAACAAATCCGATACTATTGTAAACAGATTAGAAGATCTACAGAATCAAGTAGACACCGCGCTTAACCTATTAGAAAAAATAAACAAAAAACAAAGCGAATTAGAACAAGTAGTTGAAGTGTTGGAAGATACAATTAAACGTGACGAATCAGACCAACCTCAAACAGACGAACGGCAAAATAATCTTTTCAATAATAAAGAAGAAGAAGAAAACGTAGAAAACGTTAGTATAGAATCCGAAGAACAAGTTAAAAGTATTAGCGCAGATTCTCTAGATACACAAACTAAAAAGGTACAGTTTCGCTCAAGCCAAAGTTCTAATAGTTCAGAAGAGAGCGAAATAGAATCTACATAATATAAAAGCGCGCGCTTCCAAACAGTTGCGCACTCTCTCAAGGATGACGCCAAGTGGTAGCTAAAAATCTTTTTAAAACTTCCCGAGCGGAGACAATCGGCATCAATCTCGAACGCGCTCTCTTCATACTTTAAAAATAGTTCTTTCGCAGCTTATCTGTGTTGGACGTATATTAAATGACTTTGTTATGTTGATGTTTTAGGTAGCAAATTTTGTAATTGTTATTAATAGATATGACCGGAGGCGATAAAGCAATGTTGTGGTACGACACTTACGGTTTTTCTGTTTTGTGTGTTTTTGATTTAATTCAATTTAAGCATTATTTAGAACAAATTGCATTTACGGAAGACGAATTAGACATTGGACGAACCGTAAACAAGCTCGTTGATACTGTTTGGAAAGATGTGAAAGTTTGTTTAGAAGATGAATTAATGATGTATTATAGACTATGTCAAGATTGTGGCGAAATAGGAGACCGAAACATAAGTAACTGTGAACAAGTTTCTCTTAAAAGTGTAGTGTGTAAGAAGTGTGGAAATTGTCTCGTAGTACAAGACCCAAGGTTTATTTACGAACGGTCCGACGCAGAATACTTGCTGGAAGAAATAAATGAAATAAACAACAATCCGACAGATTATTAACATATAAAGAGAGTTGCTGTGATAAAAAAACAGTATATTTAAAACTTTACGATGAACCACTCGACCGTGCCTTCTCTCGTGCCGTTTGACGGTAGCTCGCTATATAAAAGTACCCACCATCACTATTGCGGTTTTTATAGCTTGTTTATCTTAGCTCCAATAATCGACGACACTGTAGTGGTTGATGGAAAACAATACAAATTATCTGAAGAGAACGCCATTGATTGGGCATACGACGGGACCGATACTATAATAACGGAAAAGCGTCTACTTTATACGGAGCATCCTTTGGAACCAAACACACTAATTTACAACGTTAATCACGAAATTGTTGGAATATTGCTGCGTTATATGGTGACGAAGGATGGTGAATATTGTTATGCGATTCAAGACGGTTTTAAGTTGTACAACAACCATTTAACGGACACGAATATTGTGGTGAGAGAAAAGAAAAAACTTATTGTGTATGCGGATCAACAATTTGACACTAAAGAAGATTTGATGAAGTATCTAAAAGAAGGGAAGAAAAGCGCTGGTAGAGGAGCCATATTATATCATAAAGGGGGGAGGGACGCCCAACTTGTATTGTATGAAAATGGAAGAAACTTGAGCAATTCTCATCTTAGGCGTCGTGTGTTTGGAGTGCTTTGATATTTTTAATAAATTTTGTTTGAAAAGAAGTGTGTTATATTATTTATATAAGCATGGCGCAACCTACTAGTTTGGATTTGATGAACGCCGGAAGGTATTCGTCAGGTATACGCGACTTGCATTACATTTTCAAGTGGCGTAAAAAGTTTCCTCATATCTTTACAGATTACACCATTAGATATGCTACACCGGCCGATTATTACGTACCACCCGCTTTACTATACAAGAGCGCGATTGTTGTAGACGTAAAATTTAGTAAAGAGGGTTGTGATGCTATGTCTTGCTTTCCGTACACCGAGACGGGAGTGATTGATTTTTTAACAACACCTATCGGAGGATATACTCAAACTTCCGAAACTGCGATTCAATACAATCAGCCCGCCTGTTTTAACTTAGATCCCGCTCTAGCAGCAAGAAATCAGCAGACACAATCTATAGAATTGTTATATAGAAACAATAAATGTATAATGGGTGATAGTTTTACGAAAATGTATTTCAATAGTCCATATCTTCGCACAGACGAGCATATAGTGAGAGGCGTGGACGACGTTCCAGCCTTTAACGCATATAACGAAGAAGATCCCGTCTTCCCGGAACGCGTGAAAGGGCGTTTTAATCAGGCGTATTGTCGTCGTTTTGGTCGTGAGGAAGAGAATAATTCGTGCCGCCAGCAATGGTGGGAGATACTTGTGGGTTTTGTGTTAGGTGACATGATTTATACGACTTTTAAAATAATGGGAAATAGAGTGTTGGCAGATTTGCGTAATTACGATTACCGAGCACCTTCCGCTCTTCTTCCGCCCAGAAAGCCGCCCGATGGTGATGCGCTATTAGCCTTTTGGTTAAGTAGGCGCGATAAAGCCATAGATGGGGAGCTTGAAGATGGATTTTTAAATTGTGATTTTAAAATTACACCGCAACAGGAAATCAGTTATGTCGCTGAAAAAGGCTATACGGTTCAAATGGCGAGAACAAAATTTGAAGAGGCGGCGGACGTTTTAAACACAATGTTAGAGGAGCGCTACAAAGTCCTACATGGTTTTGTAAATGCAAAATCTAAACCTTTGGGCGCACCAAGGCAATTTGTTTTAGAGAGAGATCCGGAAACAAGAGAAATTCGAACCAACGACAGTCTCGAGCACATAATAACAGACTTTTTAGACGATCACAATTTTATAATATCGATTTTGGCAGAATTGGGTTTTAGTATACTGGAGGATCTCCTCACGGACATGCTTGTTAGTTTAAATAAAGTATTAATACCTGCATTGAGAGATTATTTAATTAATGCCTCTGCCCGTTTTACTGCTAATTTATTGGGTAACACATATAAAGCAATGGTATTAGAATCCCTTAACAGGGCATTGATATCCGCGGTGTCGGCTGTAGCGAAAGCTTTGGTTCGAGGTATATCGGCGGCATTGTCTGTCATTAATATAATTTTGATTTTTATTACAATAGTCGATTTGGTGCTCATGTTCTGGGACCCGTACGGTTATAGCATGATGTTTCCGCGCGGCTATCTGGACGATCTTTCAAACGCCTTCTTGGGGGCTTATTACGAAAGTTTAGAGACCGGCTCTAGAGAATTAATTGAATTTCGACCGATACACTTCTTTCATCTGGTAGAAGAAGAAAGCAATACTAATTTTATGGGGGAGGAGGGTTTAGCGATTGGAGATTATTTGTTCAACTTGGAGGTAAATAGTAACGGCCAAATGATAAACTGGGATACGGGCGGCACAATTACGGACTTTGACGAAGCGGATTTGGTGGGAGCTGCGCTAGCTACAAACGATACTTTTAAATATTTTAAATGGTACTGCTCACGGCACAACAAGCTAGTGGAACCAAATCAATTGCTCGAAGCGAGCACAATGATGGGCTGTTTTGGTTTAGTTCTTGCAGGCGGTCTCTTACTGTACACCATGGCGGATTATAAAAATTTAACTCAAAAACAGTCGGCGTCTCTGCTGATGGTGTTTTTAATAGTGTTAATTGTTTGTATTTGCTTTATTGTTCTACCATCTATACATTATTATACAACACTCGCGCTGCACGATGCGCCAAGGTTCGATTAGATTACATTGCAGACTATATAAAGCTGCTTGGACGGCTGATGAAAGCATTCAGTCTCTGTCGGCGTACAGATTGTAAACATGGACGATTTTTCCGATTCATTTGTTGTGGCTGCCGATTTGAACGACAGTTGCCACGATGTGCTTGTTGGTCACTTTAAACAATATTCGGGTTTCAACGCCAAGTTTGAGAAGATATTTCGAAGGGAATTAGCTGGTGTAAAAAACGCCGTCCTGTCGATCAACAATGTGGGCGACGGTTGCGGCCACACTTATTGCAAGAGGACCAAAAAGATTTTAATTTCTGCACATTCTTTATGGGAACCGAAACAATGCACTACGAAGGAGGTGTTTTTACATTTAAGCTGCGAGGAGTGTAAAAATGAGAAGAGTGCAAAAGTTTTGCGGCTTTTTATTAAACCTTGTCTCGTTCGTATGACCGAAGAGTCTAAATTTTATTGTCTTTGTGGAAAGCGATTGTTTATTGAAAAATAAAAGTTTTTGCACTGATACATTTTTTTATTTTATAACCTACCTAAAAACGGAAGAACAATGGTGGGGTCGATGGAGGTGTGGGTGGTGGAGAAGGAGTAGGTGGAGGAGAAGGTTCAGGAGTAGGTGGAGGAGTAGGTTCAGGAGTAGGTGGGGGAGTAGGTTCAGGAGTAGGTGGAGGAGTAGGTTCAGGAGTAGGTGGGGGAGTAGGTTCAGGAGTAGGTGGGGGAGTAGGTTCAGGAGTAGGTGGAGGAGTAGGTTCAGGAGTAGGTGGAGGAGTAGGTTCAGGAGTAGGTGGGGGAGTAGGTTCAGGAGTAGGTGGAGGAGTAGGTTCAGGAGTAGGTGGGGGAGTAGGTTCAGGAGTAGGTGGGGGAGTAGGTTCAGGAGTAGGTACAGGTTCTCGTACATTTTCCTTGTAAAGTAACAAACGGCCTGGTTCGCGATGAAATATTTGAACCACGCTACCGTCACACAAAGGAAATGATAAAAACGCGTCAGTCATCTCATGACTGCCTCTAAACAGCTTTTTGTAAATAATTTGTCCCAGGGGATTCTTAATTTGCATTCCGAAATATATTTGATGAAAAAAGACATGTATTGCATCAAAATGTTTATAATAGTTGATAATACACCTGTTTAGTAAAGCGTTATATTTAATATCTGCAATGACATGATTGTATATCGTTAGGGCTTCTAAATGATATTCTGTGCTGTCGCGCAACGAGTTGGGTAAGTATTTTATTAAACTATCTTTATATTCATTATCTTTAAGCTTGTCCCAGCAAAGATAAATCGATTCGCGTAATTTTGAATCGTATTTAAGCATCTTGGGACGATTGTCTAGCCAGGCCGTGAGTTTATCTATTCGTTTCATTAAACGCTGCAGTTTAGATGGATAATGAAGCGCGTTTTGTTCGGGATATATATCGTCCTCTAACAAAACATAAGTAAATGTTGTGCTGTTTTGTATACGGGTCTCTAAAAAGTACATAATTTGTAAAGTATTGTTTCCTGTGGCGAGATTGTTGTAGGTAAGCTCTAATCGATCATTGATGTTGTACTTTAAAACGTATTCTTCTTGTAGATTAATGTTAGCATTGATTCCATTCAAAACAAAACTCTCCTCTTGCATTGTAACAACATTGTGCAAACGTAGTCTAAATAGTATTGAATTGGGAAACGAAGGAACAGGATTTGCATCGAACACTTGTATCGATATCGTTCTATCTTTATAGTTAATATGTATAGTGGCCGCGTAAACGTTAGCCTCTCCTAATACGTGGCCCGTTTCAATTTCTAATTCGGAATACACGTACGGTCGTAGATAATATTGTACAGCGTCGACGTTCTGGACGTCGGTTGCTTTAATTGTTGTATCTGTTACTATTCTCGTGTTATCAGGAACATAATATCTAAGGTTACCTCGCGGATGTACAATGTGAAAAAGACCTCTGTTTACAGACATCTCAAAATATAAAGTCCCACTAAGACGAATTATACACTCTTCAACCACAGTATCACCGTTCATTATAATGATTGTTTTACCAACTAAGTCGTTATTAAATATATGTGTACCACTGACCGCTCTAATATAAAATGTGGTCGAACCGTTATTATAGGGTAAAACGTCCGTTGGGGTAACCAAAGCGAACTGGGTGTCGTAATATGTTTTAATTAAATGGTCTGAAAAGCTTTCGGAGCTCATTATTGTAATTTCACTGTTTAGACTATTCAAGCATTGTTTATTCCGAGCCAACCCTTCATACTGATGATAGTAGGGTTTAAAAGTTATATTGTCAGCGTTGGTGTAATGCATGTAATAGTCAGTAATGGGAACTTGTAATATCATTTTGAAATAATAATAAAGATCATAATGCGAGTAGTTTCGCAGAAGCAAAGAGAAGATTTGACCGCTCTCAAATACCATTCCAATCTGCTTTCGTCTAAATGAGCGATTTAACTCTCTAAACCCATCTTCTCCGTGTTTTGTATTTAAAATTAGAGATAAAATTAAAAGCTTTCTAAACTCTGGCCAAGCGGGAAAAGGAGTTCTGGCCGAGAACAATATATTGATATCAGTAATAATTTGTGAATACATTTGTGGTCCAAAGACCGTGTTTGTTAGATAACGTTCCATTTTGGTAGATCTAAAAAATTGATATCTATCGGCAAATATGCTCGCCCACGTCTCTTCAAATATTGATTTGCTATTAGCAAACTCAAAATCGTAGGCGTGACCCATCACATGAAGCATTATCCAATTTGAAATGGAGACATTGTAGAAAAGATCGAAAGATTGCGTGGTCACACCAATCCAAAACGGTCCATAATAAGCAGCTCCGGACCCGCTGAGATCTTGTTTAAAAAACATTTGCTTATCAAAGTTTGCGTCAACATCAGCCAACGCTATACCGTCCTTAAGACCGATTAGGTTGTCGTAGATTGATATTGCATTATTATAAAAATCGTATATGTTGTTTAAAAAATCACTATTCCCATTTATAAAAGCTAATCTCGCAGAAGGTGGAACTAAAACAACAATTTTTCCAAATTGTACGAACGCATAAGGGGTGTCGTAAGTAAAAAAGCCTTGTACGTTATTTGAGAAAACATAGTTTATTTGAGGTAATACCGTATGTTCACCAGTTATTGTGAATTCTATAGTAACAGCGTGTCTGTATAAAACCCAGTCAACAAAAGGGACACATTGGTGTTGAACAATATATTCGTTTTCAGTAAACGAATTAATGGTAAGAGATGTTTCGGTTTTGCTATCATTATTGAGAAACCTTAGAGTGACCGGGCTACCGTGTCCCGTATCAATTGAGCTGCTTAATTTGTAACTGATTTTTGTGTTTGGCTGTAAGATATAACCAAGAGGAGATTTTTTATGTAAACAAGCTAAATAACTTTTACCTTCTTTAATCCAAGCGGGTAAGTTTAAGCGGGGTACGATAAAATTAGAGGAGGTGCGTTGAATCGACATTTTCACTTATAAGTAAAAACTATGTTAACAAAAACAGTAGCAAAATATAATAAAGACTGCAGTAGAAAGGATGCGGAATATTTGAATAGTAACAGAGAGATTTTAAAAATGTCTTACTACGTTCAAGATCAACTCAAGAAAATGAATGAAAATGTTATGGTTGAACAGCGGCAAAATCAGGCATGGTTAAACGAAATTGACTATTGCGGTACAAAAGTAAATGATTTGAACGAGCAAAAAACGCTTCCTAACACTTTAAAAGATATACCTCTCTCTTCTGTAATTATCAACTTTTGATAAACTTGATGCCGACATGGCCCGTTTGGAAACTTTTAAAAGATTTTTTGAGCCCCTGTCGACATTAACGCGTTCACAAAGTTTGTTGTTCAAGAGAAATATTTAAAAGTCGTACGTGTTCGTGTGTTGTTCAAGAGAAGAAAATAAGTATTTTTTGAACATACGATGAGAGGTATCTGTATATTAAAAGGTGACGTTAGTGGTACATTACTTTTTATACAAGACAAGGTCCAAGACCGTGTTAAGATCACCGGTGTTTTGCATAAACTACCTCGCGGTAATCACGGTATACATATACACGAGTTTGGAGACGTCTCAAACGGTTGCACTTCTGCTGGTGAACATTTTAATCCGCACCACAAACAACACGGCGGTCCAAAGAGTTCAGAAAGGCATCTCGGCGATTTGGGTAATATATATTCGGACGGCTCAGCAACAACCAAAGTTTCAATGTACGACAATCTTATAAGTTTGTACGGTATGCACAGTATACTAGGAAGGAGTGTAGTAATACACGCTATGGAAGACGATTTAGGTGCTGGTGAAAACGAATTAAGTAAAATAACTGGAAACTCTGGTAGTCGCCTCTGTTGCGGTATAATAGGGGTTAAGAAACAACCAATTGTAACATTTTAAAACCTTTTTCTTTAATATACCATCACCGTTAATACAATATATATAAAAAAATTAAACAGTATAATAAATTCTAAGTTTGGATTCAATTTTGGTACGACACATTATACAATTTTTGAAACTTATAGCACAATCGGCACACGTAGAAATATGACCACAAGGAACGAATGCGATGACAGCCTCTTCGGTACAACAAATGGCGCACTTGTTTTTTCCCTCTTCCTTAATTTTTGTTTCCACTATCGGAAAACGCTCGTTCTCTTTAATACTGCAAGCTTCGGTCATTACTTTTTGAATGTAGTCCGTACCTTTCTTGCCGATTAAAAACAGACACTTATCAAACCAGCGCGCGTGCTGTTGCCAAGGATCGTCTCCAGTCTTCCAATCTCTTAAACCCCCTCCGCAATAAAAGCAATTCACTTGATCTGAATGGCCTGTGTAATAAAATCCAGCCGCTGCCAATTCTTTAGGACGCAACGGTATACTAACAGGCCAAGTTTTATAGCTTTCTAAGCGATTTTCCAAGTTTTCGTAAATTTTCTTGAACGGCGCATAAGAAGAGAGGGAAGAATCGTTCAAATGGCTCCGAACAAAGTTACACTGCGGTGCCCATCGTTTGTGTTGCTCAAAAGCATTTATATCCTCTGGTACTAAGTTAGTTTCCATCTTGCAAAACGGACAAGCGACCAAAAAGTTGGAACCTTTACAATAGAATCCACTCTGTGAAACTTCATCTTTCGAAATGTTTGGGTGGTTCCAGTTAGAAAAAGTTTTAAGTCGATTGTTCACATCTCTCATTCGTAAAAATTCATCCTCAAAAAAACTCTGTTCTTCTTCAGCGTTGTGTGAAAGTGTAGAAAACATATTTCTCTCTTCTTCAACAATATAACTCGTATGAACACCGTTCCTTTGAGTGTGATATTAAAATATTATATTGCAATATATTTAAGAATATATATACAGCTGTTATCTCAAAAATATTTTGTTTTTATCTTCGATTATGGGTTTATCGTATCACTTGTTATCACTATAATTAATCGTCTTGTTTTTTTAATCGATTAACCTCGTTAACGTTATCATTGCACAATATAATGAAATATTTGGTGTACGTGACTAGCAGAACGTTTTTGTAAATCTAATCTACAAATCGGATTTGTGTTATCATTAATGAAAGAACCGTGTCAGGAAAGCTTACTTACAAAGAGTCACGTTTATGCTATCGTGAGGGAATGTGTCAACTTTAAAAAACACAACTTCGATACTGAGAATGTACTAGCGCACGTGGAGGATTCAAACTTTTCGGTAATTTCCGAGTTTATTAACGCAAACGCTGACAGAATTTTCATCAGACAGCCCCAGCTCGACATTCCAATAACTCCTCACCGAGAACGTTTAAGCTATATTTTTAATTTACCGAAAAATTTAGAGTTGGAATATTTATATTGCGAACAAAGGTATAACGGAAGCAAAAATGGAAATTGCTCCTGAAATAATGTCTTCGATGGAGAGCCTGAACGAGGACGCTAAAAACTACACTGTTAACGTGAAGAGGTTTACTAATGGAGCAGAAATTGTGGATATGATGGAGAGCGCTTCCCTAAACCAGCTATTGAACAGCAAACGTATGAACGTTATGCTTAAAGTGGAAGTTTTGCCGCTTAAAAAGATTGGACCTAAAAAGAAGAAACAACCTGTACCTTACACCATTAACTCATTTATATTTTATACTTCATTTTTGAGCAAGGCGGGAATTAAACTGAAGAAGGATAGTAAGTCTTGGCAATGTATGGGTTTAAATCCGAACACAAAGGAGCCGATTGACTTGGACGGGCACAATTTTAGAAAATTAATTGCAAAACTTGAAGCGTTTCACAAGAAGCTGTTTGTGTTCGACGACCCGCCCACAAATAAGGTGTTAAATGTAGAGAAGACCGATTATGTTCGTAAACGAGCAATTGCCTATAGTCAAAATTTGCTGGCCGCATGCTATAATAACGAGCCCGTTGAACAACCACAAGACGACAATTCGAAAGAGATCTACAAATATTTGGATGTGTTTAAGACCACTGTTGAAAAGTTTAAATCTTTTCTAGTAACGCACAAATTTTTAAAATCCGACGAAGAGGACGAGGATGAAGAAGAGGAAGAAGAGGTGCCGGAATATTCTGAAGACGACGAAAGATCATTTAAGAAAGCGTCTCGCGTAACAAAAGGTTCAAAAACAAAAAATGTTAACAACACCAAGTTGACTTTTGAAATGGTGAACGATATGATTGATAACGAATTAATAGGATGATTTTTTAAATAAAAAGTTTATTTAAACATGTTGTGTTGTTATTTGATAATAATGAACACTTTGATGCATACATGCGTCAAGGTGTTGGTAGAGAATAAAACTAAAAAATTACCAATTTATTATTTACATTCTCTAGTGTCATCACTTAATGGTTTACCATTGACGCTGAAGCGTTTACTACGAGAACATTTACCTCTATATTATATCGATGATACGCTTTTGAGTATCGAGCGGGCGGACCGATGCCGGGAATGTAGAGCTGCCGCTCCACCGTATTTTAATCGATTACCTCAGCTGTTTTGTGTTAAATGTATTGAACCGCTCTTTTCACTTAGGAAAGATTCTTCTATTGAGTATATAAATAGTGTGTGCCGAATATACAAATACACTACGATGGAGACTCAAATCTACTTTGCTTTTGCTTTTTCTTGAATGATAAGCATTTTGCGCACTTCTTCCATTCGCCTCTTGTGTATTTGTTCCGCCGTTTCTTTGACTTTTTCTTTTTGCTGTAATAAAGCCTCTTGCTGTTTTATGACTTGTACATCCTTCTTTTTTTCTATTTTAGTTTCGTCGATAGTCATATTTACGGTAACATAAGAATAAGCGAGCACACACACTACAATAATTAAAGTAGCGCTTATCACAAACACTACAACATATCGTATCAAGACTCTATTGTTAGCCACTAGGGCGTCTAATTGATCTAAATTTTCCATGGTAACCTTAGGTTACAGAAAATAATTATATATTGGTGTGTGAAGAAACACATTTCGAGTGCCAAGAATTTGGTAGAGACGCTCCGATGGTGGTTTTAAAGTGTGATGTGTAAAAGGTTTTGGGTTGCGAGTGGGTAGGTTAATGGGGACCGGTCCTGCGTTTGTTATAGCAACCCCTTCATGTTTACAATACAAACGAACGTGTTTGTTCTTTCCACCTATCAAGTTAAGCTGAATAAAGACATCTGGTACTAATTTGTAACGTAAAATTAGAGGATTGAACACATCCAAAAGTTTATGAACAGAGCTTATGTCCGTGTTATCGATACCTAGAAGCTCGAGCGCGTCTAGGACGTATTGGTAACTTTTTTTGTTAAGCACCGTACAATTTGAGGACAGCCCGCCCCTTAAAACACGTCTAGTACTTTCCCACGAAAGCTCTTTGTGCACTGTGGCAAGCTCTTGATTGGTCAGATAGACAGAGAAACGAGCTCTCGTTTTGCGCGCACTTAACAATATAAGAAATCTTTTGGTGTTTAAAATTTTAATTCCCATGGGTGTTTCTTTGCGAAAACAAATTACAAAGTCGTCCAGGTTTTCGTCTCTGGCTTTTGCCATTTCTTGTGAGTCTCCAGCTAACTCGCCCACAAGGATCGTGTGAGCATTTGAATGATTATACCTTAAGCCTACTTGCAGAGGGCACCGCAACTCTTCTGGTAATACATTATGAATAGTAATTGAGTTGCAGCCGAAAAGATTGTCGCTAAGCACCACGTTATAAACATTGGTTTTACCAACTCCGAGTTTTGTAATGTTGCTAATAGCGTTCCAATAAACCACCACACCTACAGCTTCTTGTTCGTCCGGTTCAAAACGGGGTACGTGCTTCAATACTCGTACTGTTGTAAACCCCCTAATGTTGAGAGCTTCGGTATTGATAACCTTCTCGTCTTCAAATGTGGGCACAAATATTGTAAGGTCGGTGATAACAGCCCCGCCCGCGTCTCGTTGTGTTTCGATAACGTCGTAAGGAAAGTCTACAAACAAATCGCTGATATATACTATAATTTGATTTGAACAAGCCATCTTGTATGTTAATCTTACTATGGTACATAAGTATAAATAGTTAAACATTTGATAATATCACATCACTCTTTCTTCGATCAAGACACGATGCAGATTTTTGTGAAAACTCTCACCGGTAAAACCATAACAGTCGAGACGGAGTCTACCGATACCATAGCGTCTATCAAGCAGAAAATTATGGACAAGGAAAGTGTGCCGGTGGATCAGCAGCGTTTAATTTACGGCGGTAAGCAGCTGGAGGACGAGCGACAATTGGCTGATTACAACATTCAAAAGGAGAGCACACTTCATTTAGTGTTAAGGTTGCGCGGAGGTTTTGACTGTCTTTGTACCGAAGAAGGTGTTTGTATAATGATACGATCTAACAGCGGAGGGCACTAATAGGCGGATAAGTCAATGACGTATTTTACAAGAGGTTCTGGTATGTATTTGTATTGGTATGTGAGAAGTCTTACGCGTTGTCCTTCGTTAAGTTTCAAATAAAACAAAAGTAGTATACAAATAATGAAAAGTATAAATAGGAAAACCATTGGTGTAAATAAGTTGAACAATGGAAACGGTGGACGTGAAAGAGTTTACAAAACAACTAATCGCTGATCGATGCAGTATGCTGATCGAGAGTGAAAATATGCTGCCCGAAAATGTATTATCGATAATAAAGCGCGCCCACAAAGAGTATAAAGAGGTGCCGAACGAACGCAACTTCAACAATATTAAAGAACTTATTTCACAAACAAAGTATATAGAGGAGAGTGTGGAATATAAGAACTTTAATAGAGGGATTTTTTTAATTGCTATGAATCTTATTGTTAGCAAATGTCAAGACGTTTTTCCACACTACAAGCCTTTCTTCGCTAACGCCTCAAAGAGGTTGGAGAAAATTAATCCGGACATGAAGTCTTCTCCAAAGGCAATGCTGCAGCACTACCATCAATGCATAGAAGAGATGGAGCATCCAAAACCCGACGACCATTACATGATCTCGTTCGCTAAAGAGATTGTAACAAAAATTTTTTATGATGCCGTAGCGGACATGACAAACATGGGAGGAAGTGCTGTAGTTATAGCGCCTGCGTCTTCCAAAGAATTGGTGTTGACCAAAACGATCGAGAATAACAGCAACAAGAAAAAACTAGTATCTTTAAAAAGTTTAAATGAAAAAACGAGCAAAAAAGGCTTTACTGTTCGACCTGTCTGCGTGTTTAATTGATAATAAAAAGCAAATTATAATTATTTTGCAGTTTTAATAATACTTCCTAACCCTTCTTCCTCCCCTTCCTCCGATACTTTTGATTTTTTCTTCGTCTTTTTTGGTTTCGGAACGGGCGCTGGTTTGCTAGCGGACTTTCTCTTCCTTTTTCCTGTTGCAAAATAATCTTCTATTTTTTGCTTCGTGGAAGAAGTTTTAGTGACAGGCGATTTGGCACGCATTATATTTTCTTGATAATCATAAGCCTCTATTTCTTCTTGTAAACTTGGTACTTTGTTCTGTTCGGGGACATCAAAAGGATTTTCTGAAACGTTCTGAGGAATCATAACTCTATTAAACGCTTTTGTGATGTTGGGCGCTATGTCGGGCTTTTGTAAAGGACGTGACGAAACGCTTGGAACGGTTGAAGGTCCCGGCGTGACCACTACACTGTCTTCTTGTCGATTGATTGTAGTATTATTTATAGCTCGCAAAAGTTTTGTTCTTTCTGAAATGTCCTTAAAAATGTCTGGATTGGGAACGTTTAACCTATCTGAGACAAGTTTAGCGTAAGCGTTGTTTATCTGCTGTGTAAAGAGTAATAAATTTGTTGCGTTAGTATTTAAATTATCTGTAATACTATCAACAAACTGTGGGTAAATTTTCCTTTGTAAAGACACATTTTCTACTAACTCGGGCTGTATACTCAAAGCTTCAACACACGAAACCATTAACCGTTTTACTGGTAAAAATAAAGAGCTATCTTCACCGAGTTCTGTGTGATTAAGATCATATGTCGCCTTTAATGCGTTTAGTCTGTTTTCATACTCGTCGATACTTTCTTGAAAATCTTTTCTAACTTCCTCTAGTCGTTTTTTGCTATTTGCCTCCATCGTATTTCTAGTTTCCGCCACAACGTCATCTACTTGTCTCTCTAATTGTTTATTGGCTTCTTTCAATGCGGCGATTTGTGTATTTAAAGAAGTAATAATATCCGCGTTTATTTGACTGTCGCGCAACAATTGTCTCACCTTATTCGATTGATCATCGTTACCGCTACCACCACCACCTTCTGTCGTCGCGACCTCTTCTTCGTCGTTAATTTTTTGTCGTTGCTTCAGCTGTTCGTTTTCGGTTTGTAATTGTGATATTGCTTTTCTAGCCTGTGTTATTAACGTTAAACATTTTTCGTGTTTTTCTTCCAATTCCGCCTTGTCTTGTATTAGCTGCTCTTTTTCGGTTGTGAGAGCTTCAATTTCGTTGTCATGCTGTTTGTATAATCTTGCGGTGTCTTCCATTTTTCTACTACTAAATCTAAGCTCTTCTCTACAGTCGTTTAATTGTTGAATATAATCTTGTAAACTTTTTTGCAATTCATCTATTCTCTCTTTTGCTTGATTAATAGCTCTTTCGTGTTTTTCTAATTCTTGTTGGCGCAACTCTTCCGTTTCTCTACATCTTCTTTCTAACACAAATCTATCAGCATTATTAGGGACGTCACGCTGTTCATCATAAGAGTTTGATTCATCGAGAGCAGTGTTTCTTAATCGACCTTCTAACTCATTTCTACGAATTTGCTCTTGGTCCAATTGATTTGTGCAATCTGCGAGTAACTCGTCTTTGTAGCGATTTTTTACTTCATACTCTTCAAGTCTGTCCCGTAAAGTAATGACAAGATCCGATTGTGCTTGAAGTTCGTTTTGTAAATAAATGTTGTTAGCTTCGCATTTTTCTAAGGCATCTCTACACTGTTCAAGAGAATAATCCGCTTCACTCAAACGAGTCTGCATGTCTCTAAGTTCCCTCTGTAATCTCGAATAGTTTCTCTTCAATTCTTTATTCTCATCTATCAGCAACTGTGTCGACTCATACGGCTCTCCTTGCGCCCTAAATCGATCATCGTCGGGCGGGGGTGGTGAAGGTGGCGGTCTAGGTGGTGATGATTGTGACTCTTGTCCGCCGCTCAAAAGAGTATAGTTTCGTATCATGCAATCGTTAAGTTTTTTCTTGCATCGTTTTAATTCGTTTAATAGATCTGCATTTTCTAGATCTGTACGCCTATGGTAGTTTGTAGAAATTATAGACGCTTCAACGGTTGCGGGGTCCGCTCTTCGGTCGCATTCAACGAGAGCTCTAGCCATTTGTAAAATATACTCTCGCACACTTTCGGGTTGGCTGTAATTTGGTTTTGTCGAAAGTAGCTTTCTTAACTCCGGTTTAATTTGAGAAGCATCATCACCATCATTACCATTACCTCCTCCTCTTCCAAGACCTCCGCGACCTCTTCCTCCTCGTCGAGCATTAAATAAACTTTCACGTTCATTAGGAAAAAGAGTTATATAGTCCACATTGATGCTGGTAGTTTTCTTTCCGCCGGCTTGATGGACTATTCTTTCCTCTGTTAATTTTTTTAAAACACGTATTAGTAGCTCTTCTGTGTCTAAACTGTTGACGTTAGGTGTGTTTTCTAATCCTCCGTTAACAATTAAAAGGTTGCGAATTCTTTTCTCTTTATCCGTACAAATGTTACGCTCTCTTACCCAATTGACGACCGCACGGTTCATCTTTGCTTATATACATAAGTATGATAGAGAAAGTGAACATTATAGAAAAATCTTTTATTAAATGGTTTGTAGAATTGAAAGAGCAACAACCATCTTTTGAAAAAATATCGGAAGAATTATTCGAAGTGGTAATGGAGTTTCTCTTTATGAAACGGTGTAAGTATCAAAAAATTGAAACGTGGAACAGAGCGCTCTTGGGGTGTCGCGACGATTAGCTTCTTATCGCAGTCGTCATTACCGATACGGAATCTTTATAAAAGTTTTGACGGACACCGTTGGCATCAAATTGAAGAGTGTGTGTCGTGTTGGCAACATGTCTACTTCGAGTCTTTTAGAAGAAATAATTATTTTTTTGGAGTCTGACGAACCGATTGAAGAATTTCATCAAACGCTGAAGAGGAAACGAGAAGAGACTAATGAAATTTCGGAGGTGTTATATAAAAAAATGAAGAAGGAAAGGGAAGAGAAGCAAAAAGTAAATTTAAACAGAAAAAAGAAAGTTAAAGTAGAACCGTTGGAATATGAATGCGACGATTTGAATTTGTATTATTTGCGTAAATGTTTGGAGGAAGAAAACGAAATGTAATAAACATTAATATTTAATATGTGGTATTATTTAAGCACCATAACCTGTCCAATTGATTCTAGTTTTTGTATCGGTCCATAAACGAAAAGTGGGCTCTTCCATTCCATTTTGACTCAAACCTCGAGTTCCTCTCAATAAAAATGTGTAAGCAAAGTCGGTGTTGGAATTAAAAATTTCCGGAGGACACAATGGTTTGTCGGGGGAGTAAAGTGTAATGGGGGTGTCTAACGACATACATTCGACTCTAAATTGTGATATGTTATTTTCAAAATTGTGAGTTTGTTCTTGGGTGGCCGTAATGTCAACTATTGAAGCGCATTTCGATGTAGGATTAAAATCAAGGTTCCTGACGCGGGTCCTTTCGTAATCTCCACAATCACACAAGCCGAATTCAAAATCGGGATGCACGTCTCTGTGAATATATCTAACGTCACTACAAACGTTGGGTAAACACTCTATGGGATTTAACGGATTGTTAAATGTTTGATTATAATTGACATCAAGCGCGTTACATTTTACTTCAAATCTTCGTCTTCCATCCTGCATCAAATCGTCCCAAGTGCGTCTAAAGTTGTTAACAAACGGATTAACAATTCGATTTAGCTCGTTATCCCACAATGTTAAATGTTCGATTTGATAGGAGGGTATCATATTAATGTGTTGTCTACCAGCTTGTTGTATTGAATTGTTTGCACCTGCAAAGAAGCGTGGATCTTCTGCAATGCAAGACCACTGGTTGGCACTTTGTAATATTAAAGATGTCTGGGCGTTACAACGACGCGGAAGAGAGTTTGTAGTACAATAACCTCCGCTAATAAGCATTTGTCCGTCTACGACGTATCGATCGTGAGGTTCGACAAAAAAGTAAACCGCTCTCTCGTTGTCGCAAATTTCTGCACAATTATAGTTATCTATTTTATCCACCGTTACCAAAGTTGGGGTGTTAAAACATTTATTCGAACCTTCCAATGTATTAAAGTTTGTGTCCCACTTTACATTAGGAAGGGTATGTAGAGGCGCGTATCTTCTTCGTCTCACCGTTTCTCTCAAATCCTCATCGTTTAGTATCTCTTCGCGAAAGAAAGCGTGTTGTCTGATGGCATGATGGCCTAGTTGAAGCGGTCGATATAGCAAATACAATAACGCAATTATGATCGCTGCAAACAAAGGCCACCACATGACGTCTTACTAGAATTTAATAATCATGGTGGTCATAATCACTATTGTCGTGATGGTGTTTGTTGTGATTGTGATATTTGTTTAGGAAGTCATCATACTTGTTTACGAAATGAAACAACAAAGGGTTCGTGTGAGGATAAAGTTGGCAGTAGTTTTTTATCGGGGGCGAGAAGTAGTCTTCATGTAAAGCATGAAAATGCATTTTGATTATATCTTATTATATTTATAAAACCACCACCAAATGTACTCATCCATAAATTTTATGTCGCCACACCAAGGCTTTTTCTCTCCGTAATAATTGATAACATACGGTTGGCTTCTTTTAATAATCATATAATCACCCGCGTTCCACAAATACATTGGAGACAGCTGCGTCGGTATGATTTTCAAGGCTATCATGGCCTGAGCTAAGACGACTTCCTCAAATCCATTATTGTATTTGTTTTGTAATAAACACCTGTTGTTTGGTGTTAGTAAAGCTTTTATTTGTTGAAATAATTTAACGCAAGGTGCGTAAACGAACGTGCCGGTAAAACCTAAAACGGTGCTGTTGTCGAATATTTCCTTTAAGCAAACTATTTGTTTTCCATACTTGTATTTTTTAAAGGTTTCATTGTAATTATGATTAAAGCACATTGCTGGTGTGATCAAATTAAACAGGTGATCAATATTTTTAAGCACTATTTGATCAGCGTCAAGATATACACACTTTGAATACTGTGTAAGTTCCAAACAACGCCATTTGGTGAAAGAATAATCTATCCAGGACGAATACAATTCCTCTTGTCTCGAGGTTAACATATTGCCGCATTTGTAATGAATAAATTCTACTTGTATGACTTTATCGAACACCCGCTCCAATTCTGCTATCAATGTAACGTCTTTGGTCACGAGGCAAACCCTATCATGATAAGAACCGGAGCTAGATAAACTGTTAGCCAAGGCTACTGCGCCAGGTACATATTTATCACCGAGCATGATTAAAGTCACGTAGGCGCATTTCATGATCTTATTAATTTCTGATATTAAAACGCCGAACTATGTTTATGTGGATTACCGTTTGTTGGACCGTTTAAAATACAATGTAACGAGAGATAATGTTCATAATTATGAACTTTTGTTTTTTTGTATGCCTAATTACCGTAAGTTGTGGTTTAAACATAGAAAATGGCGGTCCAGTTTTAAAAAATAACACCGATTTATATCATACTTTGTACGAGAGACGAGTTAGGGCTCAATTACCCTCTAAAGTAGCGGACGGACGAAATGCATTTTACCCCCTCGTGTTGGACACAAAAAAACGCGTTAAACGCTTTCATGTAAATCAAAATGTATTTTGGAACACGAACAATATAACATGGAGCCTTTTTACCGACATTATACCCGCAAATTTAACTAGAAATCAAATTTCACAAGAGATCAATGATGCTTTCATGATTTGGCAAAAAACAACGTCTTGGCAGAAAAATGAAACTATCTTGTATTTTACCCAATTGTTGGACAATACGGAGAGCGCAAATATTAAAGTGTCGTTTAGGCGACGTGATCACGGCGATGGGTATAGTTTTGATGGTAGAGGTAACATTTTAGCGCACGCATTCCCTCCGCCTATAGGCAATTTACATTTGGACGCCGACGAATTGTGGTTGTTGACCAACGACGATCCTTTGAAGGAAGGTACATTTCTACTACCCGTGGTCGCGCACGAAATAGGGCATACATTAGGTCTACAGCATAGTAGTGTAAAAAGAGCAATGATGTATGCTTGGTATCGAGGTGATGTTACTAAACTTGATACAGACGACGAAAATGGCCTAGAACAACTGTATGTTAGTAATCCGTATAGAACCACAACATTGAAACCGACTTCAACCACACTTAAAGCTACCGATAAGAAAAATTTGTTTTCTCCATTACCAGAATGGGTTACCACCGACTTGTATTCCAACTCTCTTGATCTAATATGTCTTGAACCCTTTAAATCTGTCGCATACTTGAGGCAAGAGTATTATGTGTTTAGGAAAAATTTCTTTTGGCGATTTAATCACGCTAATATGAGCAACAACAACATTATAGATAGCTATATTGCCGTGGGAAGGAAATGGTACGAGGTGTGTTCTGTTGATGCGGCTTTCGAGTTGGATCACAATATAGTGTTGTTTAGTAAAGGTGTGTGGTATGAATACTTTAACGATATATTAGTAAATGTAGGAACTGTGAAAAGTATGTTTGGAAAAATTGGTGGTATTCAAAAAGTGGTGGGGGCGTTCCAGGAAGAGGATCGTTTTTATTTAGTTGGTAAAAAATATGTTTATACAGTGAATAAGAAAGAGAAAAAGGTGATAAATAAAATGTTTTTAAGCGACAAATTTAGAGGGGTGGGTGAAAGAATCGATTGGATAGAGAGTGATAGAAGGGTTGTTCGTCGAGTTGGTGTAGGTTGGGGTGTGTGGAAGGTAAAAGTGTTAAAGTATAATGTCAACGTAGGCTATATTTATGAAGTTGAGGGTGAAATTGAAAAATTGCTGGATAACACGTGCTAATAGTGTAAAAATTGCAGAATAAAGTGCGGCGCTACACTATATTCTCATTATAAACTTTAAAAATGGATCCAAGCGGTCGTATGGAATTTGAGGTGCAAAAATTGAATAAAGACGTGGAGATTTACAAAATTGCAATTGAACAATTGCTAACAAGCCGCAAACAAGAACGAGAGCAGACTCAAAGGCTAAGCGAAGAAATCGACAGTTTGGTTGCACAAAAAAATCAATGGCAGCAATTGGAAAAACAATATAACGAAGTTATAACATCTTTTGCTGAACAATTAAAAAAGACAGACAATGAAAATCAAGAGTTGACAAAAGACGTTAAACGTTTAAACTCTTGTTTGGAGCAGCATTTAAAAACCGTTAAACGTCTAAAGAAAAGAACAAAATGTCTGAAGCGGCTTCAAAGGCATGTTCGTGAAACCAATAGTGTTTTGGATGACGTCATTCAAAACGGAGATTGTATATTGTCTGAAACGGAGAGTTGACAAGTGAGTGACATATAAACAGTTTGTGTAGCTGAACTTAATCATTTCCAGTTAAAATGTTGCATAAGAAGGAGTGTTGGCAGTATAATTTGGAATACGGTAGTTACACTTTAAGTGTACCGATAGAGAAGTTTGAAACGTTTGAAGAAACTTCAATGCAGCTGGAAGAGACCGACGATTTTATTTTAGATTTGTACGATTTAATTGTAGATTACAACAAACTGGACAAACTGTTAAATCTGGATAAAGACGACTGCATAATGTTGTGACTTGAAATAAAACAAAATATTTACAAGAATACATTTTTATTTTTTATAAACCACAAATGTATGTTATTACCTTAACCAGTTTCTCATAGTTTTGAAGCTTAAACCTCCAATTGTAACTGCAATCATGAGTCCCAGTGTAACATAAAATGGTGTGACATACAACTGTGCAACGGTTTGATATAATTGTACAAATGGAATCGAGACGAATTGATCAGCGGTGAGCAGCACAAAACCGACCAATCGTTTTTCTTCAAATTTTTGGTACATTAATTGTTGCATAATTTGATACGCTAAAGGGCCAGGAGTGGACAGGAGTGCAGATAAACACCAAACATCGAATCTGTTCAGGTCCCACGCAATAATTTGACATACTCTGGCAGCTGTGCTAAACAGCATAGAAATGATAAAAGCTATCATTGTAACTGCGGGTAGTTTGACCGATTTAATTATGAAACCCATAACGTATAAAGACACAGCGAACAGGGTGTATTGAGCTCCGTTGATCAGTCTCAGTTCCTTAGGTGTAAAATCCAAGTGTGAGCTGAGAAATATGAATGTAAACTTGTACTCGCCTCGTTGCGCACTATGTAGTGTTATCAAAAGACATAACAAATAATGGTACTTTGTCATTTCTCGAAGCGTGTTATACAGCGAGGGGCGTTGAGCGGTGGTGTTAAGCGGTTTTGGTGCGGTCAAATCGATTTCTTCAGGCGAGGGGGCCGGTTTGGTTTCCAAGCAAATAGCCATAAATGTTGTCATCACCAAAACGACACACACGAAAGGAGAGACCATATTTATCATATAAAATTCTGTGATTCCAACAAGAGGTGCTACTACTTGTATTAAGCACACTCCAATCATTTTTCCTCCTTTCACCCACAAATATAATGTCACCCTTCTTTTGGGACACTTTTCTATTAGGGCAACGACGTCCGACAAGCACGTTTCCAGCAAAAAAGATTCTCCGGTAAGAGACGGAAGGATGGATAAAAAGTAAATCCAAGACGTGGTGATCGTGTCTTGATACGAATCCATATAGAGTAGCGTGATCAGCGTTAACACAGAACCGCAGACGGGAAGAAGGACAAGTCGAATTTTATATTTCAGCTGATTCTCCTCCTTGTTGGTCACGATAAAAAGTAAAGTGACGATAAATTTAATCACACTTGTAATGATTTCAACTCTTGTCACCAGCAATGATTCGTTTCCGTCATGAATGCGTTTGCTCAGTTTAGTATGAAGTCCCATTTTTGGTATACCAATAATACTACCGAGCATACTATGAAAAATCTTTACCACAATAATGGTAAAAGTTATATAAATGTTACTAGACATTGTGAAGTAGTCTCAAAGCACAACTGCCGTAATGTCCTCGAGCACTTGTTTATATAACAAAATGTTCTAGGCTGATAAGATTAGGAAGAACAATAATAACGACAAAGAACCTACAAACGACCTTTAGCTTATGACCGCAATGTCCTTTTCATTTTTGTAAACACTCGTAGAAAATGGACGCATTGTTATCTTGCGAGTGACAAAGTATTTGGTTGACGAAGACATACACCCATATCAATTGTGCTGCAAGGTTTTTACGATGATTACTTGTTGTTGTGGTGTAAAAAGGAGGATTTGATTAATGCTATAATATAATAAAAAATGATAATTTATGATAATTTAATCAGTTTATTATTGTGACAACCTTACAACCTTTAAGTGGCCGCCAGAAAATCATACAATAACCTTCAAATTAATCGCGTTTACGCTTTTTTAATTTGCACTCAACAACAATTTCTTTATCAGCTTCCTCGTCTTGTAAATTGTTCCAGTCTGGCACGTATTGTGCGCGAACCGCTTTATAGACTGTCGAATTTGACTCCATTAAATTAAACTTGTCGGCTCCAGTATTTTTATCAAACACAATAAACGGTGTGGTTGTATACTCTGCTAAACTTTGCGGCACATCTATTCCACAATCGGAGTAGATGGTGTGTAGAGTAAAACGGGAGTGGTCCAAAAAACCTTGTTTATATTTAGACTCTAGTCCCGCTCCAATCTTCATGATCATATTTTCCACGATTTCAACAAACTCCTGAGCCATATCGAAAAATAACTTGTTAATTTCATCAATTTGGTCACTTTTTGGCTTTAGATCACGAAAAAGTTGGACGGCGTGCAAATAGTGTACGTGTTCATCTTTCATAACTTGCATATTAATGCGAACACAATTGTTAAGAAACCCGCTCTCCCCCATCAGATTGATCACGAGAAATGGTGTTGCGAATAAATAGCGTTCACAAAAAATCATCTTTATCAAGAAGGCGGCCTTCTTCATAACTTCGTCTTCTAATTTATACTTTTGCAGCTTCAGATCGGAGTTATTGTGCAAAATATAATTAATATATTTCTTGCTTGTTAACATACTGGTGGTAAACTCGGAAGAGTGATCGGCCAAATGCAGCATTTTGTTGTATACAATTTTGTGGATAGTTTCTCTTGCACCTTGATCTTTGAACATCCACTGCGTACATTCTTCCCACTCGAGATCGTTCTCGTCGATAAATTGCATTACGGCGTCGTCTCCTATTGCCAAAATGGCAAAACTGTGTAGTACAGCTTTTTGCCACTGCGAATCTAATTTAATGAATCCACTGACATCTTCTAAGGGTTCATGCTCCGTTGCAGACCAATAATTTGCTTGGTGAAGTTGGTAGTAGTGCCAAGAGGGGGCATACGTTGGTGGCCAAATTTTTAACACCAAAGTTTCCGAATTATTATATTCTGGTAGGTCTTCCTCCAGACGGGGTAATGAAAGGGCGCTCTTAAACTTGCCTCCAAAAAACTTAGTTACACGCTCCATTATTTATGGTTTAGATGATGGGTAAATGTTTGAACGGTTATGATTTGATTCGGGAGGAGGACCGTATGTATATACCCCGTCTAATCTAAGCGTTCTTTTTCTTATCAATGCATTTGTTATCAATGCACATTGTATTAAAAGCGGGTCGTGTTAAAAGAATTATTATTGTGCTTCGAGTTGTTGACTCGTATCAACATGCTGTCCGCCAATAAGTGTCGTCTTAATAACCTCCAAGAGTTTGGAAGGATTATTATGAAGGAGCGTATGCTCCTTGACGATGTCGAAACTCCGGAAGAGTTTTGTCAGAGAATAAGCCGGGGAATGGTGAAGCTAGATGATGAAGAAAAGAAAATCGCGCACGCGACCGCTCTTTTAAGCTCCGTTTCTATAATACCTTCGTCGGCTCTCTGTCAGCACTTAAACCTTCAAAGGAACGATACAACTCCCAGTGCGTGTCATTTGACGGTGTTTAGCCATAGCTATGAGGCCTTCTCCAAATTGAACGAATTGGATCGTATTGCAAAAATGGCTATTATGGGCACCGGAGTGGGTGTGGGAGGAGACTATTTGCGTTATAAAGGATCAAATGTTGCGGGCGAGTTGAAAAATAGTTTTGTGGAAATATGCCAATACTTGAACGCTGCCACAACTTTGAATGTGTCGGCGCGTAAATCACGTGTGGCCGTTTTCCTTTCGCTCCATCACATCTGTTCTATGATCTGCTTGACGCTGCGCCAACAAAACGCTCGTGTGACTTCAAATATTTTCTACGGCGTCATGATTCCTAACTTTTTTATGGAAATGCAGCGAAAGGACAAGAACGCAATGTGGTATTTTTTCGACGGAAACACGACGTTGGAAGGTTTATCCTTAAATGATTGCTACGGCGAAGAATATGAATCCCTCTATTGGAGAATGGTAGAGAAAAAGTTATACGTGAAGAAGATGTATGCGACACAAGTGTTGGGTGAGCTAATCAGCTGCCTGACCGAGAACGGTTTTCCTTATGTGGTATGGCGAGATCACGTAAACATGTTTAACAATCACCGAGACTTGGGCACCATTCAAACATTAAATTTGTGCACAGAAATATGTCAACATGCGGGAAGCGATTCGTCCTCAATGTGCACTTTGATGACGGTCAACATTGCGGCATATTGCGAAGATTATCCGCTTTGTAAAATGTATGAAGAAATTGTCGAGGAACTGGCCGAGTACGGTCTACACCAATGCTGTCCCCAATTTGATGAGACTAATGAGGCGAGATTGTTAATGCACTGTTTTACCGCCTCATATACATCTACTTTCTTGCTAAACAGACTTTTGGGCGACAAGACCTCGCGTCGCGAGCTGGGCGTCACACCGACGGGTCTCTTTGACGCTGTGTATATTTTGTGCGGTAGAGATGCTGCTTACAACGATGCAATGATACATTATTCAGCCTTGGTTGCGGAATATATGTATATAGGCTGTGTACTTTCTAGCATTGTGTACAATCGAAAATTTAATGTGATCTGTGTAAACTTTTCCAAAAGTGAATTTGCCAAGGGGCTGTTTCAATTTGATTTGAGGAACGTAACACCTTCTCTTTCGTTGCTTTGGAACAGAATTAGACCTTTCATGAAGAAAGGTATGGCAAACAGCATGCTGACGGCCCAAGCGCCCACCGCAACGACCAGCCTTTTGACTAATGTGACAGAGTCTGTTCAGTTTCCTATGAGTGGGGCGGTACAGACCACAAAAAACTCTGGCACGGGACGTTTTGCAAACATTCCCTTTTTTCTATACAAAAGCAACGAAACGGATATTGGCTTTAATAGACCCGTTACTATTGCCAAACAAGTACAGGTCTTTGCAAAAATGGCTCCTTATGTAGACCAGTCTCAATCTGTCATCATAAACTGCTCTTCCACATACGAAGACGTCTTTCGTATTTTGCGCTACACCTACGATAATAAGTTGAAAACCGCCTTGTATTACACTGTTTTTAATTCAAACACTCCCTACATTGATTTGTCTGGTTGTGACGCTTGTACTCAATAATAATAATACGATAATAAACGATTATATATAAACGTTGAGCTCTATTATTAATTATCAGTTACAGTCCTCCACCCCTACCAATAAACAAAAAAATGGCAGCAGCAGAATTACACTTTGTTATGGAGCATAATAAACCTGTTCCCATACCGAAATTTGATTATACACCTTCAAACGACGTTCTGGACATAAGCCACAATTTGGGAAGAAGCGTGCCGGACGAAAGGATAAATGAGCTCATTGATACGAGCGTATACCTAGAAGATTTATTGCCGCTGGATAAGGAAAAATTGTTTGTATAAAAATACAATAAACGTTTATTTTTTAAAATGTTCTATTTGTTCTATTTATTATTCCTCGTCGACAATTTTTGACAGTTTTTCCTCTAATTCTTTATAAACCAATTTTCGTTTAATCAAACTAATTCCATCGCACAATAGTAAGTAAAGCGAATCTAAAATAACCTCATCTGGCATTTGCATATACATGTCTATTTTATAGTGCATTGTTGTCACCAAAGGTTTTAATTTGGTCAAATCCTTGTAATTTAGCTGCAAAGCTAAAGTAATAAAAGTATCTTTTTGTTTTTGTAATCTATCCATTTTTATTCAGCCTCTTTAATCACTAAACGATCCACTTCATCAACACACTTTTTATCGTTTTCGTAAAATGATTTTAATGCGTTGTAAACACACACATTGTTTTCGCAACGCTTACATTGTATATTTTTGATTACTAGAAAAGAAAACTTTAATCTATTTCCAAAACGTTTGTTTCTCGGTCGTTGTACCAAAGCTTCAAAATCGGGCAGTGTGTTTGCGTCTTTAAAACGGTAAAATGTTTCACGATACTTGGCAATTATGTCTGAGCGTTTCTTGAGCGTTTCAAAACATATTTCTCTTTTTTTCTTCGTCTTTTTAATATTTCCCACGGTCGATTGCTCGCTCTCCTCCAGCGTGGGACATTGTTTTATCATCTGCAACAAATTTTTGCCATTGACCAAAAAATGAGTACCGCCTTGTACAAATACCGTGTATGCGTCCAAAACACTCGACCAATCTCTGCAGAACACATCTACCATGTACCGCGTACGAGGCTCCACGGAACTTCTCGGATTGTATAACGTGTATTGTTGCGTGTTGTTAGACATGATCGGTGTGTGAGCTACTATTCGATTTTCTGTTAGTTTATACCAACTATGACGTCATAAGATTAGCCCAGATAGTGGGAGAGGAGGGGGCAAAGTTTGTGGTTGCGGTTTGGTGTTTGTATTTTAGATTGGCTAGAGGAGGTTGGCCGTACGGGAGATGTTCTGTTCTGAAGCGTCTACCGTGATTTTCGATCATTTCGTCTACCAAATCTTTACGATGCGGCGCAACGATTTCGCAAATTTCGGCGAGCAACTCTTTTACACATTTTAATTCGTATTGCGTCTTATCGTATTGTTGTTGTAACTCGTAAACACGATCTTCCAATATATTACACTTGGCTTTGTATACTTTTAGTAATTGTATAATATTAGGCTGGTGCATCACTAGACTTATACTTTGTAAGTCGATATGGTTATAATATTGATAATTATTATCGGTGTGTTGATTGTTGCGTGTCTAATATATTATTATTTGTCGCAAATTAACTGGTTGTATTTGTTTCCTGACACTTTTTCCCAGGGAAGACATGTAAAAATATTTAATGATTATTTTATTAATACACTTAATGAAAATTTAAATAAAAGATCATATAAAGTCACAAAACCTAACCGGGCTTGGGATCCTGATCAAATATTTGACGACGCCTATCCTTGGAAAAGTACGATTCGATTCAAATATGTATGTTATACATTAATAGGTTACTGTGCGCGCTTCGTAAATTACGATGACGAACTGTATCAGTCTCCAGATCTGGCATATAATCTCATCACTAGCCAACAAACTATAGCTACTCATTTGGGCACGACAGCTTCTGTTAAACCTCCATGGGGCGTAGCCACAGATTGGTACGTGTTTCGTGTTATTTTGTTGGAAGCATTCATGACTATTACTGCAGTTCTAAGCAATACCGTGTTTTATTTAGAATCGGCTCGCATCACATCGTTTTACGTCGAACTGTATCTACCGTCTTTAGAAGTTGGTTTTGTGCGCAACATAACGGACGTGATGCGTATGGGCGTTCCGTATATGTACAACAAATTGCTGCATAACGATTTAATATCATCTTTGGAAATAGATGACTTGAGCGTGAAAAAATTAATGCAAACCGTCAGCTCACCCGTTGTGGTTCACGGAACAGGTTTGCATAAAGATTATATACCTGTTGAGCGAATGTTTGCGCGCTCTTATAACACCATTGTGAAAGCATATTACACTCTCGATTATTATGGAGTGCTCTTTCAAAAAGATGTAACCGATATGGAGTTGATTAATAAAGCTTTAAGAAAAGCCTCTTGTCCCGAAGGGTTTATACATCCCGCTCTTTTACCACCACTTTTTAAGAGCTTTAACTGCTCGAATGTTGGTAAGCTCACCGACTACCCTTTGGGGATCCGTTCGGCGGATTACAGTAAAGTGTTGTCGAATTTGACAAAAGATTATTTTGGCAGTACCGTCGGTGCTACTCCACGCTTGGCGTATTACGAGTCGACCCCTCTTCACGATAAGTTTGGTCCCGCGTTTGCGATGGCCAAAAAAATTTGGAACAGAAATTATCCAGACTCGCATATAATTTCACATTACCAATCGGGCGTGTTGTACCAGGCGCATAACGGATATGATAAAATCCATTGCACCAACAGGGACTTTCAACTGTTCACTCCAAGTATAGGCGAGACCACCGTCTGCACTTCGCACACTTGTGGTGCTATGTTGTCACATGCTAAATTCAATGAACTAAACGATCTTGAATTCAAATCTTGCACAATATATTACGAAGAGGGAATGTTTCAGTTGTATTATGGTATGGGTGTAAAAAAAGGCGCTCTCATCGACGGAGACGGTAGGTTAGTAGTAATGTGTAGAGCGCAGGAGCCGTATAAAAAACTAGATCAGTATTCTTTTAAAGCTCAAGCTATATTTAACGATGGTGCCGTGGAAGGTTGTCATTGGAACGGCATTAGTTGCTACTCGGTGCCCATTGAAGGTGATGTTGAAATACCACCGCTCACGGTCAGAGATAATTTGCTACACGAACTAGTTGAACAGGTTTTAACAGCTGAAAACTTGTACGCATACAAAGGTATAGCCAGTTATAAATTAAACGTTGAAGGTTTAACGGATAAGCTTAAATGTAAAATACTATCAGGCGGCAACAAGTTTTTAGTCACAATGGAAGAAAACAAAAAAGTGCTGTTCGCCTTTCCGTGGCTGTTAATTAAAGAGCGAAAACTTATTACCATTGGTGGCGTAAACGAGGTGACCGAAATTCCAGTAAACACCGTAAAGCGCCTATTGCAACTAGCTGAAATTAAACGAGACCCCTTTCCGATCAATTGCAATCTAGAAGAAAATAGTTTTGTTTTAAAAGACACAAGCGAATATTTACAATTCAAATTTGAGATGGTGCGAGACGCTGCTAACATATATAATCTAATGCGTAACTAATGGCATTTTTAAAAGGACAAATGTATTGTACATAAGTCTTTTGGGTTAAATTAAGTTTTAGCACCGGTAGTGGTTTATTACCTAAACCCTCCTTCATGCTGTTAAGAATGTCGCCATTGTCGGCGTCCAGTTCCCACGCAAACAAACCACCCAAATTGTTGTCTATTACAAACTTTCCCTTAGCTTGCACACTCGTTGGGTTATCGTAAGTAAGTAGATCACCAACATTCTCTTCGAACGCATATGCCGCTTGCGCTACAGAGTCATAATAAGTGTCGGTGTACCTTTGTATCAAATCTTTGTAATCTACAACTCCACTTTCCCAAGTTCCTTTAATCGGCCCCTGAGCTACACCCGTAAAGGGATTGTTGTTTTTTATGTCATGCACACCCGTCCACCCTCTTCCGTACATTGCAACAGCTAGCACTATTTTCTTACTATTGACGTTTTGTTTTAACAACTCCTTTGTCGCGTACTCGGCAGTATATTTTTCTTCAGCGTTCCAAGAGGGTGAATAAAGTGTAGTGTGATATCCCAAGTCCGTGTTAGACCAAGCGCCTTTAAAATCGTACGTCATAACAAAAATGTGATCAAGATACTCTTGCGCATTTTCATAATTAACTATAGAGATTTTATCGTACCCCGCGCTAATCGCCGAGGTGAGCTGGTATTTTTTCCCTGTTTCTTTAGAAAGATCGTTTAGCATTTCTCTGAGCTCTTTCAATAACTGCACATATGTTACTCCATCCTTTTCTGGATCTCCTAATTCGGGATTAGCACCTTTACCGCCCGGAAACTCCCAGTCGATGTCTAGTCCGTCAAAAAATTTCCATGTGCGCAAATACTCTCGTGCGGACTCAACGAAAACGGCGCGATTTTCGGCAGAACTCAATTTAAAGAAAGGGTCGCTAAGTGTCCACCCGCCAATAGACGGTAAAATCGTAAGGTCGGGATTGTGTCTTTTAATCGCCATCAGTTGGCCAAAATTTCCTTTATACGGATCGTCCCAAGCGCCCACTCCTTTTTGTGGTTTTTGAAGAGCGCCCCAAATATCGTGAATCGTCACTTTGAAATCCTCTCGACCCGCGCAAGATTTTTGTAAAGCCTCAAACGAACCCGGCACTTGCTTTAAGCTATCGTTTATACCATCTCCACCGCAGAGAGGCACAAAGCCATACAAAAGATGCGTAAGGTTGGGGACGGGAACTAAGTCTGCTGGATATTGTCTGTCGTAAACACCCCACTCTACAAAGTAACCGGCCACCACATGATCCGTCGCTCTAGTGTATGGTTTGTTGTTGTCCCGCCACACGTATTCGATGGGTTCCAAGTGGGAACCGTCCGTGTCGGCTACAACAATTTTTACCGGGGCGCTAACAGAACAGTCGGTGGTGTCGCAAAGTTTTACGACGGCTGAATATGTTCCACCTTTCGAAACTTCCACGACAATCTCTTTTTTACTAACTTCATCTTTTCCACCAGTCTTTACTACGTTGTTATTAAACAGGAGCTCAACTCGATCACCATCAGAACCGTACCATACATCCCATGCTACACTAATTTGAACACTATTGTGTATTTGCTTAATAAGACTTTCGTATGAAACCGCCTCTGGATTTAATTCAACTAGACTGTACTTATAATTACCCCATCTAATTGTGGGCACACCAGGTTTAGCAAGTGTTGTGGTGATTAGCAAAAAGAGAGACAGTAACGCGATTCTGGTCATAGCGTGGTAAATAAAATTATTTCTTATATAATAAGGTATTTAAACATGTTTTATATATTGTTTTTGATAGGCCTCGTCCAAGGTGCGCTATATAATTTAAATGACAGCGAAAAGCTGTTTGAAGATTTTGTACAAAAATACAATAAAAGTTATAGTTCGGAAGAGGAGCGTCAGATAAAGTTTGACAATTTCAAAAATAATATACGTTCTATAAACGAGAAAAATTCCCTTTCGAACTCTGCTGTCTACGACATTAATTTTTATAGTGATATGAACAAGAACGAATTGCTGCGCAAGCAGACGGGTTTTAAAATTAACTTAAAAAAAAACAATTTGGATCTAAGTTGGAATATTAAGTGTAACAAGAAATTAATAAATGGAAACCCGGCGGTGCTTTTACCAGATTCGTTTGATTGGAGGGATCGTCACGTGATCACTTCAGTAAAAAACCAACGTGACTGCGGTTCATGCTGGGCTTTTAGCGCCATCGCAAACATTGAAAGTTTATACGCGATTAAGTATAACAAACTATTGGACCTTTCCGAGCAACAATTGGTGAACTGTGATGAGCAAAATAATGGCTGCAACGGTGGTCTGATGCATTGGGCTATGGAGGAAATTATTAGACAAGGTGGTGTAAGTAACGAAACAGACTTTCCATACACAGCATCAGACGGTTTTTGCAAACGAAAGCAAGGTTTCGTAAACATTAATGGATGTAATCAATTTATACTCAGTAATGAGGATAGATTGAGAGAATTGTTAATTTTCAACGGACCCATTTCTATTGCAATAGATGTTATCGACGTGATAGACTATAGTCAGGGTATTTCGAGCACGTGTCGTAATGACAACGGTTTAAATCACGCAGTACTTTTGGTCGGCTACGGTGTTAAGAATAATATTCCATATTGGATACTTAAAAACTCTTGGGGATCACAATGGGGAGAAAATGGTTATTTTAGAGTTCAAAGAAATATCAACTCGTGCGGAATGATTAACGATTACGCGGCTTCAGCAATATTGTAAGAATGAACGGAACCGTTTTGTATTATAACAACACTCGAGTATGCACTTTATTATCTTCAAATTTGGACAACATATTTATTGATTTGATTAGTAAATTAGACAAAAAAGACGACTTTAATAAAGTTACGCTTGTATTTGGCGCTTGGGTGGTTGTAATAACTATCAAGTTTGCTTGTAAACAATGTTTTAAAAAATTGTGTTCTTTCTTACAAAGAGACACATCACAAAGGGACACATCATGAGGTCCCGTATACACGTGAGTACAAAATTGCTGGTCTATTACGAATGCACACAGGAGTGTCGCGATGAAACGCGCCAGGTCGATAAGTTAATCTAGTGTGTTCTTCTGGACATTTGCAATCGCTCACCTGAAACGGACCTTCTTCTAAATTAATATACATTTCCCCACCGTCACACACATAATTTCTCAGGTTACCACCATCTTCGATTACGTCACGGTATAGGCTTATGCAAAAATAGTCTACGACAAGACTGTCGAGCGCATTCAATACAACAATTTGACCACGTTCTGCATCACAATCTGCGGGCTCAATAGTGTCGACAGCTTGCAATTCCACCTGACAGAAGCCTGCTATACAAGTAAACAGAATTCCGCTTCTACAATTCTCTTGACATTGTCTATCGGTCACGCAAGGTACATGAATGGATGTGTTGCTACAATCTAAAATATTGTTCTTTTCAAAAAGAAGTCGGGCTCTTTTCTCCTCCATTTCCTCTTGGTTCATCATGACACGTGCAATCCATAACATAATAATTATGCACACAATTAAGAATATACTAAGCAGCATCATTTTGCTTAAGTATGGATTTTTTCTATCTAATTCATGAAACTTCTTTTGAAGCCCTTAGCAAAATATTACAAAGCGGATTCTTGCTGACCAGTTCAAAAACTCAAAAATTAAAAGTTCGTGGTCAAGGTTCGTCAAATAGAAGGTTGGCGAGCGACCCTCGAGTTTCTTTAACAGATTCAGAATTTTTCAACAAATACGACGAAGTTGACGGTGTCTATATGAGACTTCAACCTAAAATGCATAGTATACGATCGAAATACAGCGACTGTGTTTTGGTTTTAAGAATGAATTTATTAAAATATTGTAAGTTTGTGATAAACTCTGAGGAAAATTTTGGGTTTTATATAGCCGAAGAAGGTGTTATTGGCACTTCTCAATTTTCCGGCGAGCCCGGTTTTACAACAACTTCTTTCGAAAAACTTGCTCTTTTAAAAGACACTACAGACTATTCGAGCACTGAAGTGTTAATCTTACAAGATGTACCAGTATCTTTTATAAAGTTTATATTTTTAGTTCGCGACACAAAAGCTGACACAATTTTTAAACCTTTGGCGCGCTACAACATTAAATGTTTTAATATCCTATAATTAAGAGTATAATGGAAATGCCGGAAGCTTATATTTTGAATACCCTTTACGATGATTTGTATAAATTTATATGGCCCGTACTCATAGAGAGAGGTGAAAATAATTTATGGTTAGATCTGGTTGCGTTGAAACCATACTTTAAAGATATTTGTTTAAAACACAATGGGAAGAATAAAGTAGAATTTGTTATACTTAACGATGACCAAAATGTTTTTTCTTCTGATTATTTTTTTGTTCCAGTCAAAAGTATAAACACATGTTTTAGCGACGACGAGATAATTAATACAACTTTTAAGACCGTACTGAGCCAGTTTCTTTGGTGCCAACTTCCACCAATCATTCATAAACGTCTAGATGATCTTAAACTCGTTTCCATTTTTGATATAGCGGATTTTTGGAACAAATTAAAACTTTTAGATCACTTTCAAAAATATTGGTTGTTTCGGTATAAAATTGTTGTAATGCGTTACGAGAATGAGAAGTGTTTAAGAGAACAGAATAATGATTCCGAAACTTCTGTTGAAGATGGTGTCGACGACGGACCAAAAAATGATTTTAAAACTTCCCCAGAGATGGTCTGCGACATCAACTGTGAGACAGAATTGAAAAGTAAAGAAGAAAAAATAAAAGAGTTAGATTTAGATTCTTCATATATTAATACAATAAATAAAGAAAACGTTTCTCTTATCGATAGCTTAATGTCTAATATTGACAAACAGTTTGAAGGAATCAAGAAAAATGATACAGAGTACACAAAATTACACACAAGAAATGCTTTCTTAACATTATTAATTGGAACTACTGCGTTATTGGAACAGTTTTTACACTGGTGTTAAATATTGTTTCATAGTTTTTAGCGCATTCTATAGCTTTGTTGCACTTCTTGTACACATTACTCAACTCTGTTTTATACCACTGTATTTTACACTTCATTTTGTGGTTTTCCCGAGAAGTGTTATATAATTTATCTTTAAGTCTGTTTATGTCATCTCTCTTCTTCATAATTGAAACAAGGTCATTAGTCAACTTTTCGTTGTTGTTTTGTAGTTTTAGTGCGTCCTCTTTCAAAGATTCTATAAGTTTGGTTGTTTCTTTTTTAAATAATTCATGTGTTTGAAAGAGTTCATTATATCCCTTAACGTGATCTCTGTGTAGCTGCAGATTTTCTTCAATTTTTTTTTCTAAACTGTTAATCTTGGAGGCGTTTGCTCGCAGTTTATGCATAGCTTTCACACATTTTATTTTTTTGCAACAATCCTTTTTATTAGAAACATCTTTCTTTTTAATTGAATCTTCGTTACAATAATTGTCTTCCTTTTTAATTAAGTCTTCTTCCTTTTTAAATAAATCTTCAAAAAGTTTTAACCGTTGTTCATATTCAGATATGCAAGCGTCCTTGTCTCGTATAATTTGTTTTAAAGAAGCGATTTGTTCTTGTAGAGTAATAAGCGGATCTTCATAATGAACCAAATTTGTGTCCAAATCCAATAACAAATCACACAAGCTCTCGTCTTCACACATCGTAACGCAATAATGAGCCGATACTGACGCAGTTGGCTGGTGGCAACAACATGATAAGGTTTTGTATAAAGATCAAAATGTTATCTACTCGCACGCATACTGGTTAGACCGGCTACGCAAGTAATAACAAGAAAATGGACGCCGTGGCCAGAATACATAATTTGAGCAATAAATTTACATTACATGTTTTAGTCAAATTTCGAGTGGAAGACTGGAGCGACGAATGCTACAGGTGTAAATGTGTTGGTTGTAAATGGTGTAAACAATTTGTTGTATTGCAAATAATAAATTGCTCTTCCATGAAGCCGGTGACCAATAAAATTGTGTACCAATACATTGATCGAAATAAACCAACATATTTTGATGTCGAAGCGAGTAATTTTTACTTGAGAGATGGTATATATTATTTAACAAAGAAAATAACCAAAAAATGTCTTCAAAACTTTGTATTTAAAATGTAATAAGCTCTGTAATAAATGAATTAACACGAGTTGTTGTTTTAATACTTTGGGCTGAAAATTGGTAACATTACATCTCTATTGTTGTAAGTGCAGCAGCAGCCGCAATTTCTTTTAAAATATAAAAGTATCATCGTAAACAAAATTCCTAAAATAATGTATACAACAAACTTGACTTCCCACCACCAATTTCCGAACAAGTTTAGGTACCAGTTTGAATTAGAATTATCATCCAATTCTTTAATATCTAATGCTTTTTGCGCTTCTTCGTTTGTAACTAAACGCTGTAGAGTGTGCGTAATTTCGCTAAGACTTTCGTGATCCAAACTCTTTATAATTTTTCCATTGCTGTTGTAATTGGGTGGTAAATAAAATTTACTAAAGTTAAACTGAATAACTTTAAATTTACTTTCATCAAGCTGCACGTGTTTGGAAACCAAAACCGATCTGCTTGTTTTCAATTTACAATATTGTAAAAGCGTAATTATTCCGGTTCCGTTTATCCTTGTTTTTAGCTCGAAACTTCCCGTACCACAATTGAGCTGTACAAGTATAGGTTTTTCTACCATATACAGCCATTTATTGACATTGTTAAGACTATAAAAGATTTCGCTGTAAAATTTCGAAGCGTGCACCTCGCATTTGCTACGCACATCCATATTGTAAAACATTTTAACGTCACAGTCGTTAGTGTATGAAATGTATTTGCTCGTCATCGAACCAAAACACAATGTTAAATTTTCTAATACAGTACATGTACTGGTGTCGTCTAAGCGTGTGTAATACATTTGTTTTTTTTCAAAACCTATGTACTGAGATTGAGCGGAAAGAAATTTACAAATTCGTTTACCGTTACATTGCGGAACAGGAACCACTTTGTACAGTTCAAATTTTGTCTTGTCCATTCTAGGTATCTGCAGCACAAACATGAGTTCATCGTCAGGATTAATAAAAACACTACAGTGTGTAACATGCATAATAGTATGCATTTTCTCTATTACAGGATCGCTAATCCACTCAGTTTCCCTATCAAGACTTTGTTTGTCTACCTGTACCATTTCGTCTAAAACTAATTGTGGGCTAATGATAAAAGTGGAAAGACGACCGCTATAAAGCGATAATTGTACGGCGGTGAGAATTTTGCTGTAGGTAGTTTCAATCTCTTCCAAGTTGTCCTTTATGTAAACTAATTGGCGCTCTAAAAAGTGGCAGCTCACGACGTTTTCTATGTTATGCTTTACGCTATTGAGATACTCCGTAATAGAAAGAGTTTCGTTAGTTAGTACTTTAACTCTGTAGTCGGTGCTGTTTTCATGCTTGGCTACCTCGTAAAGAAGGGCCGCGTCGTTATCGTCCATCAATCCTATTGAGTATTTGTAAAAACGTCCTACAAAATTGAAAGCTCCTCCGAAAAGGCTTCGTCTTTTTCTTTTAGTGCCAATTTTTTTGTGCACTAATAGAAACTTTATACTGTCGTGCGCTTCGTACAAATTTAAAATTTTTCTTTCTTTAATGTACTTCAATTCCCGTTCATATCCACCCGCGTCATTAAACGCGCAATCGTGTAACTCCTTTCCACTGTCCATTTTTTGAAGCAAAGAAGAACATAATTCCTCCAATTGTTTAAGCCTGTCCTTTAGAACATTATAATTTACATTTAAAATAAAATTCCAACTATTTACAACAAAGCCCAAATTGTTTTGAAATTCGTAATGAAAACCGCTAACATTAAAGTCTTGGTTTTTAATATATTTATTTATTTCATCATCAACAATACCATCACCGCCACCCTCAACGAAAGAGAAAATAAAAATTACACAAAGAATTAAACGAAACATTAAAGTAACAATACATCATTTGAAACGTTTATATACCACTATAATGCGTTTTCAACAGTCAACGTACAATTTTCTTCATTTTGATTTTGTATCAAATAACGTATAAACTTATGGCAAGAGTGAAGATTGTCCGTTGAAGGACTCAAGTCCTGTGCGGTGCAAAATTTATGAATAGTTTCAATGTACTCCCACATTTTGTTCAGCTTACAGTGTCGATACTTTTTCGGCGTCTCGGAGAACCGAAACAAGTCTTGGTTACCCATAACCTTAAGCTTCTTTATAAGCGGATTTGCACGCTTTTGACTCTTGTAGCCTACACAAATACTAAAAGCAGGCTCTAGCTTTAATGTTTCGTTGTGAATGTTGGCTTTCACACCCTTTGGTTGTTTGTATGAATTATTAAAAAAGCCAATCACCTCTCTTCCAACATAAATGTGCACATAACTTTTTAGTTCCTTTTTCGGCGCAATGTTTTGGATTCGCCTAATGGTGGTCATTTGTTCCACTTTCTCTTTAATCAAACGAATATTCTCCGTGAGCATCGCTGGCTCTGCTATAATCTCATCCAAGCGATTTATCAAGTCTTCAATATAAAAACGCACCGGCGCTTTGTTGGGTTTCTTGCTTTTTGGTGGCGGTGTCACCTCCTCCTTTTTAACCTCTACATCTTCTTCACTTTCTTCGTCTGATGACGAACTGCTATTGTCATCATTGTTTCCGTTTGTTTTTTCCCTCAATTTTTCATCGTCATCACTTTCAACACGATTCTCCCTTTTGACTTCGGCTTCAAACATCTCCGGGTCTAACATATTATAATTCGGTCGCATCTCCTCCGAGTGTGGTACATTAACATTCGGCATAACAAACTGTTCTTCCTCCGCTACAAATTCCTGTTCTGCAATATATTGTGAATCTCTTCTGCGCTTCGCTGCCTTTTCTTCTGAAGAAACGAACGGTTTTGGTCGCTTCTTAATTTTATGTGGCACTTCTTGAATAGAGATCACAGCTTTATGACACTCGTCAACGTCATTTTTAAAAGTAACACGTTTGGTGGTTTTGCTGTTAAAAATCTTGTTCACCTCTTCATTTTCTTCGTCAGAGAAATGAAGATCGTGTTCGGCGACGTCCATGGTGTTTTAATAAATATATAGCTAACACGAGGTATTAACAAGCTGATGTTCAACAGCTGAATGTGATTATGTATGAGGAGAGGGTTGATTATATATCAATAAAGAGACCATCATGTAATCTATGATTTATTAAAAAAAATATATTGCTAATCTTATCTCTAACTCTAATTAACCAGCTGACTTGATAGATAAGAAAAATAAAATAATACTTTAAAATTTTGTTGTGAGGAGAGAGCGAATTAGTAAACCTACAGAGCGCTCATCTACATCTCTATACGTTTAAAATCTATTACTTTAAACGCACATTTTCCGCTATCTAATGCGGACCCTAAATCCAGTCTTTTCTCTCCCCAAAACACATAAAATGCAAATTTACGAATCAAACCGTTTAAAATTTAAATCAGTCAGGTGGTTTAACAAAAATTCCTTACACTTTCGCTTATAATCTAACGTATTAAAAGTTAAACGCTTATTGCGTTTCTTCTCAACACCTCTGTATTTCTCGATAATTAAATCGCTCATATTTGCCCAAAGGCTGCTCAAATCTGTTTCGTCACCGTCTACCATGGGATAAATTAACACTTCTTTAGTTTTCATAGCTCTCAACATATAACTCACCCCTCCAATCATGCAAACAATATCATTGTTGTCCACATAACAGCTAATTCCCTTTGGACTCTTTTTACGCACACGTCGAGGAGCCTTGGCCTTCTTATGTATCTTCCCATCATCATCATCGTCGGAAGATGATTCTGATGAACCATCGGTCATGGTACTACTAACTTCGTTGCACACCGCTACTGTAGCACGCCTCATCATAACTCGCGATGCCGCTACTTGTGTTTTCGTCGTCACCTTAGTTGTTTTTTTATTTTCAACTTTTCTCTTCGCCTCAGTAGTAATCTCTTTCTCCTTGGTTAATCCTTCGACTGTTTTCATTTCTATATCTTCCTCCTCGTGTTCAGTGGTAATCTCTTTTTTTTTGGTTAAATCTTTGACTGTTTTCTCTTCTATAAAATCACCTTCCTCCTCGTCATCGCTGCTGGTGTAAACGAGCGACGTTTTGGTAATTTCACTCTCGTAGACCGGTGGTGGTGAACAGATATTTTCTATAACCGAAGAAGATGGAGAAAGCATGTTCTCGTTGCACGGCGATGGAATCGTGAAGGTGTGCATTATTCCTCCCGAAGGCTCGTAAGACGGCATGTAAAACAAATCGTTGTTGTTATTGTTGTTGTTCTGTTCTTTAGTTATTATGTAACTTTCTTCTTCTTCTTGACTGTCGATGTTGGCGCTCCTCTGTGATGGGGGAAACGGAGAAAGAAATGGTGGTAACATCGCTTCTTGTGCAGCCTCCTGTACCATGGCAAAGCATGTTTTACGCCTCGCACACACCTTCTTCGCCACAGGTCCTCGTGCCTCTTCACTGCCGGCCCGTTTCAATTCGCGAGCGTACATCTTTTCAAAGTCGACACTTTCCCGTTTTAGGCGCATTTGAAAACGCTCAGCGGCCTCCTGCGAGGCCAAAAAATTGTTCTCTTCAATTGTGACGCCATTAAGTAAATCGCTAAGAACACTCTTCACCTCCTTGTAGTCTTTGCGATGATGAGCTTGAAATATTTTAAACAGCTTGTACAAAAAATGCTGCGGCGTCTGGGGCGTTGGTCGCGAAAAGCAAGAATTGGGTCGTATCAAAAATTCGTATACGGAAACAAAGAGTGGATCCATAATGTAATTAAGCACGTCTCACTTTCGAAGGCGCAAAATAGTCAATGCATAATGCCGACTGGGTCGAACATTTTATATGAGCCGCCAGAGATAAGCCAGCGGGTTTACTTGACCTTTTTTCGATAAGAAAAAACTTATTAATTTTTGAAGAGTCCGCCTGTTTCGTAAATTATGCATTATGCGTCCTTTTTTATAAACAAAGTCTGCGCTGTTGACAGGCCATAAATTGGGTGCCTTTATTTTCATTTATTTCTATACTAAAAAACTCGCTCCACAGGACGTGTGCATACTAATATATAAGCTTAGTGAACCTTTAGCATTTGAGATGTTTTTCAACCTTGGAATAAATTAACAATAACCATAAATTTTAAAACAATGTTTTATTCATGATATCCTTCTCGTCCTATGTATCACTATTTAAAATAACATGGTACAATTGTTTAGTACGGCTACATATACGCAGCTGCGAATCCACTTTGCAAGCTGCCCAGCGCATAACACCAATCTTGACGCTTTTAACAATTCTCCCTCTAGCGTCGTATATGGGTCTCCATCTGTAAACCATTTTATAACGCTTTAAATAATAGGTACTATAGGTTTCAAATACAGGAACGGGCATACTTGTTCAAACTAATGATGCTACAAGTGAAAAACAAATCTATTTATGTGGCGCTAATCTTTCACCTCTTTATCATCACACCTGATAACCTACGTAACACTGATAAACAGAGCTGATAACCTACGTAACACTGATTATTTCACTCACACATATAAACAATAGATATGATATCATACTCACACATACAAAAAGCAGATATGACACGACAGTAAAGATAACTCCTTTGCTTTCTGGGCGCCTGGTACTTGGGCTGGGCGAGTTCATTTTTTAAAATCTTTAAAGGCGTCCCGTCAAGAACCAGGATAAGGTCTATGCTCAGTAATAATTTATATGAAACGAGAGCTCATCAATACTGGTCATTAGTCGACAAAAATTCAAGACCTTTCTCCCAATACATTTTCCTCTGAGTAAGGATACTGGTCGTAAAAATTTTTAAACAGCGCCATCTGTTTTTGTTAGACTAACAACTAGTACGCCATCTAGTATCAAACCATCAAACTACAACAGCGACGTCGCTACTAACGCCATCTATTGGCGCCACGATTAAAACTGTGCGACCAGCTTACAAGATCTCTTACTGCTAACAAAATTAACTAATCAATATATCAACCTTTTTTTGATGATACCAACCACTGAGACAGACCCGTGTCTCGGTATATTTAATTAGGCGAGAGAGATCTTACGCTGGTTTCAAAGACTTTGCAGTTTGACAGTGTTCAAAAATGGAATTTTCCGCTAAAGTACCAGGCGCCCAGATCGGTGAGGAGGTTTAGCAAGTCATGCTACGCGCGCCGGCCACGTGACCAATCAGTCCACGTGCCGCTATCTTATCGTCTGACCTATTTGACTTTGTTATTGTAGCAATCGGCATTATCTTGTTTTTAAGTCGACACTATCTTGTTTTTACGATATTTATATCTTATCAAGTAACACTTTAGATATCAGTGACCTCGACTGGCGGATATTGCTTCTTATCTTACCTATAAAAGGCCGTGAAGATGATGTCGCACTTATATTACGCTCTCGGCAGCAAGCAGTCAACATCCTGTCATCTCCGCAGCTCTAAGTTCATCTCCACGCAATAAAGATGTCTTCTCCTAAGGTGAGTTTTATATTATCTTATTCTTCTATTTTAAATGTGATTTTAAATGTGTATACTGTGCTCACACCACAGGTTCGTTGATCGTTCTTCATCTATTTTAATTTATGTCTTTCTTCTATTATAGCCGGTTATATTTTGTTATAGAAAAACACCTGTTTCCGTTTTAAGAGGCCTTCGTCTGAACTACAGGCTGCTAACCAAGCTATGGTTTCTGCAGACACTACTATTGACAGACCCGATTTTGCTCCTGTAGCTGTTAAAGTTAAAGTTATGGACCCCGTTGCGGATTCCCTAAAGCATAACGCTCCTATAGTTACATCTTCAATTACTATATTACCAGTAATTAACTTACCCAATGGGCCTGTGACTAGTTTAACTTGTAATAAGCCAATACAAGCTGTCGGCCATTTTAATGCTCAACACGAATTCGTAGCATCATGTAATTATAAAGAGCCAATAGTGTTAGACGAAGCAGATCACCTAGGCCTTGTCTCTCCTAAACTGTTCTTTCCTTTACAGTATAAAAGTTCGAAATCCGACTTACCTCCTTATGAGGAATTTTGTAAATATTTGCGTAACGACGTACTATTGTATAGACGAGATGCTGTACATAAATCTCTCATAGAGATCGATGGTACTTGGATTCCTAATGTTTTTATTGACTGTGAGAATAGGAAACTGTCGTTTAAAGGTCCCAATGGAATTCTATGTCAACGTTATATTTTTTGCAAACCAACGGCTGAATGTAAAATATTGCCAGTGGCTCTGTTTTCTAATATTAAACGTTCTTTATATTGTGTCACCTATAATCTAAAGCTTAAAAGAGAAATTATGACTGACTTTGATCCAAAGTATATGTCTTTTATTGTATTTAATAAAAAAACTGGTCGGTTTTACAGAAATTGTTTTGCATCTATTATTTCAAGGTCCAAGCTTAGTGTTAGATTTTATGTTATGGATTTGTTGAAAGCGCAGAACTTAGTTTGTATATTAATTAAGAAACGTTTCTTTACTGCGGAGTATGTAAATTAGTTAATTAGTACGATTATGTAACAATAAACTTATATTCTTTTGTTAAACTTGTCTTTTTTTTCTTTATAGTCAAAACCCTCTTCTTCCTACTCTTCATCATCGGACGATGTGGAGAGTCTGAGTCCGGCCCTGATGCGGCGTTACCAAAAGGAGGTGGAGCGTCAGGCGAAACGTGAGGCTAAAAAGTTGGCTCAAAAGGCAAAGTTGGATAAAAAGTTAAAGGTTAAACTTCAAAAGGTGGTGAACACCACTGAGACTATTACTGTAACATCTACAGATGTTTTAGAGTTACACTCTGTGGTGACTCAATCAACATTGAATAGTATGGATCCCATGGTGGCCGCTTTTCCAAACAACACAGAACCTTTGAATATTAACCAATTGAGGTTGGTTGTTCTTAAATGTTATAATATATTGTTAGATAGTATTTTGATTAATGTTAACGATGAGTTGGCTTCTCAAGCACAAGAAATGGTTAGCGGTCTAAAGTCGGCTTTGCATAAATATTTGAATAACGAAAGAGATTTGACACAGGCGGCTTTTAATGTTTTGCAGAGTTGTTTAACTAGATCTTTTGATGAATTTTACGACATCAAGGCCATTCTTCCTATAACGATAACAACATCAAACACTTTGAATTCAATTTGTAATAATCTTTCTAACACAGATAATTTAGATGTTATAGAACCATTGGTTACAGCTACTTATAGCTTGTGTCAAAATTGTAAGGTGTTTCAGACCGCTCAAAACTTGCGGTTTAAATCTTATCGTTATTTGGGTTTAACTACGGAGCAGTGTATAGAAGCAGACTCTTTGGTTAATGATGAACCAGCGTTTTTGAATTATATTGAGTCAAATAGAAAGTGGAGGTACAACAACGCCGGTTATATGTTTAACGATTCAACTTTGCGTATTCTAAACGCTGACGATTTGTAAAATAGATTTTTTGTATATTATTATTGTTATTATTTGTTATATATAGTTATAGTGGTTATGGTGTTAATAAATATAGTGGTTATGGTGTTAATAAATATTGAACATTAAACAAGAAAACTTTTTATTATCAATTCCTTTTAACCATTGCATGTTTCACACGACGGGCAAAGATAAGGGTTCATTTAGTATAGCAAGAATATCGTTTTCTTTCTTACTAATACTACACAACAGTCTGTCGGTCTTAATATCACACACAACATCAGTTAAAAATATGTTTGCAAAAGCATTTATCTTGTCTGGTAAAGAGTTATCATTAGTTATAGCGTCTTTAATAAGACTGCCCCTATGAACATGTTTACAGACTAGCAAACCAACCCCTAGAGCTGTTATATAACATTTGTTGCTATCACAACAAGGATCGAGGTGTCTTAAAGTTGTTTTCTCACATTCCGGCAGGCAGTGTAACAAGTTGTGACTTAAACGTAAAATTTTAAGCACTTCGTCGGCACCCACCCACAAAATCATGTCGTTAAAAATAAGCGGTACACATACACCGTCAAAGTTCAAAGTGAAAGGGCAGGAGTATTGAGGCATTTTTTATAAATAACTTATATTCTCTCCTTGCTTTTTATATCAACCTTTTTTAAGATTTGCTGAAAGTCATCTGTGTAATCGTTGAGACGTTTAACCTCTTTTTGCAAACTATTAAGACTTTGAGCGACATCTTCTGAAAGAACATTTTTTTTACCGTCGTTTAGGACGTTGGGTGTTATGGGAGGAATTGAAGGAACGGGGTACGCCTCATCGTCCCATGCCGCTTCTCCCCATTGCGTAACAACCCCTTGCGTAAAAGCATTGAGGGTGGTCACAAGATTTGGTAAAACATTTAGTATATTAGCCACATCGCTTTGTAAATCAGTAATTTGACCTTCCAAAGCGGTTAATCGAGTATCAAAGGTGTCCAGACGATTGTTAAGATTCTGTTCCAGAGTGTCGAGACGGGTCTCGAGGGTGTCGAAACGAGCATTTATAGAGGTGTCTAGATCAACTACAGATGATTGTATTCCGTTAACCAAAGTTGTGAGGGCAGCAATTGCTTGTAAAATTGGTGTGAGGTCCACGTTACCACCACCTCCCCCTCCATTATTAATCAGTTTTTGAATATCTGCTAGAATGGCCTGAAGGAGAGCGTTGTTGTTTTGTACTCCTAAAAGGATCGCATTAAGATATTCACATTTACCACCACCCCCGCCGCCGTTTGGAGGCTGGGGACATGGACCGCAACCGGAGCTGTGGCCGGGCGGTATCATACATTGTGGGTTTGAAGCGTTGCAGGCGCTAGGGTCGGCAATGTATTGAGCGATGGTGTCAAACATACGTTTAAAAGCGGCCCAGTTTGTTAGTTTAGTTTTTCCAAAATACACTGCAAAACCCACTTCTGTTGTGAATAGTTTATTTGGTGGGTAAGTGCTGTCATTGGGCGCTAAATCCTGCCATAATTTTGTTTCGCTACGCGGAAATTCGTCCGCGTGCGTCTTGCTATGACCTAAAATATTTAGCAATTCAGCGACGCCCACATATGGTTTATCCCCAGGCGCGCCCCCGTAAAACACTGGCACGTCGGTGCCATCTACACGAGTCGAAAATATTAGCCTGGCCATGATGTTTGTATAATATATCTTAAATTAACTCACCCTATACATAAGATTAATTTATAATGGCTTGCATACCCGCAGATTCAAAAGCATTCATAAAACCTTTTGAGGGAACAGACGTTACGTGCTTAGTAGCAGACTGTGTCGTTTGGTTTGGCGCCGATGAGATCAGCTCCATATTGAATCTCAACCTTTGTAATTCCATAAAACATCTACCCTACAATCAGAAATGCTTATGGAAAGATTTAGAACCACAAGTTAACAGTGAAAAACAATTTGTGAGCGGTTTGGGTGTGAGGTTGTTAATTGCAAAAACACAAGAGGTGGGAGGAGATGATTTTAGGAGAAGAAGGAGTAGTCGCGGAAGGAGAAGAAGAAGTAGCCATTGCAATAAACGCAGAAGCAGTCGTTGCGGAAGACGCAGAAGTTCCAGTCGAGAAAGGAGAAACTCTAGAGACTGTTTGGCGTATTATAACAACACCCCATTAGACATACCGTGTGCGCCGCTCTCTTGTACGCTTCCCCCCAGGTTTGAACTTAGTGAATGCATGCATAAGCTCGGTAACATTTTTATCAACGAGGCCATTTATGATTCACGAGCCTATCCCGATTTAGATAATATTAATTACAAGATTAACAAGATATATGATCTTGTATTGGATAAAAGTAATGTGATAACGTAACATTTTGTATAAAAGGAATGCAGCGCGCTTTGCAACCAATAGTTTCTTTCCGTCTTCAAACCTACAAACTTAATCAAAAAAAAATGAGTCTAAAAACTAAAGACACCAAGCCAAAGGCAAGAGATACATTATTCTACACAAAGCTTCGTAAAGACGCACATGCTCCTGTACGGGGTTCGGTGGGAGCGGCGGGGCTTGACTTAGCCAGTGTTGAAAATATCCAAATTCCGCCAGGAGAAAACGCGCTAGTTCCCACGGGGCTGTCGATCGAAATTCCAAACGATTGCTACGGAAGAATTGCGCCACGTTCGGGTTTGGCGCTGAGGTATAGTGTCTCTGTACATGCCGGAGTCATCGATCCGGACTACAGAGGTCATCTGCAAGTGCTACTTTTCAATCATGGAAAGAAAACGATGGAAATTTTGAAGGGGGATCGTATTGCGCAGTTGGTGTGCGAAAAGATCCGCTTTCCCGAAGCTGTAGAAAAGCCGAAACTATCAGAAACGGACCGTGCCGAAGGAGGGTTTGGGTCCACGGGAATTGCCAGCCAACAACAAGAGGAAATTTCAAGTGAAGAAGAGTGTGATTGTCCTTAAGCAAATTTTGTATTGTGTAATAATAAAAGACATAATTTTGTATAAAGTTTAATAATAAAACAATTTTAACACGTATTATAATTTATAACTTTTCAACAAAATCCTTTAAGAATTCCGTTCGTTTTTCTTGCAACTGCTTGCGAATCTCGTAAGGTTTGCTGTCGAGCTTTGCCAGCTTTTCATAGCGAGTAGAAACTTTAACGATGTCATGCTTCATACGGTTCACCGTCGACAGCTGTTCCGTAAGAGGACGTTTGAAAAAAGCTGGAGGGGTGTTCATCTTTCTATCTCTTGAACTTGTGTGCGACATCTTTATCTTGTCTACGTGATTATATACTCGAGATTATAAGTAATAATAATACAGCAGCATGTCGTTCTTTAGAGGTCTAAGACGAACCAATAAAACATATCCCAATGTAAACTCATTCATTTCCGACCACAATAATTTGATTGCAAATGTCACACCCAGCGGTTTTAATTTAGGACCCCCTTCAGGTTTAACTTTAGGTCCGAACAGAGTTCAGCCCGGTTACAATATTAACAACACTTTTGTACCCAATTCAGACATTAATAGAATCATGAGAACTAACAATCCGACCGGTATGAGGACCCTCTTTCCCAACGCAAATAACAGCCAGATTAATGGTTTGAGCAGATTACGTGCCGCAGATAATATTCCAGATGCTCAAATTTATGGTTTACAACAGCGAAAAAATTCAGTGAAAAATTCTCATCCAGATCTGGCCACTAGGGATCCCACTCAAATTGAGGCCGCCTTAAACAACAATCCTAGACTTTCTACATACTTGAAGGGTCTCGGTACCGTCGCTTTAGTGGGCGCTGGTGTTTATTTAATAATTCAGGGCGGTAACTTAGTAGCTTCTATTGTTGCCGCATTAAATCGCACGGGTGGATCTTATTACTTTAGAGGTAACAACGGGGCCGAAAGTTTTAATAACATAGAGAGCTGCATTTTGAGACATCGAACTTGCGGTGTATTGTTGGAAGACATACAGCCGTATCTATGTCAGTTTGACCCGTTAGATCTCGCCAATCAGGACCCCATACTACCTCCCGACCAGGCGAGGGAAATATGCGTAGGATATAACCGAGAAAGAGAACAAACCGTATGCAGAGCTTCGGATAGCAACGCTCATCCAGACTCTCCGGCATATTTTGATATTAGCGATTTAGATGTCAATCAGACCATACAATGTTTGGAGCCCTACGATTTTGCCGATTTGGTAGCGGATTTGGGTTTAGACGGTCTACTTGGTGAAAACGGCCTCATTTCTAACATGTCCAATAGTCTAAACAGCATTTCTGAAAATTTTATGACCATCCTTTTCGTTATCGGCGGTATTGTACTTTTATTATTTATTGGTTTTATGATATTTAGGGTGAGTATGAGTAAAAAGTCCGAGTAATTCCACTATCTAATCCGATAACAGTTGCATTTTTGCGATAACAGTTGCATATAAAAGAACCATCGAACGAGGTAACATCACACAACGACTCTACAATCGTTTACCTGCATTATTACTATTCAACATGAAATACTTTGCCATCGACGGTGTAGCCGCTACAACCAAGACCACCATTTTAAAGCAATTGGAAGGAAAATTTTGTGTACATCTCACAGACTACAAAGAGATACGGGAACAATTGCAATTGACCGAAAGTAAAGTTTTGAGTGAATTTGTATATTTACTATATCGTTTGTGCGATGAAGTGAAGACCGGGTCGGGAAGACACATTTTTGATCGGCAACCTGTAGCTGCTATCTTATATCAGCTTATACATTTAAACGCTCCCGACAGTGTAGTGTTCCGATACGCCCGCCTCATCAAATACAACAATTGGAACAAGAATTGGTTTTCTCTCATAATATTGACGAAGGAGGGTCAAGAGGAAAATGTAGTCGAAACTATGGTGGAACGAGACAACGGGATCGATTGGGCGGCTAAAGAGTATGTTTTACGCCAGAATCGTGTCTTTAAGATATGGGCCGACGTTATGGAGTATCCAGTGTATTATTTTGATTACAAGAAAGACTTTAATAAGCAGCAGAAGGAAATCATTTTGATTGTAAAAAATTTAATGAACGACTATTTTCCTTTGCCGTGGTACAAAAAAATTATTAACACGTTCACAAAGAACGTTACAGGAAAGCGTGTTTTTTTGTAAAATGATGTGGGTTGTGTAATAAAAGCATTTATTAAACCAAATGAACATTTCTAATTTTCTTCTGAACAACTCCTTTTTAAACATCAATAATGAAATTTGTGAAAAATACAAACTGAAGTACAAACACGACCTGGACACTAATTTTATTCAACACCAACTCTCGCCTCACAATTTAATAGTTTTACGCAATACAATAAAAATTATTCTCTCATTACAAGAACACTATCCCCACACAATGTTTATATTTGAAAGCGTAGTCTTCACAATACAATTAAAACTCTATCAATACTCGCTAATTTTAAAAGATTTAGACGACGAGCTTGTCGGATGTGATGTCGACTTAGACCATTTGAGAAGTTTTAAAACTTTTCTCGAGGCGGGTGTCGACATCAACTTTGAGACGATTGATTACGAATATATTACTTTATATCGCGATATAGTTGTAGAGTGTTTAGAAGAGAGCGCTCGCGTAGTTCGTAGAATATTCTTAGATAAAGATGAAGCGTATCGATTTTATAAAGTAAGCGTGAATCATAGTAAATTGTGCGGTGTATGTAAAGAAGAGAGGTGTGATACTTTTAAAACGGAGTGTGGACACGATTTTTGCTACGAGTGTTTTATAAAGTGCATTAGTGAAAACAATTCGTGTCCTTTATGTCGTAGCGTAAAAGGTTTTAAATATGTAAGTGGAGAAAAGAAAGACGTGTTAAATAAAATAAAAACCACCCACAATGATTACAAATTGTCTTGGTCGAGCGAACGGTGAATATATACGTAAGAGATGGACTCCGAGTTACTCAAGCACGTTTTTATAGCAACTTATTTTGACTTAGATCAGCGAGATCACTTGAACAGCGATGTGAGACGGTTTTTAAACGAGCCAAGCGAAGAAGATGTTATTTCTTATCTTGACTATTTGGACCGCATGCAGCTTAAAAATATTGTTGTAGATAAAAGTGCTGATTTATTTAAATACATTAAACCACAGTTTAAATATGTTTGCGAAAGAGAGTACGACTTGGACATTGTAAAGTATAATTATTCGGGAGTGTTTTTGCGAAAAGGCGCGGTAGTATATGCAACAAATCTTTTCGTTGTGGACCCCAGTGATACTATTTCGTTTTTTATAACAAAGTTTGGTATCGAGAAGGGATACACTTCAATAGAAGAGAAACATGTGGTGTGTAATGGAACCGACGGTGTTTTTTTCGGGCGAGCTTATTTGGACTGGCTGGGTCTAAAAGTGTGCAGCGGTAACAAGTATAGAGAGGATGAACATTATAGACTTTACATTATTGGGGAACATATGGCCCAGCAGTTTATCCAGAACAATATAGGTGCTTTGGAAGGAAGTGAATTGAGAAATTTTTACAAAGGCACCCCTCTTACATATACTAAAAACGCTGCAAACATAATTAATCAAAAATCTTTCGTAACAGACAACATGGACGTTGTGTTCGACAATTTTGCGGAAGAGTTTGATCAAAATGTAGACTATATTAAATTCGTCCAAAGAGATTATATTTATGACGCCTCTAATTTTCCCACAGATCTTTTAGAGGAGCTTCAACAGCATTATGTCTCTCTCACCTCTGTTTATAAAATAATAAATCGTTTTCAGAAAAGTTCAATACCACTGGTAGGAAAAGAGCTGGTAGTGGACCGTTATGCCGTCACAAAGTACAAAAAGATGATTACCACGCCCGACTTTGTTTTACCAGGCCGAGAGAACAATATGCACATATTTATACCAAGGGATTTTATTCAGCTTAGACACACGCTGAATGCCGCCTTTGTTCCTGAGTTAGGTATTGTAATACTGGCGGAGCATGTTTTCTTTGGAGCAAATCGTGTACTTGATTTTGATCCGAGACGAGGAGATTTGTACGTGTTCGTTAAAAGAAAGACAACGATTGATAAGGATGAAGTATATTATCACATAGGTGGGGAGTTTTATTTAGAGGAGACACAATTTGCCTCCAACCAAATCCCCGTCTTTGTTCTTGTGAGAATCGATAATGATTTATTAGTAAGAGATAATTTAAGAACTTCTCGTAAATTAAAGGATTTGAATTATAACTGGGTCGATAATACTATTTTAAACTTATTTGTAAAAAAGTAGATGGACACGTTCAGAGCAGGTGATGCAAGAGGGGTGGCAACACCCCCTCCGGAAGGAAATTATACGCGACGTGTTATGGGTATGGAGCCCGGCGCCTTGATGACAATTCTTATTGTACTAGTAATTATAATTCTGTTGATTCTACTTTTTAATATGAGCAGTAACAGTGAAGAGAGTTCCGGAAGAAACGGTAGAATGATGTTTAACAACCCACTAAATACGACTATGCGCAACAATCCGCCGGTCGTAACTACTGCGACCACAACTAGAGCTCTGTAGTAGTAAGTCTTGATGGATGTACTTAGTTTCCCGACATTAATATTTTTGATTCTTGTTATTTTAAAAATTTACATATTTCATGGTTATAAAATGTTACAACGAAAAGACTGGTTTATGAATAATATATGCATCGACGGGTATTACGGCTTCGCTGCCGATCCTTTCGAGTGCGATGTTTATTACAAATGCCCAGAAAAAATACGGTTTTACTGCGACGTTGGTACGCAGTATGACGCAGACAAATCTGTCTGTGTACCCAATGATGAGGTCAACGGTTGTTACGAGATAATGAGAAGGAGGTTGCTCATCTGAGGTATATAAAGGCCGCAGCCAGCGTTAACTAGTCACTCTTCAATGGTCTTGGTTGGAGCCAATAACTACTACTCTACTATTATCTACAATAGTCCTCGGTTCGCTGATACGCAAAACATGTAAGTAATTTTCGCTGTTAACTTTCATCTTGTTAAACGCTTGTATTAAATCCGTTGGCATATATCCTCTTACACGGATGAGCTCTTTCGTACATTCTTCGCCGCCAATTAAAATTTTTTTGTAACGCCTCCCGCTCACGTATTCGTATACCTTTCTGGCCCCCAACACATACCAAAATTCCGCATGTCTTTTAGAACTCACCTTGACAACACACACGCTCAGTTGACGAACAAGATCCGGGTATAATCTGTCTGTTCTAAATAAACTAATTACGTAAGTGTTCCGAAAACGTTCGTCATTTTCTCTGTTGACTATCATCTCTGCATAGTCGGTGATTATTTCAAAGCGGCAATTTATAGGTTTATTATTGTCGAGTCCGCTCACCGTTTTATTTAGGGTTGGTTCTGGAACATTATTATTTAAAAGACAGTAACAATGTTGTATGAAGGAGTTGTGTGTGTTGCAAAACTGGAAAACAACTTCAACGTTGTTAGTAAAATTTGCTCTCCCTAGTCTAAACATAATATTTTGATTTCAGAAAATGGCAAACTTTTATAAAATGGATGTAGAGGAAGACGACGAAGCGGCACGTCCAATCCTTTTAGAAACGGCAGACTCTGAGTACGAATACGAAGAAGATGAGGAAGAGGAAGAAGATGAAATGAAACCGCAGAAATTTAAAAAAGAACTGGAGACGGCGGCGGTGTGCGAAAACGTTTTAGATTTGAGCAAGGGACCGGTGCTGGATGAAATACGAATGGATCTGTGCGACGATTTTAAACTAACCGACGATATGATGGACACTTACAAATGGCTAAGTATGTACGAGAGTACATCTACCCATATGTATGTTTGCCACTTGGATATGGATTACGTTAGTAATGAGAGGTTCGCGAGTGACGTCTATCAAGACTGTTATCATTCCCTTTATGGAAACGCTTATGAGTATTATGTGAAGCAAATTAAAATTTACATAACGGTCGCTTGTCTACGCTACAACAATATAGATCCGAAGAAGTTTCCTACAGATATGGTGGATAAGAAGAAAGATGTTTCCAAACTAGCATATTTTCTTCAGTGTAAAACAAGAAACGGTTTAACACTAAAGCAGCAACTCATCTATGCGCTTCACAGCGTTAATTTGATCGGCATACCATTTAAAGAAATCGCTGAAATTCACGCCAACTTCGACTCTGTGGTAAATAATCAAAGTTTAAAAAACCTTAAAAGCCGCTATACTTGGAAAGGGGAAGAAGAGAAGGTTAAACGTTTAAAAGAAAACACGGATAAGGGTATGTCCTCGGTGCAAGAGTTGTTTAAACACACATTTCATCGGGGCTTTATGCGTTTTAAAAAGGACCTAACTTTGGTGCACGAGGATTATTTTCGTTTGTTTGAAACTGCTGTGGGTTATAATAAATTAAAATTGACACCGTATCAGGACACCATAAGCAGCATTAAATGGATCTTTAAAGATATTGTTAAAGCGCTTACTGACAATTTGGCTTTGTTAAATTTTAAAACGTTTGAGTCTGATGAGAAAGAGGTTAGAGAATTTTTGAAGCTTTCTCAGTTAAACCCCGCGGGGGATGTAATTTTCCACACGAAGACAAAACATAGAAATAGAGAACATTATAGATTAAATTGTTTTAGAATGGATAGTGTTCATGTTTGGGTCAACACAATGGTGTTTGATAAAAATGATTCTAGTAAGAAGTTGGATTTAGAGAGTTTAATTAAAGAGTTTAATTGGGGTTCGCACCATATTATTAAAGCTAAATATGTTTACAATTTAAAATTAGCAAAGTTGCATATAGAAACTGTAAAACTAGTTATACGTTATATCCTGCAAAGAAGAGACTTTAGTCTTCTTAAATACGATGTTTTACATCAAAATAAATTGGAGTACAATTATATTTTTTGTAGCACTTAAAAGAGCTTCTTTATGGATAATGCCGATGGTGATTCAAAAAAGGTTTGCGGATTTTTTCAATCGCCAAGTTGGCATCATCCACGAGAAGAGGTTTATAATATGGAGAGAGTGTTGTGTAAATGTTTGAATAAAAGTCTTTTATAACATGTTAATATTGAATTTTTATTCACTGAACGTGTCTCTGCTATCAAAATCGACGTGTCTTTCTTTAGTCTTTTCTAATAAATCTTTTATGCATTCCAAAACTATATCTTTGGTGTTTTCGTTTAATATTAAAACAAATCCCTCAATCAGAGCATTAAGTGTATCCAAAAAGCTGGCATTTATATCCGGTATATTTTGGACGTAAAGACATAAATCCTTTAAACGGTTCCATTCCTGCTGGTCTTGAAAGTTGAAATATTTTGGCACCGCTATGCTGTCCATAATGCTTCAGAATCACCAAGTTTTCTACGGCTTCGATGGATTGCTGCAATTAATGATTAATTATAATTTTACGAGAATACACAAGGGTAATTTAGAATGTGATAAGTTGTGTATCGTAGGTGAAAATGAACAAGTATTTGTAACAGACGGTGTTAATATGGACGTAAGGCGCGTTGTCCACGATGAATGCTTTATCAGCTTCGAAGCAGTATTTGAGATTATTGATACAAACATGTTAGGCGACAAGTATACCGTAGAGAAGATTATTGTGGAATGTACTAAGAGAGTAGTAAAAAGTGACGTTTGGTATAAAAAATATTTGGTAATATTAAAAAAACGCGTTAACGCCTCTTTTGATGTATACTTTAAAGTATTAGAACAGTATATGCTGTTAAATCAACCTAATGCTGAACGAATAGGCAAAAAGGTCTCTAATCTAATTAAAATGGCTGAAGCGTTAAAGCATTCCGACCAAGCCCAAGAACTGATAACTGCATATCAATCTTTTGAAACGGCAAGCGCTATCTTACTAAAGCAATTATAATAGCAGAGATAACTCGCTATAAAAAGATAAAGGGTATATAATGTTGATGTCGCATTAATTTTTATTGTTTACTCGTTGTTGTGTTAAGCAGTAAAATGTTTCCGACTTTTGCAAAAAAAATAGAGAACACCTCTTCGGCTATAGTGGATTCGCTGTCTCCCTTTCTTCCCAGCGAACTGATAATTATGGTAGCGTCTCATATTAATTTGAAAGTATACAACGGAGTGAATAAAATATTATATATAAATAACCAACCAGAAAAAAGTACTGTTGGGATAATGATAAAGAGAAAAGAAAATATCGAATGGCATTTGCAACAGCTTAAGATATCTGATGAGCTGGAAATAAAAGGTGGTAAAAGAAATGTGAGACTAAGTTTGGAGATGAGACAATATTCGTTTGCAAGTCTTCGAGAGATATTTGAAGATTTGTATCATGAAGATTTTGCGGAGCTGAACAAGAGATTCAACGAAGCGGCTAAAAGACTTTTGCGTGCCAAAGCCGCGGACAGCATTGTTTTTGGTTTTAATATTTGTCTACAGAACAATATTTTTCTTACGGTTTGTAGATGTCTGTATGGTCTACCTACTGGTTGGTTTATTTACCCCTTTCAAGATGGAATGTTGGTTCACTTTCGATCTAATATGGTATCAAAAAAGTATTTAAATTATAAAATGTACAATGAAATGTTTTCATCTTTAGAAGAGTTTTCTGAAACATTTGGTCGATTTATTAATAACTATAATAATTATAAAACCGTTTTGAGTGTATATGGAAGCGATGAAAAGTTAAAGAGATACGTTTGTTCTTCTAAGTTATTTAAAAAATTTATACTGTTTACTATTACTAAAAAGCTTAATGTTCGTCAAATTACATGTGCTGAACAAAAAGTCAATAGAGTTATGTGATTTTAACAATAAACAATGATCGAACTCATTTTCCTCTTTTATTTATTACTGGTCAGTTTAAAATAGCCATGACACAACATGATGAAGTTAAGTGATGACGTATGTGTGCATGACTCAACTGACCAGAGTATATATATATCAAGGTTTTAATAACAAGAAGTTAGTCTGCACAGCTATGGATCTTAAAACACTGTTACTTTTTCAATGGAACACGCCTCCTACAAAAAACGTGCCTCGGCGTTACGAATATACGCCTTCACGAGTTTATTATTCGTTTGGAAAACACCACCGCATATACGACCACTGGTATTCGTGCGTAAAGAGCGTCTTTACACTTTCGCAAGAAACTCGTGACTTTTTACAAGTGTTTAATAATCGAGCCCAGAGAGACGACTGGTCTTATATTGAAGTGAGAAAGCTGCTTCGGGATGTTGACTATAAAGAAATTGAAGAGTGCTATTGTCTATGGGCGTATGTTACTAAAGACGGAATGCCCGGCTGCGAAAGGGTTATGGAAAAAATTATTGAAGATTGCGCCAGCGGTTTGGTGTTTGTCACCGATGAGTGTGTGACGCAGGAGACTGACAAATATTTGTGGTATTGAAATAAAATAAATTGGTTTTAAAAGTTAATTGTTTTATTCTTTAGATAATCTCACAACTTCTCTGGCGTTTTCCTTATACATTTTAAGGTAGTGGTTGCAACTATACAGATTCATAACATGACTAAATGCATTAAAGACATATTCAAATATTAGTATATCTTTACAACTTAACGTTTTATGATCAGTTTTTTTTGAAAAATATACAGACAAGTCCATGGCTTCTCTGGGATATTTTTTAAATTTATTACAATAGGTGTAGAAGAACTTAAAATAAAAATCGTGTTGTAAATTTTTTCTGTTCTCTCTGTCGCGCCGTTTCCCTCTGTCTCGGCTTATCATCCAATGTGATCCGGTAACGCGACAGATAACATATGGCCAGCATGTTTGTGGATTAATTTTAACATGTAACACTGTATCGCTTATTAATGTTTCGCTGACCGGAAACACAGGGGGTGTTGTAACGACTAAACTGTCTACATCTTCGTAATTAAAGAGACCTTTATCTAGCGCATCTTCATAATCAATAAAGTTTTTATCTAGCACATTTTTGTAATTTGTATAGTTTTTCTCCAGTACTTTAAATAGAGTGTAGGCCGTTGCAGGGTCGATCATATTTAGTGGAGATTTGTATCGCTGCCGACATTCGCCTTCGAGTAAAACTATTTCACCTTTGTGACAAGTCCAATTCTGATACTGAGCCGCAACTTCTTCGTACAGATTAGGTTTACCTATTTGGGTAATTAAATAGTTCCACGCGGCCCATTTGGCGCTTCTTTTTTTCAATTCATCTAAAAGCGGCCCGTTTTCTGGTGTGCGATACAAGTCGTCGTATATTGCCACAAGCTCGTTTCCAAAGGTGGATCGTAGAGGGTTTAAATCGCAATTTGGCCTTTCTATAGGGGCTACGAGAACTGAATACCACAAACAAATCTCAAGAGGTAATCGACAAGACAACACATTCTTGTGTGTTAAAGAAATGTTTGTTTTAAATCTTTTGCAAAAATTAAGAATTTCTTCCTTGACGGGCTTCTCGTAGTCGGTATTCATAAATTTGTGTTTGTACAACAAATACATAACTATAAAATTCCACAGAACCAAATTGCCGGGAACTCTGTTGTTCGGTCCAAAAATGGTAGAAAAAGCTCGGCAGTTGTTTTTCAATATATCTGTATTATCACAAGCCATCACAAACACCCCTTTGCACGCAACTCTGGTGTGTGGAGAGATTAATTCGTAATTGTTATTCCTCTCCTCTAATAAAGTGTATGTGCTGTAATTTATAAAATTATTTTCAAAAAGCGATATAACCCATTCTGGTTTCAACTTTAATGGATGACGTAAAACATCGGGATCGGTCACGATTGATTTTACTTTCTTCTTTTGCACAAGCAGACAGGGACGTGTAAATTTGTCTAACGTGATTGTATCTTCAAAATCGATCCACTCCGGACTTTCATAATCGTAGAAACTCAATTTCTCTTCGTGCTTGGGTAACTGTTTAAACAACAGATCCGAGTTTGTGTGATTGATTCCCAAGCCGTCAAACATTTTAAACAATTCGAGTCGCTTGTTGTGTATGTTTAAAATTAGACTTCTGCTGTTTTGAAAACGTTTAAAAAATTGGCTTCTTTCATCTTTTTGATAAAGCTTGGTTAATATTTCAATTTCTTCGGAAACACATTGCTCTTCAAGATCATTAAGAACAGACTGCAATTTTTTACGAAACTCTTCCACCTTTTCAGATCTGTAAGGTTCTTTTTTGATGGTTTGCAAGTTAAGAATGGTACTGACGGGAATCGAAGCGTTCAAAAGCTCTTCGTGTTTTAAATCGTCTATATTTTTTAAAGCTTCTGTGTAAAGTTGTTCGTTAACATAATAAGATACGTTGAGGCAATTGTTGAAAAAAACGTTGAGCCCTAAATTCATCAAGTTTTCGTCACCAATGTAATAAATTTTAACACTTTTAGGTGTAAATTTTCTCTCAGAAAGATAAACACGCACCATTTCAATGTCATTGTTCTTTATCTTCCCGTCCGTCGTAATTATAAGATCAAAGTTTTTCTCGAATTTCAAGTACGAAAATAAACACACCGGAGAACAGTTTCCTTCGATTTTTTTTGAAAATTCACTCTCCTCAGTCACTGCATCGTTCCAAAATACTAGCCCGTTTGGTTTGTACAAGTTGTAAATGTCTCTGCACTTTAGCCAATAACAATTATCGCTGTATACGGACCAACCGTTGTAGACACACATAATAACACGGTCCGAATTGAAAAGAAATTTTGTTACAATACCACCCATTGTGGTGCTTGTTTAACCGAATGACAACAAGCGTAACGTACATTTTTGCTTTTATACGCAAAGAAATGGGTGACGAATGATATCGTTGTATGTGTGTAGCCGTTTAGTTATATCAAACTGTAGCATCCTCTGAACAAAGTCATTGGCGATAGGAGATGCCGATTTAATCCTTGGTAATTTTCGTGACAGATATGGAAGAAGATTTTGAGGTTCGATGCCGTTCATAACATCGCTGTTGGTATCAAAGTCCTTTGTTTCATCTTCATTAATTTTGTAGGGATACCGCTTCGAAAGGATCTCGTAGGTCACCACACCCACCGCCCACCAATCGAACGATTCCTGGTTGACTTCTTCTTTTATTTTTTCCGGTGAAAAGTAAACACTTGTGCCGTCATAAAGAGAGGGTGTTCCTATGATGTGCGCCAAGCCGTAATCGGCCACGTAAATTCTATGCTTGTTCACACTATACAACAGGTTTTCCAATTTAATGTCGTTGTGTATGATTTTTTTCTTATGAAGTTCGTTGAGGGCATTTACAAGCTGTAGTATGATCTTTCGGCACTTGGTCTCATCGAATTTGTAACGACTGTTTTTAACCAAATCATACAAGTCTCCATCTTTAATGTAATCCATGACCCAAAATATGCTGTCGGGCAAAAAGACGGCCGTGTGTAGCGATATAAAATGAGAGTTACCTCTCATAATGTCGTGGACGTAGAGCTCTAAAAAATTGAATTTTTTTCTAGAAGCCGTCTTTTGTACGTACATTTGGTTTGTATCCTTTTTTTTTAATAAATAAATGTTCTCATAAGACTCATCGTCACTGTTTAATTTACCCACAACCTCCAAGTTTTCCAGATACTGCACCGATTTAGTTATGGATCTGTTGGGATTCATCAGGAGTAAAAATTTTGAGGCGAGCGCTAAAGAAGTAATAAATAGATTTAAATGGAACAGCAGTTTAAAACGTAAATTAGAACACACGTCTAACGATGGAAATATTGTATTGACCGTTAACGAGTTAGAAGAACTTCTCAGTACCTTATTGCAATTTATAGAAACGCCTAATATGCAAACTGTTCCTTCACCGTTACCACAGACAACAACAACAACAACAGCCCCGCCGCCACCTGTAGTTGTTTCGCGCCCGTCCCCGCTTATCGGCCAAACGGTAAACTTTAATTGTAATGGAGAAGAGGAGCGCATTACAAATACAAGGAGACCCAGTGATACGTTTAGTAGTAGAGCTTCAACATATAGCACTTTTGTAGACGACACATCTTCTATTCTTATGCCTCCACCTCCGCCGCCGCCGCCGCACCAAACGCTTCCCACTTACGGCGTACCAACCGTCGTTGAAGAAAAAACGGATAAGGAATCAAATGTTGTGGAAAATCCTTCTTTCTATTCTTCCTCTTTCGATTCCGACTCTTCGGTTGAGGACGTGCCGCTTTCCTCTAAGCTGCGGCAAGCTTTAGAGGAAAGAGAAAGGCAAAAGCAATTAGTTAAAGTAACTGATGCTGTTACCACCGATACAGAGGCTTAATATGCGGGTCCGGTAAACAGAGGTACGTCCGGAGCGAACTCTTTAATCTTAAACAGAAGAGAAACTTCAATCATAATTTCTTCAATTTCCGCGGAAGTGGTGCCCACGTATACGAGGGGCCTGTGGAAGTATGGCCATAGGTGCTCGTCAAAGAAGTTCTCAAAGTTGTCGTTGTATACTGACTGAAGACAAGTTAGAGGGTATGCGTAACCCTTCTTTGATAGATTAATACGTTCAATGTTATTGGGTCCTACGTAGTAAGGATCTTGCTGACGGATCACGTCGTGAGCGACGTAATCTGGATGGGCGCCGAGCGCGTATTGCATGGTGAATCTGTAACAACGGTTGGGTTGCATGGGGCGAAGCTGAAGCTCGAACCACAAATCCATAATCTCCTGATCTGTGGTGATGGGAAACTCTTCCGAGATAAAACGTGTCCAAGTTTCGCGAAGGAACTCTTTACCGCTCCAGTTGCAGATAAGTTTCATTGTGTCGGGCTGAACCCTACGAATCTCTTTAAACAGCGTGATGCGAACATTCTTTCCTGGTCCGCGGAAAGGGTCCTCGGTCACCATGTATTGATTAGCGAGATCTTTCAAAGGTGCATATTTAGCTTCCGATATACGCCTGTCCTTTTTGTGAATATCGTCAAGAACCGAACCTAAACTGTACAAGTGTTTGTTATCAATTACACAAGTAGTACCAGCATGACGGCTGTAACGGAGCGATTTGTTATATCCCAT